CGGTATCGTAGCAGTACCGCTGGTGCTACAGGACGAAGTGGGTTCGAACCCCACAGCCAGGTTCGTTAGTGTGTTTACATATGGTAAAGCGTTCAACCGGTTGCAAACGGAGTCCTGGTGGACAAGTCATCGTAGGTGCTAAAGGGGTTCGATTCCCTGACGCGGATGCCATATCAAAGTACGCTAGTATGCTATAGCGAATCGGGTCGCTCCTGTGGAAGTTATGGCGTATCACTGCCCTGGTTGGGCAAAGCCGGCGACTGCGGTTCAATTCCGTAGCGTACTTTGATATGGTAAACAGGAGTAATTAACCTGTCCATATTCGGAAGTCATGACTCCGAAGAACTCGTAGTGATGGAAATGGGTAGACATTCCTCCGTTATAGGAGGCGGGAGTTCCGCAAGGCCCCCATGCAGGTTCGATCCCTGCCTACAATGAGTTCCATATAGAAGTATTCTTGGCATAAGTCAAAGCGGGAGAAGAGACCCTAGTGGATGCATACGCAAAGGTTTCAGAGCTTGACTCCTCCTAGGCCTGCATTTGAGAGTGCTTCTATATGGTGCTATAGTTCAGTGGTAGAACACCTCCTTCATACGGAGACTGTCGGCGGTTCAAGTCCGTCTAGCACTACCAAATATTTTACCGTCCCACTTTAACTCATCCTTGACAAATGGTTTGAGGTCCTTGGTGGGAAATGACAGAGCAAAAGTTTGAACGCACGAATAACTTGCACTTTTAGGAAATGGTCCTTGTGCAACTGCGTATAGAGGAACAACTGCTTCGTCTTCGGTTATCATGCAGTATTTATGCCCTAGTAGCTCAGGGGTAGAGCGGCGTCTTGATAAGGCGTAGGTCCGTGGTTCGAAACCACGCTGGGGTACCACTTACTAAATAGTTTTATGGATTCCACATTCGAATATTTTTTTCAAGCAGAGCCATCTAAATCAATGCCCATGTACGCATTGTACGATGTTATGGACAAGCATTTTATGCTGCAATCAACTGACTACACAGTGTTGCACAAATTAATGATTGCCATGCGCTCTAAGACAAATTTAGAAATGGCAGTGCTTCCTTATAAAGCCGACATGTCTAATGCAAACATTGAAAAATTCTATATTAAGAATCTACATCCTAAATGGATGGGCGATCTGGTAAACTTTTATAAACAGCCTGATCCCGAAAAGCATCTTGCTAAATGGGCAATTGTAGACCCTGAGATGCAAATTGAGTTGACTCAAACACACTTTGATTCATACAAAACTGATTTACAGAAACAATTGTTCTTTTTTTACTATTGTTTGAGCTTTTTAAAGAAGCACCCATCCGACTTGGTAGAAAAACTAATCACTAACAGTATCTGGTATAGTAAGAACTATAGCGAGGTCGTTGATTGTCTACTAAACTCAGTAGCGATACACTCGCAGCAGGATAGGGCAATGTTCCACAAGTTCCTTACACAGACTGGACTATTTTATGAATAAAATGTTGTTCGTTGATCATGTGTTATTAGGAGTAGCTGATACTCAGCTTTATCGTAACGAAATTTACAAAGACTACATGTCCTTGTATCGAAGATTTCCTCCCCCTCCTGGAACCGAGTTTATGGTCCCGAGGAATATGCCATTGGGGATCAAGAATCCCTGGGGAATAACCGAAAGCAATTTTAAACTTCCTGAATATCGTCAAGTGTCATTTAATGATGCAGCTGATTCATTTGGGCAGTCTATTGTTGCGGAAATTGATCAGGGCAAGCAGGTATATATCTGCTGGTCTGGTGGAATTGATAGTACTTGTGCCGCAGTAAGTGTGCTTAAATTCTTACAGGACAGGCACACAGATCAAGTTACAATAGTAATGTCTGATCGCAGTATACAGGAAAATCCTCAGTTCTATGCACAGCATCTGCAGAAATTTAACAGACTAGAATTTAGTCCTTATATGTTTGCAGACATAGATATCAAGAACGCACTGGTGCTTGATGGCGAAGGTGGCGACCAAATGTTTGGTTCGAGCCTGGCTAATTTTGTGTTCTCGGCGCACCCGGATAAAATCCATGTTCCGTGGCGAACTCAGGTAAATTTTATTACCAAGTTGCTACGCAAGCCCTGGGACACTACACAGACATGGAATACATTTTATAACATGGTAGTGGACAGCATTGATTCGTCTGCTCCAGTTGAGACCCTGCAAGACTTTTTCTGGTGGTTGAACTTTAATTTCAAATTTGATGCAGTAATGACTAGAACGTTACTGTATTACGGAGAAGCAGTACCTGACTGTGATTTTGGGCATTTTGCTCAGCACTCAAGTCGGCGACTATTTGCAGATAAATTGATGCAGCAGTGGGCTATGTCGGCAGACTCTAACGAAAAGACTCAAGGCGGCAAAAATATCAAATTGCCAGCAAAAAAGTATATCTACGAGTTTGATAAAAATGAATACTACTACCGGGAAAAACGCAAAGAGTTAAGTACTCCGATGTTTAATCGCAAATACTTTGGACTTGACGCAGACTACCAGAGATATAGTCTTGACGACAGGGCTACTCGGCAGAAACTGCGAGAATTATTTTATCCCAATGCAACAGGAAAAATTCCCTTTGTTGAGGATATAAGTATTCCACACACTGAGCTTATTGCAAATTTTTGGAAAGCGGTCCCGAACACAAAGATGTAATAGTTAACCAATTACATCTTTAAATAGTTCGACTGTTTTGGCCATTGTTATTCTCTTGCCGGATTCTTGCATTAATACAATACTCAAACACCACCGCGGGGTTAGAGGGTTTATGATGTTATGAGGTACGCCAACTTGAACTATACTTGGAAACTTAACAGATTGCCGGTGAACTTCGGTAACTTCGGAGTGGTTAAATCCAACATAGCGTGTGCCAATTGTTGAAGCCGCTGCGGTTTTTACAACACCGGGATTGGCAGAGTACCAACACATGCAGCTTTGGTCGCCGCCCCATATAAAGTTAAGTTTGGTATAGTTGCCCCCGGCATTGTCAATGTGGATGGGAATTACGCCGCCTGGGCTGGTGTAAAAAAGCTCAGCCAGACCAATTTTTACACCATGCTGCATAAGGAATTGAACTAACTCAGGATGTAGGTCGCCTAGCGGAATGCGTTGGTGCCATATAGTTTTGTAGGTATTAACATCCTTTATCAGTGGTGTTAACTTTACGTTTAAATCTACACAATAATCATTCATAAAGTAGTTGACACATAAAGAAATATGCCATACAATAGATACTTAGTTAGAAATTAACTAGGAGCTATAAAAGCAGTTGACACATAAAGAAATCATTGCTATAATAGCTACATGTTAAGAAATTAACAAACGTTCTTTAAAAATTTGTTTTGAATCAAAATAAATTTCTAAATAACTGTTGACAGCAAATGAAATGTTTGCTACAATAGAAGCTTAGTTAGACATTGTGCTAACTGACAAAGTTCTTTAAAACTGATAACGTATAAGAAGTTCTTATACACATACACACAAATGCTTAGGCCAGGCAGATGTAGCGGATTACAGCCCGATAGCTTTCGGGTAGGCAGGTTCAATTCCTGTGAGTGCGTTTAGATATGGTTATTATGGGTTTGTAGTTTAGCGGCTAAAACATCACGCTTTTAACGTGTAAGACCGTGAGTTCGAATCTCACCAGACCCACCAAGTTTTAGAATCCATTCAGCAATAAAAAAATACTTCGTCTATAGTAAAAAAGCGGATTCTGTTGTTATTATGCCCCCTTACTCCAATTGGTAGAGAGAGCGGTCTTAGAAGCCGTAAAGTCTCAGTTCGAATCTGAGAGAGGGCACCAAATCTCGCCTTGATTGATGGCGTACAATGAGATAAATTATCAATCGACTGGTCTTAAAGTGTTCATGGACGCACGTAGCACTGTCACTGCTAAAGAAGGGGATCGTTACCCCTTAAGACCGCCAAGATTTTATCCGGTTAGCTCAAAGGTAGAGCACTGGCTTGATAAGCCATAGACAGAGGATCGTTACCTCTACCGGATACCAGTTTAGAATAGGTTCAGCAAAAATTTACACATGCGAATGGTTCGCAATTTTCATTCAAAGAAAACTTTGTGGGTTCAATTCCCACTGTAAAAAAACTATTCTGCTATATAATGGAGATGCCGCCGTAATGGTATGGCAAGGGACTGTAAATCCCCCGCTCTTCGGAGCTAATAGGTTCGATCCCTATCATCTCCACCAATTTGGGCTGTTAGTGATAATGGTAGCACAGGGCGTTTGCAACGCTTTAGCAGGAGTTCGATTCTCCTACGGTCCACCAAGTTTTTGCCCCATTAGTTAAATGGTAGAACATCGGTTTTGTAATCCGAGGATAGCAGTTCGATTCTGTTATGGGGCACCAAGTTTAGTAGAATGTATGGGTTGACCACAACGCCACGTGCCAAGGTAAGACATTCGAAGTGTAAGTAGCAGGTTTGGTCATGCTTACACACTAATTAGTTATGCGGGATTAGTTTAATGGTAAAACTACAGATTTCCAATCTGTTGTTGAGAGTTCGATTCTCTCATCCCGCTCCAGTTATGCGTTGAAGTATGAACTGCACGAAGTACCCCTTCGTGATGCCTGTAGAAATCAGGCTCGACGCTCCAGTTATCTCGGATTAGTTTAGTGGTAAAACTCGTGGTTTGGGACCATGGGTCGGAAGTTCGATTCTTCCATCCGAGACCAGTTTTAGAATCCATTCAGCAAAACAAAACATTTCAAAACTTTTATCTTTGAAAAGAAAAACGGATTCTGCTATTTTGAATATTCATTTTTACTAAATAAAAGTATAACAACTTCAGTTAATCGAAAATGAATAAATGCAATTATCACCTATGTAACAATGAGACTAAAACAAAGTTCTGTTGTGTTAAGTGTAAAAATAAATTTCACGTTATCAAACGTAGAAATGTCTTAAAAGAAGAAGCCATCAAATATAAAGGTGGTAAATGCGAAGTCTGTGGATATGATAAATGTGGTTCTGCTTTAGAATTTCATCATAAAGATCCTACAGAAAAAGATTTCGGTATCTCACAGGACGGTAATACTAGACCTTGGGAAACAGTGAAATCTGAATTAGATAAATGTATCATGTTGTGTGCAAATTGTCATAGAGAAGAACATGAGAGATTGAGAAATATTCCCTAATAGCTCAGTGGTAGAGCAAAGCACTGTTAATGCTTGGGTCGGAGGTTCGAGCCCTCCTTGGGGAGCCAATTATTGTGGTAGAGCAAGCATGGTGTAGGCGCTTCGCTGTTAACGAAGAATGAGCTAGGTTCGATCCCTAGTACCACAGCCAGTTAAGAATCGGTTCAGCAAACATATAGCTAACTTTGGATGTCTAGCGACAAAAACGATTCTGTTATATAATGGTTCAGTAGCATAGCGACTAATGCAACACCTTCATACGGTGTCTATCGTGAGTTTGAGTCTCACCTGAACTACCAATTAATCCGTCTGTAGCACAACTGAATAATGTCCTGGTCTACGAAGCCATGGGGTGGGGGTTTGAATCCCTCCGGACGGACCAACTAATAATCACTTACTATGAATTACATAAAAGAAATATTTGATCCAGTAAATGAGCAACATGCAAAAGACATTTGTTTATCTCCTGATAGAAATGATCCTAAGAAGTTTCAAAAAGAAACTGATTTTCTGATTAAGTTTTTACATGACAATGGTTATGCTACACCAGAAAAAGATATTGCTGATTTTGGTTGTGGTGTTGGACGTGTAAGTAAGCAACTGATTGAACAGTTAAAATGTAAGGTTGTTGGGTTTGATATCTCTAAGAAGATGATACATACAGCAATCAATTATATCGAGAATGATGATTTCGACTTTTACCATTATGGTGTGAGTGTCGAAAACAAATGCAAAATTAAATTTGATACAGTAATCGCTTCTTTGGTTCTCCAGCATAGCGAACACCCTATATACGATATCAATTTTATCGACAGTATTATGAAACCTAATGGTGTATTAGTATTAGTCAATGAGAAGGAGCGTTATGTTCCTACTGAGATTGTAGATGGTGCCGTAAAATGGCATGATGATGGTATTGTTATAGTAGATGAAGTGTCGAAGGTATTTGACCTAGTCGGTGAATACAACTACTATACAAGACCTGATAAATGTTTAACAGTTTGGAGAAAAAGATGAGTGATGGTGGAAAAGGTTCTAGTCCTCGACCATTTAGTATTTCACAGCAGGAGTATGACAATCGCTGGGACAATATTTTTAGTCGTGACTTGAAAGATGAGAAAGAAGATAAAGTGACACGTAACAATGAGGAAACTCAAGAGGTGTTAAATCAGAATAAATGAGTCGGTAGTTCCAATTGGCAGAACGGCGGATTCCAAATCCGTTAGTTGGGGGTTCGAGTCCCTCCCGGCTCGCCATAATTAGAAAGGTGATTGATATGAGTAAATTCGACATTCAAGAAGTTAAGCAGTTCATTTTGGATCAAGGTCCAGATACACGTGTTTATCTTGGTGCTGACTCTGAGCGAATCAGAGTAAACGGTGTATGGTATGCCGACTATGCACTTGCTGTCGTTGTTCATATCGACGGCCGCCACGGTTGTAAAATCTTCGGATATGTTCACCGTGAAATTGATTATGACCACAAGAAAAGTAAACCTGCTATGCGTCTGATGACAGAAGTATACAAGGTTTCAGAATTGTTCCACGAAATGCAAGATGTATTGGAAGACCGTCATGTTGAAGTCCACCTAGACTTGAACAAAAACGAAATTCATGGTTCTTCATGTGTGGTACAGCAAGCGATTGGCTATATAAAGGGCACATGTAACATGACCCCAATGGTCAAGCCAAATGCACCGGCTGCTTCTTTCTGTGCAGACAGATTGAAACGTATTCTTGCAGAACAAGAATTGTTGGCAGCGTAAAGAGTTTGTTCGAACTAGCAGGAGTGCTTCCGTTCTCGTCCTGCGAATATAAAAAATATAACGGAGCCATGCGGGTATGATGTAAAGGTAGCCTGTGACCTTGCCAAGGTTAGTGTGGGAGTTCGATTCTCCCTACCCGCTCCACATTTTATGAAAGTTTTAGTATGACGTATATTCCATTGAACGGCAACGTAATCGTTGAACGTGTTGCACCAGTTAAAGTATCTTCTGGTGGTATCATCTTGCAATCATCCGTTGAACCTGATAAAGCAAAAGTTATTGCTACTGCATCAGATGAAGTTAAGATTGATGACTTGCTATTGATTAATTGGAATAAGTGTGCTAAGATTGGTGAAGACACCTTCCGTATTCATATTACGGACTGCATTGCTGTCTTCACAGAATAATGCCTTGTTAACTCAGCGGTAGAGTGTCTCCCTTACAAGGAGAAGGTCGGCGGTTCGATCCCGTCACAAGGTACCAACATGCTCTTATAGTACAGTGACAGTACATACCCTTGGTACGGGTAGGACCTGAGTTTGATTCTCGGTAAGAGCACCAAGATTTCTTAGTGTTGGCCATCGCCAAGTGGTAAGGCCGAAGGTTGTGATTCTTCTATGCGTGGGTTCGATCCCCACTGGTCAACCCTAAGAAATTTTAATGCCTTTGTAGCTCAGGTGGTAGAGCAGTAGACTGAAAATCTATGTGTCGGCGGTTCGACTCCGTCCAAAGGCACCATATATAAACTCTCTGAGTGACTACACTGGAGTACATCAAGTAAGAGCAAAGTCGACCACGCTCCGAACGTTGCCAGGAAGTAGGGTCACCGTGGATTCAAGTACCGCAGAGAGTTTTTATATGGGCAGTAAACTTTGACGATGAAGTCCGGCCTCTTAAGCCGAGAGAAGACAGTTTGAATCTGTCACCGCCCACCAATTTTGGGAACGTGATGTAATGGTAGCATAGCATAGCAAAAAGTCAATTCTGTAAAGAATTGTTTCCGCAACACCTATAGCTCTAACTCTGTAAAAGTTCTTGTGCGTGGTTCGAATCCCGCCGTTCCCACCAATTTTAGGATGACTACAGCAAACAATTTTTAAGGTTCGATTCCTTATTTTGCCACCAAAACTCGGCAGAGTCGCTCATCGGGAGCACCAAATCATCCTGCTATTCAATGCCCTCGTAGCCCAATTGGTAGAGGCAGCAGTTTCAAACACTGTACAGTGTGAGTTCGAATCTCACCGTGGGCACCATCGGAGATATAAATGAAATCACCAGTACAACGTGGAGTTCCAGGTAATGTAAAAATGCGTGGAAGAAAAACAAAACTAATGTCTTGCTTATGTTGCGAAATGATTAATTTCAAATGGTCTGAACGTTGGAAAGAAGCAAAGAAAGAAATTTCTGGTAACAATACAAAAGAGTATTGACATATTACACTTAATTTGATACAATTGCGTCATCGTGATTGTTAAAGAGTTTTAGAATAGGTTCAGCAAAACATGTTTAACGGGTAGCAATACCCGCTACGAATCGCTGATATCTTTTTCCAATAGCTGGAGCCTGTATGGGCTTTGAAGGTTATTCGAATGCCTAACGGCAAGGATATCAGATAAGTGAGTTTCGATTTCTCACTGACAGAAACAAAAAGAAGAAAACTATTCTGCTGATTGTAGGTTAACTTGAGGAGTTTAATGAATATCATCACTAACAAGACACCATTCGAATATATTGTAATTGATGATATGTATTCGGAAGATGAACTCAAATTAATTTGGCGTGAAATTGATTTCTTGACACCTAAGATGAAAACACCTGCTCAAACAGGTTCAGCTATTGATGCATCAAACAACAGTTACAAAAAGAATGCTAATGGATTATTTTTGGATGCTGTATATTCGGATCGTAGTGTGTCAGATTTACTGACATTGAACCGAAAATTGTTTGATGAAGAAATTATCAATGAAGGTAAGAAATTACATCCAATTTTTGGATTCATGGATTTTTGTAACAGTGATACGACATTGTTAAATCATTATACGAATGGTGGCTATTATGCACCACATAGAGATGTAGCAGTGTTATCTTCGGTAACATTCTTTATTGATGATGTGGGATTTACTGGAGGCCAATTCGAATTTACTGATTATAATGTTCAGATTGAACAGAAGAATAATAGAACTGTACTTTTTCCAAGTACCGTGAGACACTCTGTAACACAAGTTCAGGTCCCACATAATGGAAAAGGTCGCTATTCGATGGCACAATTTTTGATGATGAAATAAAAGAATATAACTATTCTGTGGATTTTTAGGTTAAGTTCAGCAAATAAAAAGCATTCAACTTGTAATTGAAAACGCAAAAATTAACCTGTTGTTTTAAAAGGAGTATATTATGACAACATTTGTAGAAGCCGTGAAGAACCAAGAAGCCCGTACCACTAACGGTATGAAGGCACGTAAGTCGACCGCTAACGCTGTGGTTGATTTGTATTACAATGCGGGTGCATCCCGTGGTAAAAACATTCTGCCAGCATTTACTGCTGCTTATGTTGAAAACAAAGAGTTGGCACTCCGTGTTGCCGCATGGCTACGTGACGCACGTGGTGGTGCTGGTGAACGCAAGTTGTTCCGTGATATTCTAGTACACCTAGAAAATACCGATCCAGATGCCGCTTTGGCATTGCTGGCAAAAGTACCTGAACTTGGCCGTTGGGACGATATCTTCGTCTTCAAGACCAAGTTTATGAAAGATGCTGCATACACACTATTGGGTGACGCTCTGCGTGAACGCAATGGTTTGGCAGCTAAGTGGACTCCTCGCCAAGGTCCAGTTGCGGCAGAAATCCGTACATTCTTCGGAATGTCACCAAAGTTCTACCGTAAGTCTTTGGTCAATATGACCAATGTTGTTGAAACACAAATGTGTGCGAAGGATTGGAACTCAATCAACTTCTCTCACGTTCCATCTGTTGCAGCAGCACGTTACAAGAAGGCATTTAACCGTAACACAACAGCATACGCAACATATGTTGCAGCACTTGTAAAAGGTGATGTTGCTGGTGTTAAAGTGAATGCTGGCGCAGTTTACCCATATGATGTATTGAAGGGTCGTATCGGCTCTTACCGTACATCATACGATAAGACTGAAATGGACTTGATCCAAAAGCAATGGGAAGCACTACCAAACTTCGTTGGTGATGCAAGCATCCTACCATTGGTTGACACCTCTGGTTCTATGACTTGCCCAGCAGGTGGTTACCAATCCAAGTCAGGCTTGTCCTGCATGGAAGTTGCAGTCTCATTGGGATTGTACTTGGCTGATAAGAACAAGGGTGCGTTCAAGGACACATTCTTGACCTTCTCATCTAAGCCTCGTCTGTTGCACTTGAAGGGCAATATCAACGAGAAGATTGCTCAAATGTGTACCGGTGAAGTTGCTAATACCAACCTCAACGCCGCATTGGATAAGATTCTTGAAGTGGCAGTACAGCACAAAGTAGCTCAAGCAGATATGCCAGCTATGTTGTTGATCCTGTCAGATATGCAATTTGATGGTGCTGTTGGTGGTCGTGATGACTCTGCAATGGAAATGATTGCACGTAAGTACAATGCAGCGGGTTACACCGTTCCAAAGGTGACTTACTGGAACTTGAACGCTGCTTATGGCAACGCTCCAGTGAAGTTTGACACACATGGTACTGCATTGGTGTCTGGGTTCTCGCCAGCCGTGGTTAAGCCATTGCTTGCTGCTGACCTAGAAGTCTTCACACCAGAATCTGTGATGATGAAAACCATCATGGATGACCGTTACAAAGTCTTGTAACGCCTATGAGGATTCGAAAGAGTCCTCATTTTAGAATACATTAATTTGGTGCTAATAAACGAGATAACACCATTTGTGACAAGAAGTTGCTGTCAAAGACGATAAATTCCTTCTCAGGATTTGCAACAGTCGGATAATGTATTCTAAAATGAATGCGGGTATGATGAAATTGGTAGTACATAGGAGACTTAAAATCTCCCGCTTCGGCGTCCCGGTTCGAGTCCGGGTGCCCGCACCAGATGATGCCTTGGTAGCTTAATGGTAAAGCAGGGAACTCATAATTCCTTGAGTGGGAGTTCAATTCTCTCCCAAGGCACCATATAAATAATTATTGCGGATTAGTGAAACGGTATCACAAAGGACTCATAATCCTTAATTCCTTGTTCGAATCTTGGGTCCGCAACCAATTAAAACCAGAGCCACAGTCCTTGTGATAGTAGGAATGAACCAATTCCACCAACAACGACAGATGCCCAAAACATTGGCATCGACACGGCTAAGATAGATGCAGACAGCAATACAATACTTAATTGGAATGCTGTACCAGCAAATGTCAACCACGGAGTATGCTTCTTAGCAGCATCACGGTCAGCTTCAAGTTTGTGAGCCTTGGCCATCAACTCCTTCTTACCCTCACCCTTTGCAGGATCAGATTCATAGCGGTCAATCTTCGCTTGCAACTGTTCCACACGCTTCTTATCTCCACGCACATACGCATCGTCCTGTTGACCTTCTGCAATAGATTGTTTGATAGACTTCGCCTGATAGAAGTTCCAAGTATCATTTGCCTTTATGGTATTTGTGAGAATAGATGAACTAAACCCATTACCGATATAGGTATTAACGGCAAGCAAAGCAGCAACCACAGTGATGACCCATCCCGCTTTGTCTTTGATTTGTGCTTCTCTTTCGCTTCTACTAAGAGGCTTTTTAATTTCTTCTGTCATAATTCACTCCTTTATTTACGTATTTATTTGACGAATACCAGAACTTTCGCTATACCTACGATGACACCAATAATCAGCAACAAAATTATTGCACTGAAAGTCATAACTAAACCTGCCGCAAGTATTACACTATATTCTAGTAATTTATCCCATTTCTTTTTTAATGTTGGCATTATCTTCCTGTCCAAACCTTTGGAGCAGCCTCTATTCTTCGTTGTTCTTCCGTTTTGGGTATCCAACCGTAACCTAATTGTGGATACTTACTGATTCTATCTTCTACTACCATAGCAAAAAACATTCCAATAGAACTACAAAATAACAAAGCACCGATACCTATGGCCATTTCTGTTCTCAATTTCACGAGGCGTTTCTTCTTGCGTAATTTTTCAGCATGGTCACTTCTCATCTTTTTGGAGATAAGAACTCGTTGTGTTTCACCCATGTGTTTCATCATGGCTTCTACTTCTGTATACAGAGCACCTAATTCAGGTGGTGACTGATACACCATAAGTTCACGTAGGTCGACCGACATTTGTTCAAGTTGCTTACGCATCAATACACGTTGCAACGCACGTTTACCCAAAGATGCTTCACCAGTATAAACTTCATTTTCTGCTCGGCGTTCTTCCTCTTCCATGATAGCCAAGCACTTGTAGAAGTTGTCGTAGTAAGCACCTAGATGTTCACCAATTTCACGGTAAATACCTTCATGCTCACCTGTGTTTGCTTTCTTGTTAAGCTCGACAACCTTATTCTTTTCTTGAATGAACTGGTTACGTTGTTCTACTGTGGCTGGTTTTTCTGGTGGATGAAGCTTTTTAAACTGGTCGTCGAGATCCTTGAGTACGTCCTTGACCTCACCGGCCGCACCCTTGATATCCTTATAGAGCTTGCATCCCGCTTTGACGGCAGACACCGCACCATTGGCTAAAGCAAATAGCGTTAACGGATCCATTAAAGACCTCGGGGAGTGTGTGGTTTCGTCGAATCAGTGACGTATGATATAGCCATAACAAAAAGTACCACCACAGGTGACTTTTTGAGCATTTTGTATTCCAGTATTGATATAGGTCAATGTTTAGTATTTAGGTATTGACACATATATAAAACTCGTGTATAATAACAAAATCTATTTCTAGGAGAAAATATGTCGATTTTAGGTATGAAATTAGCAACTGGTGAAGAAATCATTGCTGATGTAACAAATTCTGGCGATAACCGCTTCAAATTAACAAATTCTGTGAAGATTAATCTGATTCCCTCCACAGTCCCCAATGCACCACCATCCCTAGGTTTCGTACCATTCCCAGAGTATGCCGAAGAAGAAGGTCGTACTTTGGTTATCGAACCGTTGCATGTTGTGTATCATTACACACCAGAAGCTAACCTGATTGCTAACTATCAAAAGATGGTCGCTGGTGAAACTTCTTCTGCAACCTCTCAACTCATCATGGGCTAAATGAACAATAAATTTTATACGAACGTACAAGCTGTCGGTAACAATATTCTTTATCGAGGTATTGTTGACGGTAAGCGAGTGAAGGCTAAGATTCCATATCAACCCTCACTGTTTGAAACTTCCAAGGTCGCAACAGAGTTTAAATCTCTGACCGGTGAATACCTACGTGAAATGCAATTCGATAAGATGAGTGATGCTCGTGCATACTCTCGTCAGTTCGAAGGTGTGTCTGGTAAAACCATCTATGGTAACACACGTTTCGAATACACTTATATTGCTGGCCAACACAAACGAATGATTGATTGGGACTTCACGCAAGTCTCGATTGGTATCATTGATATTGAGGTTGGTTCAGAGAACGGCTTCCCTGATCCATACAAAGCTGAACAACCAGTGACTGCGATTGCTCTCAAGTATATCGGCGGTCATATGTTCGTTTTCGGTTGCGGTGACTATGTGACCAAAGGTAAAGAACGTTACATGAAGTGTAATGATGAAGCACATCTACTCAAGATGTTCCTCAAACTATGGAATGAAAAGTGTCCTGATGCCTTGACTGGCTGGAACACCAAGTTCTTCGACGTACCATATCTTGTTAACCGTATTCGTAAGATTCTCGGTGAAGATGAAGTCAAGAAGTTGTCACCATGGGGCATGATTAAAGAACGTAAGACTCACGTAATGAACCGTGAGCAGATTGTGTATGAACTCGTCGGTGTTGGTGACTTAGATTACCTTGAACTGTACAAGTGGTATTCACCTAACGGTAAGTCACAAGAATCATACAAGCTGGACAACATTGCAAACGTCGAACTCGGTAAGAAGAAGTTGTCTTATGATGACTACGATAACTTGCATGATTTGTACAAGCGTAACTTCCAACTCTTTATTGAATACAACATCGTTGACGTTGAATTGATTGAAGAAATGGATGACAAGTTGAAGTTGCTTGAATTGGCACTTACCTTGGCTTATGATACGAAGACAAACTATGATGACGTATTCGCACAGACACGTATGTGGGATGCACTGACTTATAACTACTTGATGAACCAGAACATCATTGTTCCACCAAAAGTCATTCAAGAGAAGTCTGATGCTTTCGAAGGTGCTTATGTGAAAGAACCACAAGTTGGTCTACACAACTGGGTTGCATCATTTGACTTGAACTCATTGTATCCTCACTTGATGATGCAGTACAACATTTCACCAGAAACACTGATTGAACCTAGAAACTACACAGATAAGATGCGTAGTGTTCTTTCCCAAGGTGTCTCTGTCGAAAGCATGTTGAACAAGAGAGTTGATTTAGATGGACTCGAAGATGTGACATTGACTCCTAATGGTCAATTCTTCCGTACTGATGTGCAAGGCTTCTTACCTAAGATGATGGTCGAAATGTATGAAGACCGTAAGAAGTTCAAGAAGATGATGTTGCAAGCACAACAAGAGTATGAAGATGAGAAAGATGAATCGAAGAAATATGAAATTGAAAAGCGTGTTGCTCGATTTAATAATCTGCAACTGGCGAAGAAGGTTTCACTCAATAGTGCTTACGGTGCTCTTGGTAGCCAGTATTTTAGGTTTTATGACCTACGAATGGCTCTTGGTGTTACTACTGCTGGTCAGTTGTCTATCAGGTGGATTGAAGCAAAGATTAACCAATGGATGAACAAAGTTCTCGGTGGTGAAAATACTGACTATGTTATTGCATCTGACACCGATTCAATCTATCTTCGCATGGGTGAGTTGGTCGACAAGTTTATCAAAGACCAAACTGATAAGCAGAAGGTCATTGCTTTGATGGATCAAATCTGTAAAGATAAGATTGAGCCACATATCAATAAGTCTTACCAAGAACTTGCCGACTATGTACATGCTTATGCACAGAAGATGCAGATGAAGCGAGAAGGTCTTTCTGACAAAGGTGTTTGGACTGCCAAGAAGCGTTATATTCTAAACGTATATAACAACGAAGGTGTACAGTATGCTGAACCCCACATGAAGGTCATGGGTCTAGAAATGATTAAGTCATCTACACCATCGGCTATCCGTGAGAGAATGAAAGCAACAGTTCAGTTGATGATGACTGGTACAGAAACAGAAGTCCAAGACTACATCGCTAACTTTCGTGCTGAGTTCAAGAAGTTGCCACCAGAAGATATCTCGTTCCCACGTGGTGTCAATGGTATCAGAGAATATGGTAACAAGACACACATTTACATCAAGGGTACTCCAATCCATGTAAAAGGTGCTCTACTATATAATAACTATCTACAAGAAAAAGGTTTGACGAACAAGTATCCTGTTATACAGGATGGTGAAAAGATTAAGTTCTCTTACCTCAAACGACCAAACCCACTTAAAGACACAGTTATTTCTTTCCCTGGCAGATTGCCACCAGAATTCGAAATCAATGGTTATATTGACTATGATATGCAATTTGATAAAGCATTCTTGGAACCAATCAAAAACATCTTGGATTGCATGAACTGGAGCACTGAAAAAGTAAACACTCTTTTCGACTAAAATGTTCAAACTACTAACCTATCTTACCGCATTAGCCCTCTCAGGTATTGCGGAATACTTCTCAATTATTGGTCTAGCAACCATCTTTCCAGGTGCCTTCTGGCCTGTGGTGATTATGGGTTCAACACTTGGTGTAGCGAAACTTGTCACTGCATCTTGGTTGAAAATAAATTGGCATCATGCACCTAGATTGTTGAAGTATTACCTGACAACTGCTGTCTTGGTTCTGATGCTGATTACCTCTATGGGTATCTTTGGCTTCCTTTCTAAAGCACACATTGATTCTACGATTGATTCGGGAATGAATACATCAGAACTGAAAACTCTGACGATGCAGGAAAAGATTGCCAAAGATAGATTGGAATACTTACTTGCAAGAGCAAAGGATCCATCGACCGCATCGAACAGGTTGGATAAACAAATACAAGAGACACAGAAAGAGTTGCGTGATATCTCACAGAAGAAACTTCCATTACTGAGGGAAGAAACCAAATTGGTTGCTGAGATTGGTCCAATTAAATATGTGGCCGAACTAATTTATGATGAGAGTGATGACAGTGTAGCCAAAGCGGTTAGACTGGTGATTATGATTATTATGTTTGCCTTTGACCCATTGGCTGTGCTATTATTGATAGCAGCAAACTTAACACCGCAAAAGAAAGTTGTGGTTGTAGAAGAAAAAGTCTATGTGCCAGAAGCAGACGTAGTAGAAATAACTAAAGAAAACTTATATGAAGTGGAAGAGGATACTCACCACGTGGACACGAAGCGACATTAACATACGGAGAATATATGAGCATTTTGGATAAAATTAAGAAAAACAGTAGCATCAAAGAATCGGCCATCTTGGCCAAATCGAAGTTCTTTACAAATAAGGATATGATTCCAACATCAATTCCTATCATTAACGTAGCACTGTCTGGTAAATTGACCGGTGGATTGACACCGGGTCTTACAATGTGGGCAGGCCCATCAAAACACTTTAAGACAGCATTCTCTTTGTTGATGGCAAAGTCCTATTTGGACAAGTATCCAGAAGCAGCATTGTTGTTCTATGATTCTGAGTTTGGTACACCACAATCATACTTCGATTCGTTTGGTATTGATACTGAACGAGTACTTCACACTCCCATCACGGATATCGAACAGCTAAAGTTTGACGTTATGCAACAACTTGCACAGTTGGAACGTACTGACAAACTCATTATCATTATCGACTCTATCGGTAACTTGGCTTCCAAGAAGGAAGTTGATGATGCACTTGAAGGCAAATCAGTTGCTGATATGTCACGTGCTAAACAAATCAAGTCTTTGTTCCGTATGGTAACACCACATTTGGCTATCAAAGATATTCCTATGATTGTTGTTAACCACACATACAAGACAATGGAAATGTATGCTAAAGATGTGGTTGGCGGCGGCACAGGTTCTTACTACTCAGCCGATAACATTTTCATCTTGGGTCGCCAGCAAGAAAAAGAAGGTACAGAAGTTACCGGTTACAATTTTATTATCAACGTTGAGAAGTCTCGCTATGTTCGTGAAAAGTCTAAAATTCCTGTCACAGTTTTGCATGATGGTGGCATTAACAAGTGGTCTGGTCTACTTGCTGTTGCACTCGAATCAGGACACGTTATCAAGCCTAGCAATGGTTGGTATTCAAAAGTAGATATCGAAACTGGTGAAGTTGAAGAAAAGAAGTATCGTGAAAAAGATACTGACACTAAAGACTTCTGGATTCCAATTCTGAAGCAACAAAGCTTTAACGATTTCATTGAGAACAAATACTGTGTAGCTCACGGGGATATCATGCAAGAGGAGATTGACGATGAGACAGTTGAGTGAAGGTAAAGAATGGGAATATATTATTCCCGATGACAAAGGCACCACAATCCACCTAAAACTCCTAGGTGGAGACTATGCTGATACTGTATATCAATATGGCAAAGTTAAGTTTGATGAGTCTGAAAATGGTGACGTTTATCTACAATTCGTGTATAATATCATAGAGACACCTTTGAACACTAAAGAACTTGAAGCCAGCCAGGACTTTAAGAACTATATCGGTGACATTCTCGTTAACATTATGAGTAAGAATATTGAAGAAGGAAATATTGATGAGATTGGAACAGACTATTCTGAGGAATCTGATAAAGAATGAAGATTATCTACGTAAGGTCCTCCCCTTTATCAAGGAAGAGTATTTCACGGACCGCACTGACAGAACAATCTTCTCCGAGATTGTCTCTTTCGCAGACAAATACAATGGCCCTCCAACGGTTGAAGCTATTAACATTGCGATTGGAGAGAAACGGAATCTTACATCGGAAGAACTCGCTAGTTGTTTTGAATCAACTAAAGAGATTGCATTGCCCTCAGATGAACTCCCAAAGATTGAGTGGCTCGTCGACAAGACCGAAAAGTTTTGCCAAGAGAAAGCTATCTACAATGCTGTATTGGGTTCCATTTCGATTCTAGATGGTAAAGACCCGACTAACGACAAGGGTTCTATTCCCAAGTTGTTGTCTGATGCCTTGGCAATCTCTTTCGATAGTTCTGTTGGTCACGATTACTTAGAAGACTTTGCAGAACGGTTCGACTTCTACCATCGTGTCGAAGAACGCATTCCGTTTGACCTTGACTACTTCAACAAAATCACTAAAGGTGGTTTACCCAAGAAGACATTGAACATTGCACTTGCTGGTACAGGTGTCGGTAAGTCCCTGTTCATGTGTCACGTTGCCGCTGGTTGTATGTCCCAAGGCAAGAATGTCTTGTACATCACAATGGAAATGGCAGAAGAAAAGATTGCTGAACGTATTGATGCTAACTTGTTGAATGTGGCCGTCGATGATTTGGCTTCACTGTCTCGTGATATGTATGACAAGAAAGTTAACCGTATCAAAGAAATGACTACAGGTAAATTGATTGTCAAAGAATATCCAACAGCATCAGCATCTGCAACACATTTCAGGACATTGTTAAATGAACTCAACCTTAAAAAGAACTTTGTACCTGATATTATTTTTATTGATTATCTCAACATCTGTTGTTCTTCTCGTATCAAAGCCGGAGCCAACGTCAATTCCTACACATATGTCAAGGCAATTGCCGAAGAATTGCGAGGTCTTGCAGTTGAAGCAGGAGTACCAATTGTATCTGCTACTCAAACAACAAGAAGTGGTTTTACAAGTTCCGACCCAGGACTCGAAGACACCAGTGAATCTTTTGGTTTGCCTGCGACCGCTGACTTGATGTTTGCACTCATTTCTTCCGAAGAACTCGAAGCAATGGGCCAGATTATGGTGAAACAGTTGAAGAATCGTTATTCTGATCCTACACACCACAAACGATTCGTCTTGGGTGTTGACCGTTCTAAGATGAAACTGTATGATGTTGAACAAGATGCACAAGTCGGTATTTCGGATGCTGGAAGCGGCTATGCACAGAAAGCACCACAACAATTCCAAAAGCCAACTGAGTTTGGCCAGAAGAAGAAAGATTTCGGAGGGTTTAAAGTATAATGGACATTAAAAGCATTTTAGGTGAGTATGACTCGGCAGATGACTTTGGCTTCTCAGCCATTTCAGAGGCAGATTATAACTCGAAACTGAAGCAAGCAGTATCTCAAGCAGAATATGATGCATCTTCACTTACTGCGGATGAATACCAAAAACGTTTATCTGATGTTGAAAAGTTGATTATCCCCTTCCTGTCACAGATGTTGAAGACTGCGGATAAAGAATACATCTATTGGCCAAATCGTAAGCCAATCATTGAAGCGCAGATTGAAAAGATTTTGAAGTTGACACGGAGATAAAATGAAACCATTAGTAACAATCATCACACCAACGACCGGTAATAAACAGCTATATCGTGCTGTCTTGTCGGTCGAAGAACAAACGTATGATAACATTCAACATTTGGTTGTGATTGATGGACCAGACGGTGCTCGTTCCGCACACGAAATCTTAGAAGGTTCACAAGCAGATATCATTGAGCTTCCTTACGCAACAGGTAAAGACCAATACAACGGTCACCGCATCTATGGTGCTATGACCTTTGTGGCTAAGGGTGACTATCTAATCTTCTTGGACGAAGACAATTGGTTTGAACCAGACCACGTAGAGAAGTTGGTGGAACAGATTCAGGCTGGTAACCAATGGGCATATTCTCTACGTAAGATTGTTGACCAAGACGGAACATACATCTGTAATGATGACTGTGAATCTCTCGGTAAATGGACTTCTATTATCAATGACAACTTCATTGACCTGAATTGCTTTATGATTCACAAGAAAGATGCCTTGCATTTTGCTCCTCTCTGGTATCGTCGTGCTAGACATCCGGCTGACCAACCAGAAGTTGACCGTTTGTTGTCAGCATTTATGATGCAGAACTTCCAACGCTTCGATACGACTGGACTATATACAGTAAACTACCGTGTAGCAGCACGTGCTGACTCGGTACAAGATGTATTCTTCATTCGAGGTAATGAATCTATGAAATTGAAAATGAACGGTGAATATCCATGGCGCAGCAAAAAGATTTAATTATTGGAGCCTTCTCCAACTACACTGAATATGACGTACTCAAACCTTGGGTACAGTCAATCAAAGATACTGGTTTTTCTGGTGATATCGTACTGATTGCAGTCGATGCTGGTCAAGAAATTATGCAGAGACTTGTAAAAGAAGGTGTGTTTGTCATTCAACATAAGAATGTCAACAATGAGCGTATTCATATGCTTCGCTTCTTGCACATCTACAACTACCTCAAACGTAACCAATTTAAATATCGTTATGTTATTACGACTGATGTTCGTGATGTGGTCTTTCAATTAAATCCATCACACTATTTGGAAAAGCAAGAGAATTTCCCATATCAGAAAGACTTGTTGATTCAGTCAGAAGCAATTCTGATTAAAGATGAAAAGTGGAACCGTGACAACATTATCAAAAACTTCGGCGAGTACTTCTACAATGATGTTAAAGATAGTCCTGTTTATAACGTTGGCATTTTGGCTGGAGAACCTGATTGGGTTCGTGATGCGTGTTTCAACATTTATCAGTTATCATTAAATCGTCCTGATTGGGTTGCAGACCAAGCTGCCTTCAACGTGATGGTAAATTATCATCCTTGGGTAGACCACATTCATTGTGCCAATCTCGATTCAGCATGGGCCCTCAATGCACACGTAACTAATAAGCCTGACCAGTTGCATGAATTTGGTCCGTATTTATTAGAAGAACGACCTCACATGGATTCTGATGGTTTGGTCAAGAATGCCAAAGGTGTTCCTTTCGTAATTTTGCACCAATATGACCGTGTACCTGAATGGACCGAATATATTTCCAAAAAATATGGAATAATTGATCCGGTTCCAAGCGAAACCGCTAATGCGCCTAAATACTTCACTTACAAAACGTAAATTTATAAATATGGGACTTTGAATATGAGTAAAATTTCTATTGTCACCGCTTTCTTTGATATTGGTCGAGGTAACTGGACTACATCAACAGAAAAGAACGGTGGACCACTTCCACACTATCTACAACGTTCAGTAGATAAGTACATTGACCACTTCTCTCGTATGTGTGAGATTGATACTGAGGTCATTGTTTACACATCACCTGATTTAGCACCACGCTTGGCCGCTATCTCTCCTAAGGTTAAGGTTGTCGAATATGATTACTTTAACATTCACCAAGAACTCCGTGATAAGATTGAAAAGATTCAGTCGTCACCAGAGTTTATCAAACGCATTAATCCATATCAAGTTCGTAATCCAGAATATTGGTCGAAAGACTATGTTGGTGTCACATCACTCAAGGCATTCTTTGTTAAAGATGCTTTTGAACGTGGTCTGATTACTAATGAATGGGCATCATGGGTAGATTTCGGTTACTGTCGTGATGATGACCATGTTCCAGCTTCTAAGAAGTGGGAGTATGACTTCACACCAGACAAGATGCACTTCTTTAACTTCATTGAACCTTCACGCAACCCACAACAAGATATCACTATCGCAGTGTTGAATAATGTTGTCTACATCATTGGTGGTGTTTTCGTTGCACAGAAAGCTCAATGGGATATGTTGGAAACTTCTATGCATCAAGCATTGCAGTATCTGATGTTGCAGGAACTTGTTGATGATGACCAAGGCTTGTTGTTAATGTCATACTTCCAAAATCCAGATAATTATGAATTGCATAAAATGGATCCAAATGCTCCAGTCGAAGATGTGCGTTCTATCTTGAGAAAGTTTAATACACATGAGTAAATTGGTTATTTTCGATTTGGATGGTGTACTCATTGAATCTCGTGAATTACATTTTGATGCACTCAATGCCGCACTACGTAAAGTGGGTGAAGAATATGTAATCTCACGTGAGGAGCACCTATCACTATATGATGGTTTGAATACAACACGTAAACTGGAAATGCTGTCTGAACAGAAAGGTTTAGACCGTAAGTATTTCAATCAAGTCTGGAAAGACAAGCAAACCGCTACATTCGATTTGCTGGCTCAATTTCCAATCAACCACAATGCCGGCTATATAATCTCACAACTTAAACTAAAAGGCTGGAAAGTAGCAGTTGCTTCGAATTCTATACGAGAGACTGTGCGCATCGCATTGAATGCCATTGGTGTTTTGGGTATGGTCGATTACTATGTGTCGAATGAAGATGTGAAACGACCAAAACCTTATCCAGAAATGTACTGGAAATGTATGGTTGCACTCAATGCTCTTCCTAAAGATACTGTTATTGTTGAAGATAGTCATATTGGACGACAAGGTGCCATTGATTCTGGTGCCAACTTGTTTCCGATTGAAAATGCAAAAGACTTGAATTCGTTCAGGCTATTTGAGAAACTTGATGAAGTTGAAAGAAACCAAACTATGAAAAATATCCCATGGCGTGATAAGAAATTGAATGTATTGATTCCTATGGCTGGCGCAGGCTCACGCTTCGCACAAGCCGGTTACACATTCCCCAAACCACTAATTGAAGTTCGTGGCAAGCCAATGATCCAAGTCGTCGTTGAGAACTTGAACATCGAAGCAAACTATATCTTCTTGGTTCAACGTGAACACTATCAGAAGTATAACCTACAATACTTGCTAAACTTGATTGCACCTAATTGCAAGATTGTTCAAGTTGACGGTATTACAGAAGGTGCTGCTTGCACTACCTTGCTTGCTAAAGAGTTCATCGACAATGATGCTCCTTTGGTTATGGCAAACTCTGACCAATATGTGGAGTGGAACTCGAACGAATGTATGTACGCTTTCTCTGCTGATTCTATTGATGGTGGCATTCTTACATTTGAAGCAACTCATCCTAAATGGTCCTACGCTAAAGTCGGTGAAGACGGATTTGTATCAGAAGTTGCAGAAAAGAAACCGATTTCTAATACTGCTACAGTCGGCGTATATTATTGGGCTCATGGTTCTGACTACGTTAAGTATGCAGAGCAAATGATTGCTAAGAACATTCGTACAAATAATGAATTCTATGTTGCTCCTGTATTCAATGAAGCGATTGGTGATGGTAAGAAGATTCGTGTGAAGAACATTGAACGCATGTGGGGTATTGGTACTCCCGAAGATTTAAACTACTTTTTGGAGAACAATAAATGAGATATATCCTAGACGTTGGCGCACATTGGGGCCAAGATTCACTACACCTTGCTAAACAGTATGAAGATGTTACTGTAATTGCTTTTGAGCCAACACCAGAACTAGCACAGAGACTCCGTGACGAGTCTAAAGATTTCGCAGACCGTTATCGTGTGTACGAAGTTGCTATCTCCGATTTCAACGGCAAAGCAGACTTTCATATGGTTGAAGGTGACACTGGTTCAGCATCACTCAATGAGTTCTCAGACAACCTGGATCAGTCCTGGCCTGGTCGTACAGACTTCGTAGTACGTGGCTCTAAAGAAGTGGATGTGTTTCGTTTAGATACATGGTTGCCGGCAAATGCACCAGAAATTACGACTATCGAACACTTACACATTGATGCTCAAGGTTCAGACTTGGCTGTTCTGCGTGGTCTTGGTGACATGATTAGCATGGTACAAACAGGTGTTGTTGAAGTGCCTCAAGCACCAGAACTAAGACTATATAAAGGTCAACATACTAAGGAAGATGCTATATCATTTTTAGTATGGAAAGGTTTTGAGATTAGTAAAGTTACCTCACAGGTGAATGAAGATAATATTTATTTTGAAAGAGCTAAATGAACGTAGCAGTAATTTTAACAGGACACATGCGTTGCTGGGAACAAGTATTCCCCAACTTCAAAGAACGAATCATTGACCGATATAATCCTGATATCTTCATTCACACATGGGAAGATGAAGCATATTGGGATCCACACAGTAAAGCTGGTATCACCGAAAATGGTCCAACGATTGATTATGAAAAGATTATCGAAACATACAAGCCTGTAGATTTCGTCATGGAAAACTTAGACGACTTCAAAGAAGGTTTTGAAGAACGTGCTGCCTATTACACAAATCACTACCATGTACCGAAGAATATCATTTCTATGTTGTACAAACTTGGTCAAGGTGTTATGATGATGGAAGACCATATGTTCCGTACAGGCAAGACATATGACTTGGTCATTCGTGTTCGTCCAGATTTGGTGTTCAATGAGCCTCTACCAGAATTTAGTCCAAACAAGTTCTATACATTGGGCTACAGAAACCATATGGGACAAGGTACATCTGACATGATTCAAGTTGGTAACTTCTTCACTATGTCTATCTTCTCTAAGATTCTACATCATCTACCGAGCCTGTATCACGAGACTGGTTTGTTGTGTCCACACGTTGTGTCTGAACACTTCATCAAACGACTTGGCTTACCATGGGAAGAGTTTATGATTAACAAGACAATCATGCACACACCTTTGGGTGAATATAAAGCGAAAGAATTGTATCAATGAAATATATCGCACATCGTGGTCTGGTAGAAGGACCAAATAAAGATTTGGAAAATCGTCCAGAACAAATTAAACGTGTTTTGGATATGGGCTACGATTGCGAAATTGACCTATGGAGAATAGGTCAGAAATGGTTTCTTGGACACGATGAACCACAATATGAGGTTGACGAGGACTTCGTTAAGATGGATGGACTTTGGATCCACTGTAAGAATTTAGAAGCACTCTACATGTTGACAACCTCAACAACATTCTTATACACATTCTTCTGGCACCAGAATGACGATTTCACCTTAACATCTGATGGTTATATTTGGACATATCCAAATAAAGATTTGTCCAATGTCTCCATTGCTGTTATGCCTGAATTATATCCAGAATACTGGGACTATATAAAGAAGGTCGAAATCGCAGGTGTCTGCACAGATTATGTGGAAAAAATTAAGAATGAAATTAGCACTATGCCTCTCTGGTCAGCCTAGAAGTTACGCAAAGACATACGAGTACCTCAAACAAAATCTACTTGACGTACATGATGTAGATATATTCATACACACTTGGAAGCCAAAGGGTGTAGCAAACTATTTACAAATGTACGAGGATTTGAATGCTCTATATCAACCAAAGTATTTGGTGATGGATGATCCTCTACCCGAGACTGTGAACAATCACATGTTTGTTCCCAATTTATCACATCCAGCAAACTTTGTGACTTCAATGTTCTACTCACTTTATCGTGCAAATGATTGTCGAGCCAGACACGAAATGACACACGACACCAAGTATGATTTTGTCATTCGCTCCCGCCTAGACTTTGCTTTAAATACTCAGATAGATTTCGAATCTCTGAGCAAAGATATCGTCTATGTACCAAAAGATGCTGAAGGTGATACACTATTCAATGACCAATTTGCAGTGGCCAGCGTCGATAATATGAACTGTTATGCTTCGACTTTCCTAACTATGTCTAGACTATATCAGAGGGGTGTTCCCCTTTGCGGACATAGATTGTTGGAGAATAACCTACATATTAACAATATTAAATATTCGCAATTGGATGTCAACCACCCGTTTGTTGATGGTAAATTCAACATAGGAAGACACTCAATTATTCGTGACGATATGACACAATGGGTAGATCCTAAAATTTGGGGATACTAAATAATAGATAGTCGCAGTGTACTATTCAATCTAAAAATATGAAATCATTTTCCAAAATAAAAGAAGCACACAATAAGCATCATGGCATGTTCAAGGCCATATTCGTTTCTGGTGGTCCAGGTTCTGGTAAGGACCTCGTCATCCGTGAGGCTATTACTGAAAAAACTGCCACAGAGATAAACGCAACTTTGGCTATCTCTATTCTGAGAGATAAGCATAGACTTTCAGAGCATTCCAAAGATTTTCGCCGTGAAGCTATCCGTAATAGAAGTGCATTGATTATCAACGGAACTACAACAGAATATGAAAACATCTGTGCAATCAAAGAAGAACTCGAAGAACTAGGCTACGAAACCATGATGGTATTCGTCAATACAAGCAACGAGTCCTCACAGAAAAGAAATGCTGGTCTGGAACGCATGTTAGACGAAGAAGTCCGTCTGCAACGCTGGACTATTACCCAACAAATCTCGGAGATATTCAATGAACAATTCTCCAAGTACCTCGAATTTGATAATTCACTAGATTTGAGTGAAGCGACAAAACAACAAAAGATTGAGAAACAGGAAGATATTGCTATTATTTCCGAAATGAGCAAGTGGTTCTTCGGTATGCCGATAACCAATGAAATTGCAGAACTATGGTTATATAAGAATAAGAAAATCAATGTTAACTCAATATTCGAACAAATAATCAATCGTAAGGAAAACTATGTTTCAGAAAATCAAACAGATAGCTCGTCTGCTATTACCGAAGGATGCGGCTGTGGTTCAGCCAAGCCAGCCAAGCCAAGAAAGCTCAAGCTCCTTGACAACATCTGTCCAAGTTGCCAGCTCACCAGAAAAGCAGGAAAAGCAGATTCCGTTAAAGACGGAGACGTTGCCAGTAACAAAGGTTTCACCTTCGGAACCTACCACGAAGCGCAAACCGTCACCATCCGTCCAGAAATCAAAGTCCCCCGTTTCGAACGAGACAAAGAAACCGACAAAGCCAAGAAGCTCAAAACCAAGCAAGCCGAAGGTGGTAAAGTCTTAAAGGTTCCGGGTCTAAGTCCAGAGTATGATACTCGTGGCTCAGGTACAGTATATCCAATGTCTGGTCTAGGTAATGTTACATATAAGGAACAGACAGAGAATAAATACAAGAGTACCGCAGAGGTAACACGCAAATCATTCTCTAAATTTAGAGTCGAATCAATAGATTCACCTTCCACAGAAATGGGTGTCACTGGCGGACAATACGGTCCTTCCAATAAAGAGCCAATGGGCACTTTGAATAAGATACCTACCAACCTCAAAAAGAAAACCAAGAATTAAGCGGAGAAACCATGTTTACTAAAAACGCATTCAACGGCAAAGCCGATCCAGTAGCAGATTCCATCAAAGCAATTGCGGAAGCTGATTATGCACTTAAAAAGGAAGCCCTAAAGGGTGGACAAGTTAAGTTGGATAAGAACAAGAATAACAAACTTGATGCGGACGATTTCAAAATTCTCCGTGGACAAAAAAAAGTAACTGAAGCTGACGAGAAGCCTCGTTCTGCCGGTTCAGTATTTGACAAAGACGTTGCTAAGTCTTTTGAAAAGAAGAAGCCTGGAGAGTCAACTGGCCACGAAGCCAAGAAGACCTCTACTGGCACACAGTACACAAAGAAGGCTCCAGCAGAAACTAATGAAAGTTTCTCGTCTTTCAAAGACAAACTAAAGTCTGGTGCTAAGAAAGTTCTAGCTAAAGTTGGTGGTGGCTCAGATGAAGACCAACGCAAGCGTCTACAAAAGAACATGGGTATTCCACAGACTGGTAAGCCAGCTATGGCAAAGCAAAACGAAGAATTTGACCTAGAAGCTATTGATCCAGCTTTGGTTGAAGAATTCATGCAGACAGAAGAATTCGAACAGTTGGATGAATTGAGCAAGAAGACACTTTCAAGTTATGTCAAAAAATCTTCCGATGATTTGGGATATCATGCTGCTCGTGTTGCCGGTGGTGTTAAAGATGTGGCACGCCATGGTGGTAAAAACACACCAATCGGAAAAGAATTACAGAAGGATGTTGAAAAATCTGTTCACATCCGAGATAAACGTTCATCTGGTATTGATAAGGCTGCAACGAAACTTGCTAAAGAGGAAGTTGAGGAGATCAGCGAACTAAAAAAGTCCACGCTGGCGAGCTACGTTAAGAAAGCGGCTAAAGATTCTGTTGTTCAAGGTTTCGCAATAGGTGATGCAATCAAATCTAAGAACTGGTCTGCTGGTGCGAAAGCTGGCGACAAGTCAAAAGCTCGTGTCAAGGGTGTAGAGAGAGCAGCAGATAGACTTGCTAAAGAAGAAGTTGAAGAACTTTCTGAACTAAAAAAGTCTACGCTGGCGAGCTACGTGGGCAAGGCCAAAGATGACATTAAAGACACCGCTGATTCTCGCCGTTCAGGTGACAAAGAAGAAGCTAAGTGGGGTAAAGAACGTTTGGTAAAACGTAATCTTGGAATGTTCAGTGCTAAAAAACGTTTAGCCAAAGAAGATATTGAATCTGTCGATGAAGGTCAAAAATGGCCAGATACATCTACTTCATTAGCTAAACGCAGTGCTGTTGCTACAAGTTTAAAAGGTGCTCCATCTAAAGCTGGCCGCACCAGTGGCATGACAGTTGCAACAAGAGTTGAGCCGACAATTACATCCACAAAAGTTAAAAAGCTTGGTGCAGACCGTCCCGTACCTTCATTTTTGAAGAAAGAAGAAGTTGAGCAAATCGAAGAACTAAGTAAAGGTACTTTATCTAGTTACGCAAACAAATCCGCAACTGATGCTGTGGACAATCTTTCGAAAGCACACGATTTCAAATCAATTTCAGATAGAATTAAAGCTAGACCAGCAGGAAAAGTCGGAGACAATCTGATGGATAGAGCTTCTAAACTTGAGAAGAAGCACCAAGATAAAGCTAACAAGAGAACTGCTGGTTTCATCAAGGCAACTACACGCTTGAAAAAAGAAGAAGTTGAAACATTGGATGAATTAAATAAAGATACATTGCAATCTTATCAAGATAAAGCCATGAAAACAGCTCCAAGCAAAAATGGAAATTGGGTAAGCCGTATTAATGGTATCGCAAGATCCGCAGAAAAGTTGAAAAAGAAAGACTAATATGAGCAAACTTGGTAAAATCGTCAAAGGTGCATTTAAAGCCAAGAAAGAGTCTGTCATGGGTAAACTTGGGGATGCTCCTTTCGAGGATCCTATGGAACCTTGGTCAGCAAAGTATGACTCTCCTGTTAAGGAAGAAGTCGAAGACTTGACCGAAGACTCTGTTCTTTATCGCTACATCCGTTCGAAGGGTTACAGTCCAGAACATATGGACTTTGCTCATCGTTCTGCTTTCGCTCGTTCACGTGCATTTAAGACTTATAAAATCATGCACCAAAAACGTAAAGAGCGTGAAGCACAAGGTGGTATCCACGATATCAAGGTTGCGACCAAAGAAGAAGTTGGTGCCGCTGCATTGTTTAAAGCCTCCGCTGAAAATGCCAAGGCTAAAATGGATTCTATGAAGGCATCTGCTGCAACTAAAGACTACGAAAAGAAACAGGTGATGAAGTCTGTCACTAAGGAAGAAGTTGAAGACTTAACAGAAGCCGGTGTCGGTGGTCTGATGAACTTCATTCGTTCTAAAGGTCTAGATCCAACATCTATGGATGGCAACCACAAGAAGCATTATTCACGTTCGAGTGAGTATCGTGTATTCAAGACTATGCAACCTGAAGCTGAAGAAGCTAAGGCATTGTACAAGGAACGTGAGAAAGCCAAAGAAGACAAGAAGAAGCCTAAGAAGGTCAATGAGACTTCCGGCATGGGCGAACGTGGTGATGACTGGAACGAAGAAACTACTCCAGCAAAAGCCAAGAAGCCTTACACACATGAAGTGATCCATATCAAGTCTGGAAGAGTTATGGGAAAATACACTTCTAGTAGCACTGCACACCGTGGCGCAGACAAGCACGATAACAACTATGGTGGTTACGCACACGCTGTTCGTCCAATCAAGGAAGCTGTTGACGAAAAAGATACAGTCACTATGGATATTCCATTGTTGATTCGTGTACTTGAATATGCACGTGAAGATGCCAAGACTGACATGGACTTACATAAAGTTGTTGAGAACCTCATCAACATGCGTGGTGATGGTGCCTTGTCTATGGAAATGTACAATAAGATTGTTGCTATCAAAGAAGCAATCGAAGAAGCCGATTCCACTTACGGAAAACGTGCCGATTCACTTTTGGCAAAATCTCATGCTGCACACAGAGCTGGTGATAAAGAAACTGGCAGTAGAGCACACAAATTGTTCCTAAAAGCTAGAAACAAGAACTGGGCTAAACCTGAAGTTAAAAAGGAAGTAATTAGACGCCAAGGTGCTTCTATTACCAAAGATTATCAAGATCAAGAAGCAAAACGTGGTGTCGGTAACGTTCGTGACCATGTTGAGGTTATCGGCACTGTTGTTGAAGCCGATTCTCTCGAAGAAGGTGTTGTCGATTCTGCTAAAAAAGTATGGAAAGCAATAAGCGACTTCGACAGTTCTTCTCCAAAATATGATGGCAACACAAAAAGACGCCAAGAATTGCGTAAGAAATTGGTTACACAAAAACAAAAGAAGATGACAGAAGCTGATGAAGCCAAGTATGGTGAAAAGTATCAAGCTGCTGTTAAACGTGTTGGCCAAAAGGCTGCACAGAAGCCAGTTGATATGAAATCACTTGCTGCTCGTATGCAAGCATCTTATGCAAAAGATAAGAAGCCACTCAAAGAGTTGAAGAAGCAAGATGATAACCAAGAACTTGACGCACACATTACACGTGAAGAAGTCGAACAACTTTCTGAATTGAGTAAAGGCACCTTGAAATCGTACATCAGCAAACGTGGCGAAACAATTCATGCTGACAAGGCTGATTCGAATGTTGCTAGAAATAGAGCAGCAGATTTGGAATATCGTGGAAAGCAAGCGCAAGCTGATACAAACCATGATGAAGCCGACAGATTACACCAAAGTGCCAGAAAAGGTGCGACGAATGTGACCAAAGCAGCAATCAAAGTTGCTAAGAAAACCAATGAAGAAGTTGAACAAATTGAAGAAGCTTCTACACGTAAACAGCAGTCTATGAAGTCTGCTCGTATGATTAAATCTCTCTACAAGAAGAAATTGAAAGAGAGTACTTATGATTGGGAAAAGGACGACAAAGGCGGTAAAAAGACCACTGCTAAAATCACTGTTAAAGGTGGTACAACTATGACGGGCCAGCCTCGTGATACTGTCGAAATTGAACCTATTTTGAAAACTCGTCCAAATAGAGCCGGTGGCATGAAGCCTGAGGCTTAATAAATAGTAAATAGAATTCTTTTAAGGAGAAAAAAATGTCCTCATGGGGTATGGTAGATTCAAACACAAGCGAGCCATTATGGGCCGCAACGGTTCTTAAAGTTGCACCTACAAGTGCCAACGCTAGTATTGTTTTTGGTAATTCCAACGTTTCTGTCGCATTGACAAACGTTGCTGTTGGTGTTTTTGGTGTTGACACACAAGAAACAACTAACACACAAGTAAGCACAGCAGCTACAAAAATGGCACATGCTGGTTGGGTGATGCGCACAGCAGGTATGGGTGGCGTTGCTACAATTACCGCTAACTCTGGTGCATATGGTACAAACAGCTTCGTTACATTCTCGAATGGCGGTACAGGTAATACAGCAGCTAACGCTTCTGTGACAGTTAACCAAAACGGTTTAATTAATGGTGTAACTATTAATACTAACGGTTTATACTTGACTACACCAACAGCAGTTCCAGTTTCAGGTAATGCAGCATTTACAATCACCATGGGTGGTCGTGCTAACCGTACTCAATATGAGACTCTAGTTGCTGCTGGTAGCATGGCTGGTGCAAACAGCACTATTAGCTAATAACTAAATGGGGTAACTCCCATTTTTCAATATGTTCGATGATTTGAATGAAGACAACTTTTTGCTATATGCGGTGAAAGCATATAATTCTCCGCATTGCATAATGAGTGAATTTGAGGGAGACCTTAAACGCACGAAATATCTCAAAAGGCTATTTCGTCGCTATAAGATTACCAAGACACTCAAAGAACGGTTGATTTTAAATCATCTAATCTTATTATACAATGTCTTTGGTGCAGAAGCGGCAACACGAATCCTATTCTATAGGGTGGATGAAGTCGATTATGATGTGCTAAAGACATTCTTGAGTTATTTAAACTATATGCCAGATAAAATCACAGGTATAAACGGTAAAGATATACTTTCTTCCGATATACTCGTAGATGTTAATGTGGTAGAAATACTAAGACAGATATGAAAAAGACATTCAAAGAATTACGTAACAGATGTTGGACCGGTTATAAACCTGTTAAAGGTAAAGAGCCATATTCAGATGATTCGTGTGAAAAAATCAAAGAAGAAGAAACTATTGATGAATCTGCTGCATGGCAACGTAAAGCTGGTAAAAATCCAGAAGGTGGTTTGAATCGCAAAGGTATTGCCTCATATCGCCGTGAGAATCCAGGTTCAAAGCTTTCTATGGCTGTAACAACACCTCCATCCAAATTAGATCCAGATTCAAAGTCGGCCAAACGCCGTAAATCATTCTGTGCAAGAATGAGTGGAATGCCAGGACCTATGAAGGATGAAAAAGGTCGTCCAACAAGAAAAGCACTCTCGTTGAAGAAGTGGAATTGCTAATGCAATCATTCAAATATTTCTGTGAACGAGTTGTTAAGACCGATTCTGGTTATAAACTCGTTTCCAAAACTACAGGTAAAAATCTTGGTACTGCATCTTCTTTGGAAGGTATCAAGAAGCGTGAGCGTGAAGTTGAATATTTCAAGCACATGAAAGAAGATGGTATGGGTTCTGCTGGACCTGCTAATGCAGTTGGCACAGGTGCCATTGCTGGTACTGGTGAAAAGGGTGGAGAACCTGGTGTAAATCCAAAACGTAAACGTACTGCTGTTATGAAACCTCTACGCTTACGTTCAATGCCTAAGATGTAAAATGTGGATATTACAGTGGTTTCCTAACTGGTTGTTCTATGCAATCTTAATTGCCGGCTTTGCCGGTTTATTGCTTTCCAGATTTGTTCCAGCGTTCTATCGTTCTGCTGTACAAGCAGCATCTATTGCTGCTTTCACATTTGGTGTATTCATGTCTGGTGGAATCTATGACAATGAAGCATGGAAAGAACGTGTTGCTGAAATGGAAGCCAAGGTAGAAAAAGCTGCACAGGAATCTAAAGAAGCTAATGCTGCTATTGATGCGAAGATGGAATCATTCCAGAAAGCACAGGCCGAGAAGAAGATTTACATCAAAGACTTTATAACCACAGAGATTGTTAAATACAACGAGTCCTGTGAAATCCCTAAAGAATTTATAGAAATTGTTAATAAGGCTGCAACAAAATGATTAATGCGTCCGAACTACATAAAATGTATCAAGCATGGCAACAAGGTAACGAACACTATGCTAAAGATTGGTCTTATTTTGTAGAATGGGCGGCAAGAATTATGGGTACATCAGGTGATGTGGTACTGAGAGAATTACAGAAACACTATTGGTTTAAACAGGAATGAAATATCTTATTTTAGTATTAGCATTGGCAGGTTGTTCAACTACAGTTCCGGTAACTGCTAGATTTCCTGATGCGCCTAAATATGCCAACGAGGCATGTTCCCCGTTAAAGAAGTTAAATGATAATGCAAAGTTAAGTGACGTAGCTACCTCCGTCACCGACAACTATTCGACATATTATGATTGTGCTGCGAAAAATGATGCTTGGATTGAATGGTATCAGGTACAAAAACAAATATTCGAAAGTGTAAAATAATGGAATTGTCAAAAGAACAACTAAAACAACTAATTCCCAAGAACCCTTATGTAGACCACTGGTACGAGGCTCTGTCTCAATTACTACCAGACTATGAGATTAATACTCCACAACGTATTGCTGCTTTCATTGCACAATGCGCACACGAGTCTGGTGGATTCACTGCTCTCAAAGAGAACTTGAATTACAAGCCAGCAACGCTACGTAAGATTTTCCCTAAGTATTTCCCAACAGACGAACTCGCTGCTGCATATTGCTCTATGCCTAATAAGCAAGAAGCTATTGCTAACCGTGTGTATGCAAACCGTATGGGTAACGGTGACGAACATTCCGGTGACGGTTACAAGTATTGTGGTCGTGGTTTGATTCAGTTGACCGGTAAAGACAACTATTCATGGTTTGCTGCATCGTTGGAGATTACTCCAGAAGAAGCATCAGAATACCTAGGCACTTTCGAAGGTGCTGCACAATCAGCTTGCTGGTTCTGGGAATCAAACAATCTAAACCAGTGGGCAGACAAGGGTGATATCCTTACACTGACTAAGAGAATCAACGGCGGTACTATTGGACTTGAAGACCGTATTAAACATTATGAACACGCATTACATGTTTTAGGAGTTTAATATGGCAGAAGAAATCAAAGTAGAAGAAAAAGCACAAGAAGATTGGATGACCAAGAAATGGCGTCCAATGATGGCAATGATGTATATGATTTGCTGTCTATGTGACTTCGCATTGTTCCCAATCATGTTTACTGTTGTACAGTTCTGGGAAGTTCAAGCGGCCAACGATGCATTCCGTCAATGGGTTCCAATTACATTACAGGGTGGTGGTTTGTTCCACGTAGCCATGGGTGGTGTATTGGGTGTAACCGCATACGGTAGAACACAAGAGAAACTTGGTGGTGCAACAACTCCAGCAGTTGCAACTCCAACACTCACAACGGCAACTCCAGTAGTTCCCGTACAAACACCAGTAGTCGCACCTGCGCCAGCTCCAGTAGTTGTTGCACAAGCACCTACATACAGTGTAGCACCGGTTGTAGCCGGATTCGGTGGCAAAGCAGCACCTCCTCCAGCACCACAACCAGAAATTTAAGGAAGTACCATGACAAAAACCATCATAGCATACATTGCAATCCTATTCACATTTTTTTCATCTTTGGCATATGCAGAAGCAGAAACCAAGAAGTCATGCGTAACACAAAAAGACGCAAAGACTGGTAAAGAAAAAGAAGTCTGTAAGACTATCAAAGTTCACAAGAAACTTGAAGTTCCCGAAGACAAGAAAAAGAAATGAGTGCTGAGTCAGATTGCATCGAAATGAAAGTTGATGTTGGTGTCTTAAAGGAACAAGTTAAGACACTAACTCAGCTTTGCGATAAGATGGACAAAGTCATCGAACGACTTATGGATAACAACGACCGTATGGTCAATCAAATCTACGATGACATGGACAAAAGAAAAAGCAGCACCAATGAGGATGTAAAAGAACTACATTCTAGAATTACCACTGTGGATAGAAATCTCGGTGATAAGCTGGAGTTGACTGAGCGTAGGATTATGGATGAGATTAAATCCCTCAAAGCTCAAATCACAGAACACAATGCTAAAGAAGACAGTGAACTGAAGAAGATTATGGAGTGGAAGTGGATGGCAGCAGGTGGTATTATTGTCATCGCATGGTTGCTTTCTAACGTAAAATTTGATACAATACTGAAACTACTCCTTTAACTCTATAAGTTCGTTATGTCTGTTTTCATTGATAGAAAATATTTGAAGCTACTCTCCCCAAAACTAAACAGGTTCTCCCAGAAAAAGGACGACCTGTTTAATTTTCGGTGCCCATTTTGTGGCGATTCTCAAAAGAATTTACTCAAAGCACGAGGGTACGTATACCGCAAGAAGAATGACTACTTCTACAAGTGTCAGAACTGTGGTGTTGGGCACACGATGTATAACCTCATTAACCTGATTGATTCCAATTTGGTGAAAGAGTATGCACTCGAACGTTATGCTAACGGTGAAACTGGTAGTCAGAACTACCCAAAAGCCGAAGTCAAAAAGGCTGAACAGGCCAAATTTACATTTGAAGCACCTGTTTTCAAGAAAAAGCCCACAATCAATCTCCCCAAAATCATAGACCTCGATATGGATCACTATGCAGCTCAATATTGCATAGGACGAAAACTGCCTTTAGATACATATAATAATCTATACTATGCAGAAGATTTCAAAGCATTCGTGGATGAGCTATTGCCTGACCATGGAAAAGAACTCAAAGAAGATGATCCTCGTTTGATTATTCCTTTCTTTGACCGTGATGGTTCCCTATTGGCAATTCAAGGTCGAGCATTGCGTGATTCCAAAATTAGATATATAACTATCAAACTTGCGGAAGAGAGCATCAAAATCTATGGTTTGAATACCGTGAATGTCGAAGATAAGGTTTATGTGTTCGAGGGTCCCATTGATTCACTCTTTATCAAAAATGCAGTGGCAACGGCAGATGCGAACCTCAGAAATGCAGTGAATTATATTTCCAAGGACAAGCTGGTCTTGGTATTTGATAATGAACCACGCAACAAAGATATCTGTAAAATTATGGATAAGGCCATTGAAGAACACTTCAACATTTGCATCTGGCCGGAAATGATGCAAGAGAAAGATATTAATGATATGATTATCAACGGATTCACATCAGATGAAATCACCGATATCATTGATAAGAATACATTTGTCAACCTACGTGCAAAGATGGAGTTTATACAATGGAAAAAGGTGTAAAAGGTGATGTTCGAAGCATCCTAGTAAGTGAGTATGAACAAGGCCGTAAGGCTTTGGTATATAAAGAGATTGCCGAAAGTGAAGCATGTAAATGCTCCTGCTATTCGATTGAATTTTATGAGGATGGCATTAAGAAGCTTCCACTAATGATGCATGGTGCAACATTAGAGCAAGTGGAAAATATGGCTGAAAATTGGGTATTAACAGGAAATATAGAATGAATGTAAAATTAATTAACTATTCGCAAAGTCCCGATGGGATGAATTTGCTTGAACAAGTCGCATATGCAGCACGTGTATCGAATCCGGCTAATCAAGGTAACCTAGATACTTCCGAGAAGTTGGTACGTTACCTCATCAAGAACCAGCATTGGTCACCTTTGGAGATGGTTTCGGTCTGTTTGGAGATTAACACGACACGAGACATTGCACGACAAATCCTACGACACCGCTCATTCTCTTTCCAAGAGTTTTCCCAGCGGTACGCACGTGCGGATGACCTAGGTTTCGTATTGCGTGAAGCACGACTACAGGATACCAAGAACCGTCAAAACTCCGTTGAAATGGACATGTCAACTGACCAAGAACGTCAGATTGCATACCAATGGGAAAATCTGCAAAACGACTTGCTATTGCGTACACGTGATGTTTATACATGGGCGTTAGATAAGGGTATTGCAAAAGAACAGGCTCGTGCAGTTCTACCAGAAGGTAACACTAAGTCTCGTATGTACATGAACGGAACCTTGCGTTCTTGGGTTCACTATATACAACTCAGATCCGCAAATGGTACACAGAAAGAGCATCGTGAAATTGCGGTGGAATGTTCAGATGTGATTGAAACAGTTTTCCCAATGATTAAGGAGTTTACAAATGAACAGCCATGATGATGTAGCAAAATTTATGTATGCATGTGACCAGAACGCAAGCGATTTTGGTCCCCAAGCAAACTTGTATTTAAAATTGATTGAAGAAGAATACAAAGAATTACAATATGCATTTGGTAATAGAGATATGGTCGAGATTGCAGATGCCTGTGCGGATTTGAAATGGGTTATCGAGGGACTTGAACATACATTGAAAATTCCTCAACAAGCAGTTTGGGATGAAGTTGCACGTAGCAATTTGGCAAAGATTGATAGTGATACCGGTAAAGTGATTAAACGAGCAGATGGTAAAGTATTGAAACCTGATGGATGGACTCCACCAGATATTGCAAGCATTTTAAGAAAATAATAATAAGGAAAAATATGGATAACATGGGAATTAAAATAGACTATTCGAGGGACTCATTGTTCGATGAGTTGGGCTTGAAACGTCTAAAAGAATCCTACATGCGGGAAGAAGAAAATTCACCGCAAGAAAGATTCGCTTTTGTATCGGCCGCATTTGGTTCCAATCCGGAACATGCACAACGTTTGTACGATTATTCGTCTAAACATTGGTTGTCTTACTCGACACCGATTCTTTCTTTCGGACGTTCTAAGAAAGGTTTACCAATCTCATGTTTTCTAAACTTCATCGAAGATACTGCGGAGGGTCTAGTTGATAACCTTAGCGAAACTAACTGGCTTAGCATGTTTGGTGGCGGCGTTGGCATTGGTTTTGGTATACGCAGTGCTGATGACAAGTCTACTGGTGTCATGCCACACCTTAAAATTTATGACGCAAGTAGCTTGGCTTATCGCCAAGGTCGCACTCGTCGTGGCTCTTATGCTGCTTATCTGGACATATCTCACCCTGATATCTTACCTTTCCTAGAAATGCGTAAACCTACAGGTGACCCTAATGTGCGTTGCCTGAACATGCACCACGGTATTAATATTCCAGATGCATTCATGGAAATCATCGAGCGTTGTATGGTTGATCCGGAAGCCAAGGATGACTGGGATTTGATTGATCCGAAGTCTGGTGAGGTCCGTGAGACAGTATCAGCTAAACACCTGTGGCAGATGATCCTAGAGCTTCGTATGCATACTGGTGAACCATACTTGCATTTCATTGATACAAGTAACCGTATGTTACCTCAACACTTGAAGGACTTGGGTTTCAAAGTACACCAATCCAATCTGTGTTCTGAAATTATTTTACCAACTAACAAAGACCGTACTGCTGTATGTTGCTTGTCTAGTTTGAACTTGGAGACTTATGATGAGTGGAAAGATGAAAAGCTATTCCTTAAAGACGTTGCTGAAATGTTGGACAACGTATTACAGTATTTTATTGATAATGCTCCTGATGCTATCGCACGAGCTAGGTACTCTGCACAACGTGAGCGTAGCATTGGGGTGGGGGCTCTTGGGTTTCATGCTTACCTTCAGCGTAACAATGTTGCTTTCGAAGGTGTCATGGCGAAAGTTCTTAACAACAAAATCTTCAAACACATAAAAGAGGGGCTAGATGAGGCTAATCAAATTCTTGGAACAGAACGAGGGGAAGCTCCTGATGCTGTCGGCACTGGCAAGCGTTTCAGTCTTACTATGGCTATTGCTCCAAATGCTTCTTCGTCTATCATCTTACGAAATACTAGCCCTAGTACTGAGCCTTACCGTGCTAACGCTTACCGTCAAGACACTCTATCGGGCGCATTTCTAAATAAGAATCGTTGGTTAGATAAGGTCATCTTCAATCATCTTTCTCCTAGTGGTGCACCACTGACACCAACAGGTGAAGATAAGATGCAAGAGATTTGGTCATCTATCATTGCTAACGATGGTTCTGTTCAACATTTGGATTGGATGGACGAGAATACTAAGGAAGTGTTTAAGACTTCGATGGAAATTGACCAACGTTGGGTGATTGAACATGCTGCTGACCGTCAACAATATATTGACCAAGCACAATCATTGAATGTGTTCTTCCGTCCAGATTCTAGTATTAAATACATTCATGCTATTCACTTTATGGCATGGAAAAAAGGTTTGAAGACTATGTACTACCTACGTTCTGAGAAGATTGGTAAGGCAGATAAAGTCTCTAAGAAAATTGAACGCAAAGTTATGGAAGAAATCGACATGACGTTGATTGCTCAAGGTAACGATTGCATTGCTTGCGAAGGATAACATATGAGTAAAAGAATTTTAAGATTTACAGCTTCATGGTGCCAACCATGTAAAGCTTTGGCCATGAACTTAGAATCGGCAGATATCAAAGTGCCGATTGAAGTAATTGATATTGACGTACAATCCGAAACAGCCATGGAATATGGCATTCGTGGTGTACCGACTTTGGTCATGTTGGATGGTAATACGGAAATGAAACGTGTTACTGGTAATAAGACCGTAAAAGAATTGCAGGATTGGGTAGCATGATTAAAAAAGCTAAATCACGTTTAACGGACGAACGTAGTTCATTTAAGCCGTTTAACTATCCTTGGGCCTACGATGCTTGGCTCAAGCATGAACAATCACATTGGCTTCACACCGAAGTTCCAATGTTAGAAGATGAAAAAGATTGGAAGAAAAAACTGTCTAAGGAAGAAAAACAATTCCTTACACACATCTTCCGCTTCTTCACACAAGGTGATATCGACGTTGCCGGTGGCTATGTCAACAACTATCTACCATACTTCCCTCAACCAGAAGTTCGTATGATGTTGTTAGGCTTTGCCGCACGTGAAGCGTTGCATATTGCTGCATATTCTCACCTCATCGAAACACTTGGACTTCCAGAAACAGTTTATAACGATTTCATGGAATACAAGGAGATGAAAGAGAAGCATGACTATGTTCTTGATATTTCCGCACAGAATACAACTAAAGAGAATACTGCTACACACATTGCTGTGTTCTCAGCCTTTACCGAAGGTATGCAGTTGTTCTCGTCATTCATTATGTTGTTGAACTTCCCTCGTCATGGTAAGATGAAAGGTATGGGTCAAATCGTTACTTGGTCTATTGTTGATGAAACTCAACATGCTGAGAATATGATTAAACTATTCCGTACTTACATCGAAGAAAACAAAGAAATTTGGAATGATGAACTCAAAGGTCGCATCTACACCATTGCTGAAAGAATGGTTGAGTTGGAAGATAAGTTTATCGACTTGGCTTTCAAAATGGGTGCTATGGAAGACTTGACTTCGGAAGACGTTAAGAAGTACATTCGTTACATCGCAGACCGCAGACTCATTTCACTTGGCCTAAAAGGTATCTTTAAGGTTAAGAAGAACCCATTACCATGGGTTGAAGAAATGATTAACGCACCAACACACACAAACTTCTTCGAAAACCGTGCAACAGATTATGCCAAAGGCGCAGTAACTGGAAGCTGGGGAGATGTTTGGGCCCACTAATAAGAATAATAAGGGACTAAGATGAAAGATAAATTAATAACAGCGGATTGCATCAATTGTGAATCCACATATGAAATTGCATACGTAGAAGAAATGGTTTCGAATGAGACTCCATCGTTTTGTCCATTTTGTGGCGAAAGGGTTGAAGATATTCAAGAAGAATATATAGATCCTGATGAACAAAATGAGAATGAATCGGAATGGGACTAAACTGGACACACAACGGAAAAGACTTTACAGATGAAGATATTGGTGATAATTATGGATTCGTCTATTTAATCACCAATACTTCTACAGGTAAAAAATATATTGGTAAGAAATTCTTCTATTCAATGCGTACTAAAGTATTAAAGGGGAAGAAGAAACGATTTAAAGTTGCATCGGATTGGCAAACTTATTACGGTTCTAACACAGAACTGCAAAATGATGTTAAGATGTTAACTGAGTCGATGTTCACTAGGGAGATTATACACTTATGCAAATCGAAAGGTGAGTGTGGGTATATCGAAGCTAAGGAACAATTTGACCGTGGCGTATTAGAGTCTAATGATTATTACAATAGTTGGATTATGGTAAGAGTGCGTAAATCACATATAAAGGCATTTAATGAGCGAATCCTTCCTACAATTAAAGATTAGTGAATTTGACGGTATTAACTTCTATCGTAATGAAGAAAATATCGAAGTAGATTCATTTCAGTACACAGAACCTTTCGTCAAGCTGGAGGGTTCAGCTATGGGAGATTTGTATGATATCATCATCTTTCCAGAAGATCCACCAAAGATGCCTGAAAGATTTAAAGCTATTCTATCATCACCAATACATTACGTAGAGCGTATGGTCAAGGATGGCTTTTTGGGTGTTGTTGCTAAGGCCACAACAACATCAGATGAATTCATGGATGAAGTGGAAGAACACTTCAATGCCATGGTGGCCATTTATGTTAAACACTATGAGGAAGATGAAGATGAATAAGCACTATGAAATGAAACAAATCTTGCAGAACAACGTAGCTATGGTAGTTTTTACTAAAGCTGACGGTACAGAACGTGAATTGAAATGTACACTTCTACCTGAATACCTGCCATTTGTGCCGAATGCAGGTCAGCAATTATTGCAAGAAGACTTGACAACGAATCAAAATGCGACTACAATATCAGCATGGGACTTGGAAGCAAATGCATGGCGTTCTTTCAGGATTGATTCAGTTAAAAATATCTACACACATGAGACTAACATCCGTTAAAGATTATGAGAAAGCTCTTTCAGGAGGCGAACCCTCTTGGAAGAATGGCGAGATTTCACTTACTCGTGCGCTGAACTGGTACAACTATCATTCGGACACCAAAGAAAGTAAGAAGTTCGCCTTATCATACCTCAAAGAGATTGAGGCACCAGAAAGCGATATTGAAATTCTTTCCAGGGTTTCAGATGTACATTTTCAGAATCTTGGTTTCGTTTGCCGAATGAAACTTCGTGGTGCACCAATCTCTGAGAGAAATGATATGTGGATCAAAATCTTCTTTGATACACTAAAAGAATTTCGTGATACATCAGCCTTTAAAGTTGAAGGTGAAGATGTTAAAGTAGTTTCCATCCAAGAGCGTGTAGCAGATAAGGCACGTGAACATATTGGTGAAATGGAAGCCATGATTGATGAGTGTATCACTGAATCTGTATTCAAGTGGGACTCTTACACATGGATGCAGACTGCTAACGTCAAAGGTGCCCACACCAAGTTTATTGTCGAGTTCTTCGAACGCCGCATTTCTGAACTAGAAGAAGCAGTCAAAGGTAAAGATAAAGACCTTACAGAAGGTTATTCAAACTTCACCAAAGCACAACTGAAAGAGTACATCACTCTATTGAAACATATCTGTTCGGATGCACAAAAGATTGCACATAACTCCAAACTGATCCGTGCACCTCGTAAGAAGAAGACTAAACCTGCGGATAAGATTGTCTCTAAGTTAAACTATAAGAAAGACGATAATGGGTATAAACTTGCTTCCATTAATCCTGTTGACATTGTGGGTTGTTCTCAACTTTGGGTATTTAATACCAAGACCAGAAAGCTCGGTGTCTACAATGCAGACGATTCAGGTGGATTGAGCGTCAAAGGCTCCACAATCATTAATTACAAACAAGACACTTCTACACAGAAGACTGTACGTAAACCTGAGGTATTGTTACCTGAGGTATTGAAAGCAGGAAAGATTACCTTACGTAAAGTTCTTTCAGGCATTAATTCAGTTGACCAGGAATTGACAGGACGTATCAATGATGATACAATCCTACTTCGTGTAATTAAATAAGGTTATTATGATTCTAATTGATTTGAACCAGGTTTTACTGGCCTCACTTATGGCCCAAATTGCCGGTCAAAAGAATGTTAAGATTGAAGAAGATTTGGTTCGACACCTATCACTTAACATTATCCGTGGACATGTACGTATGTTCAAACAGGAATACGGAGAAGTCGTTCTTTGTTGTGACAATAAGGTGTATTGGCGCAAAGAGTACTTTCCGTTCTACAAAGCTAGCCGCAAGAAGAACCGTGATAAGTCCGACTTGGACTGGAATCTAATCTTCACTATCCTGGCTAAACTGAAAGAAGAACTCAAAGCAAACTTCCCATATAAAGTCATTGATGTACATCGTGCAGAAGCGGATGATATCATTGGAACATTGGCACCTCGTCATTGTAAATCGGAGAAGATTCTGATTATCTCCAGTGACGGTGACTTCTTGCAGTTACAGCAATATGGCAATATCAAGCAATATAACCCAACACAAAAGAAGTTTGTCATTTCAAAAGATCCACTTGGTGAATTGAAACTGAAAATTATTGGTGGTGATACTGGTGACGGTATTCCCAACATTATGTCTCCTGGAGACACATTTGTCCGAGGCATTCGTCAGAAGGTTATGACAGAAGGTCGTTTGACTAAATTTTTGACGGAAGAATATTCCGACTATGATGACACATCGAAATCAGGATTCTCACGAAATCAGGTTTTGATTGATTTACGACATATCCCAGAGGATATTAAGGAATCAATTATTCATACATATGATAATACTAAACCTGCTCCACGTTCGAAGCTACTGACGTACTTCATGGAGAAGAAACTTAAAAACTTAATGGAAGTTATTGGAGAATTTTAATGAGAAAAAATATTTATGAGATTTTTGATGAATTTGGTGCTGCAAAGACCAAACAAGAGAAAATTGAAGTCTTGGCTAAGAACTGGACACCAACGCTGAAACTTGTACTACAATTGGCATATCGTCCAGAAGTACAGTGGAAGTATAATGCATATCCAGCAGGTTACAAAGTACCTGACACAAAACCAGGAATCTCATACGGTTCTTTGGACATGGACTTGAAACGTCTGTACATGTTCCAAGAAGGTAATCCAACGGCAGAGAAGTTGGATCCACGTAAGCGTGAAGGCCTGTTGCTATCTTTCTTGGATGCACTGGAACCACGTGAAGCTGATATCGTCATCGGTATCTTCAAAAAGGATCTTGGAGTCAAAGGCTTGACCTTCAAGTTTATCAAAGACAATATTCCAGGTGTTCTGGATTAATCAACGGAGTAGTAAGTGGCCAAATTTACCGATAAGTATCGTTATTCGGATGAATATGAAGATGTGAGAACATCGAATCGTGATAAGAAACGTAAGAAAATCGACGCACAGCAACGCAGAACACGAAAGCGTGGCTATGACGACGATAATTATGGATATGAAAATGTAAATAGTCGCTTATACCGAACCAAATAATTGACATTGCTTCAACTTTGTGATAAAATAGCTTCATTATGAAAATCAAGCTACCCGTTACAAAGCCAGTCTGTCGTACACCAATCAAACCGGTGCAAAAACACAAAACAGACAAAGATTATGTTCGCAAACCTAAACACCCGTTGAAGGAAAAGCATGTTAGTTGAAGCAAAATCAAATTTGGCCAAATTAATGGCATCAGAAAACCTTTTCGTTGAACAACGGAACGTGGAAACTGCATATTTTGACTTAAAAAGTCGAATTTTGACTATTCCTGTACTCAACGGAAAGCTTTCCCCTGAACTTTATGACCTTTTGCTCGGTCATGAAGTCGGCCATGCACTCGAAACGCCTGAAAAAGGCTGGCATGACTCAATTATTGACCTCGGAGTCAATAAATCAATTCTCAACGTGTGTGAAGACGCACGTATCGAGAAGAAAATCAAGCGCAAATTCCCTGGAATTCGTATTTCCTTCGTAAAAGGCTACAAAGAGCTTACGGAGATGGATTTCTTTGGCATCAAAGACAAAGACCTCAACAAACTCAACTTAATTGACCGTATCAATCTGCATACAAAGTGTGGAGCAACACTCGGAATCGAATTCGGTGCTGAGGAAACTGTTTTGTTGCATGAAGTTGAGACAACAGAGACATTCGAAGAGGTTGTTATCGTCGCCAAGAAGATTCAAGACTTGATGAAGGCTGATTTAGACAAGAAAAAAGAACAGCAAGAACAAGGCAAAGAGAAAAAGAAGCTTACCATCATTATAGAAAAAGGTGGTAAAGAGTCCGGCCAAGGTAATCAAGAAGAACTTAACATAGATGAATACGATGAAGTCGAGGTCATCGAAGTTGACGCATCAGAAGAAGGTGATGGTGAAGAATCGAAAGAAACGACAACTTCATCTGGACAAGAAGGTTCAACCGAATCAGATACTGACAAATCATTCCGTAAACGTGAAAAAGAGTTGTTCTCGGAAGAAGCTGGTAAAAACCTAATCTATAACAACATTCCAGAAGTCGATTTGGAAAACATTATTGTTCCTTACAAAAAGGTATATTCTACAATAAAGAGCTGTAATTCAAATGCAGTTATCGACATTGCCAAGATGAAACAGGAATTCAATAAATTCCGTCTAGAGTCAAACAAGGTTGTTTCATACTTGGTTAAAGAGTTTGAAATGCGTAAGAACGCAGAACAGCAAGCCAGAGTTCAAGTTGCCAAAACTGGTGAATTGAACATGAACAAGTTATATGACTACAAGTTCACTGATGATATTTTCCGTAGAATGTCTAAAGTTCCTAACGGTAAATCCCACGGTTTGGTTATGTACATCGACTGGTCTGGTTCTATGGGTGATTACATCAATTCTACGGTGAAGCAACTACTCAACCTCTCTATGTTCTGCCGCAAGGTTAATATTCCTTTTGAAGTATATGCTTTCAGTTCACATGCTAAAACTGTTTGTGAGTATCCAAAAGATTGGAAATATAAACCCAAATATGATATACAGAAACCTAAGACTGGTGATTTGGTAATTGGTCACTTCTCTTTACTGAATCTATTGTCTAGTAAAATGAACAATAACGATTTCACCGAAGCTGCATCATTCCTTTTGAATTATGGAACAGCGAGTGGTGCTAAACGATATTGTACTGATTACTATCCTCCAGATTTCTTCACCTTGTCTGGTACTCCTTTGAATGAAGCCATCGTTGCGGCATTTCAAATGGTTCCAAAGTTCAAAGATGAAAACAAACTGGAGATTGTTAATGCAGTATTTTTGACTGACGGTGAAGGTTCTCCGTTGAGCCAGAGATTTGGACATCAAAATATGAAAGGTGAACATGCGCTCGAATATGGTGCTACTCCCACAAATTATAATCGTGCATTCTTGCGTGACCCTGTGACACGTGCAACGATTGAAATGGACATAAAGATGGTCAATCGTTCAATGTCGGCCCTACAGACTGAACCTTTGCTCCAATTATTGAAGCAACGTTTGGAATGTAACCTGATTGGATTCTTTGTGTGTAATACACGTGATGCACGTTCTTCTCTGAATGGTTTGTCAAATAAACCAAAATCAATTGATAGAAGCCTTGACGAATTCCGTAAAGATGGACATACCTTGGTGAAAGATTGTGGCTACGACGAGTATTACTTCCTTCGGGCAGAATCCCTAGATACTGATGACAATGAATTCGAAGTAACATCAAATTCAACACGTAGTTTGGTATCCTCATTTTCCAAATATACCGGTGGTAAAGTTGGAAGTCGAGTTGTACTGAATAGATTCATCAACCTAATCACATAATAACAATGACAACAAAGAAGACTCATTTCAAAGCAAGTTTGGTAAAATACAGACAAGCTAATATGAAAACTCCTGTTTGGTTCTGGATTAACTCATCAACTGGTACTACATTGTCACCACACTTTGAAACACAACCAGAAGCAGAGAAATGGTTTGATGATGTAGTTTCTATACATGCAGAAACATATGACCTTTTGGACAGGGTCATGTATGGTAAGTTTCATTACTTGCGTGGGAAGATAGACATAGGTGATATGTGTTCTTCTACAAAGGTTAATGATTGTCCTTTTGATATACACTTAGAAGATGACATTCTGGTAACAGAAGTTTTGGCCCCAACTATTGACGATGCACGGAAACGTGTTGAGGAATATTTTGAAATATTGGAGTGGATAGAATGATTAGAGATAAAACGAAAGAAATGGTAAAAGAGGCGGAAGATATGTTCGCAGCCGAACCAAGTCATTTCTCAAGGGACTATGCCAAGTATGGTATGCTCCAAATCTTGATTGACAATGTGCTTGAAGATTGTATGAACGCTGTACGTAATACTGACCTCAGGTCTATTACTGTAACGACATATGACAAAGAGAACTATGATGCTCTACGTAATAAGTTTGTTAATGCAATAAAGGAAAGCCATGGCTATCGCACACGCCAGTAAATTTGCTTCATCATGGAATATAGATGAAGCCGTATATGTGAAAACTAATGATTTCGCAATCGGTGGTAAATTGGTCACCGCAACTTGTAAGCTGAATGGCCTGATGAGTGAAGATGATTCAGTGGACCGTATCAAGCATACTCTTATGGAACAGCTTATAGAATATGCTATCAAAAACAAACTTGTCGAATTCACAAAAATACCAGATGCTTATGATGGTAGTGCAACGTACATTGCACGTTGTTATCTTGCACCAGATGCAATGGTTAAAGTTTTAAGGTTACACTCACGATGATTGAAATTAGTTTTATTATATTAGTATTGATTGCACACTGGATTGGTGACTTCATCTTCCAATCCGATTATCATGCAGTCAACAAGAGCAAGAGCAACCTTGTATTATTATCGCATGTGTTAATGTACACAGCCGCAATTTATTGGGTAGGTTTCTTCTTCCTTCCAATTGAATTAGCTTTTGCTTGGGCCGTGGCAAATGCCATCCTACATTTCATCACAGATTACTTTACGAGTCGGTTAACGACTATATTGTGGACGAAAGGTGACCGTCATAACTTCTTTGTTACGATTGGTGCTGACCAGACGATTCACATGATTTCACTGTTCGGTAGTTACGTTTTATTAAAAGGATTAGTATGAGTACAGAAGAAGACAAAATCAAACGCTCCACTCGCCTACACAAGGAAGAAGCTGCGATTGCAAAGCAGGTCAAAATTGCCAAAGCACATGGCATGAAGGTCAAAGAACCGCATGTGTTTGTTAAGCACCATGCAGTAGACGAACTCAATCTACCTAGCAACCCACGCAGGTCTATGAAAGAGAAGACCGTACAAGAGAAACGCTTCGAACAGACGGAAGGCTGGAACGACTAATGGGAAATGTATCCGATTACTTTGAGAAGAACCGTTACATCGGTAAGTACCAGATGGGTGACCGTGTCATGGGAAAGTATAAGGGTACTCCTTTTGCAGGCACAGTTGGTAATGATAGAGTAGTATCCGAATTAATTGGTCCAGAAGTGACAATTCATTTGGATCTACCATTGCCATCTGAGTCTGGATATTGTACAATAATCACTGTGAAACCAAAAGACATTAGGCGACTATATGAAATTGAACCTAAGAATTCCAAGTCCGGAACTGATGGAACAGATTTACCCAGAGTTAGTAAAAAAACACGGGGAAAGTCTACCTGATCCGGAACATGAACCGATGCAATTTTTGAATGCAGTGAGGATGTACTTATATTATGATTATAACGCTAGATTTCCAGTCGGATGCGATTCGACTCAAGAATGAGGTAGAAGAAAGAGTCTTTGATAAACTGAAGGAGCTTCCTTACAGTATATCCACTTTCATTATGAATAGATGTATTCTTTCTGGTGGTTGCTTTGCATCTTTAATGCATGGTGCCACACCGAAAGATTATGACTTCTGGTGTCTTGATGATGCCGACTTACCAGACCTACAGAGGCTGATGGATGTATACGATGAGAGGGATTCATCATTAATCACCATCGAGAATCCTGCATACATGGACCAGTTCGTTGACGGTAAGATTGTCACAGCTAATGCCACGACCTTGAAGAACGGCATCCAGCTTATCAAGCTATCCAACTATGCAACTGCCAAACAATCATTCGACTTTGAGCATTGTAAGGTTTCTTATATTCCCGCAACTACAACACTATACATGTCTAAGACGCAGTATAATAGTATTATCAATAAGAAATTAGTTCCAACACGAGAAGTAGATATGACTAAGCCGGACATTACACGGAGAGTAGCCAAATTCATGGAAAGAGGTTGGACAACATGAAGTTCAATTGTAAAAAGAAACCCGACAGACGACCAACATGGCACACATGGTTTGCTTGGCATCCAGTGCGGATTGCCGACGAGGATTGCCGTTGGTTGGAAAAGGTTGAACGCCGTGGTACCTTCGAGTATGACTCCCAAGGTGGTTACTGGCACTATGAGTATAGGGCACTGAAATGAAAATTATTATTGCTGGTGGTCGTGACTTCAAGGACTGGGATATGTTCCAGGGTTACATGTCTACGCTTCCACCATGGATCTCAATTAACGAGGTGGTTTCTGGTGGAGCCACAGGAGCAGATGCCCTAGGAGAAACATGGGCCAAGATGATGAATATTCCATGCAAGGTATTCAATGCCGAATGGGAACGCCTAGGTCGTAAAGCTGGTCCTATGCGTAATGTAGAAATGTCCATCTATGGTGACGGACTGATTGCTTTTTGGGATGGTAAGTCTAAAGGTACAGCACACATGATTTCGGTTATGGTTGCTGCCGAGAAATGGACTTACGTGGTGAGAACCGACATTCCATGGGATGGTAAATGGACTACTGATAAAGACGGAAAACGTCTGGGTCCTTTACTGAATAATGTTGAGGTCTATTATGCAAACAAAGGTACATAAGATGCCAAATAATGTTACACCATTACAATACAAATGGAAAGATCCAGACGATAAAGTATATGTCGTTGCTGGTACCAGAGCAGAATTCGATTCCTACAGAATCAAGAAGATGAACGAGGGTTCCAGGTCACAGTACTATTACGTGGCCACACCAGAAGCTCTCCTCGGTTTAAGCCGTATCAAAGGTGTCTTTGTCGGTTCCTGGAAACAACGAAGTGATATTAATAGGATCCAAGATGCGATCCACATTATCAAGGAACGGATGAAGTATGATACTCAGGTGTCTACCTCTGCTGGTTTCATGGCCCAAGAGATTGACCAAGAGTTATTGACCACTCTGAAACAATCTCCGTCCACAACCATCACCGCTTCTGCTTCAAGTTTCGGTGCAATCACTGGAGCCTCTATCGCCTCAAGTAACTTGACAGAAGCATACATTCGTGATATGATGAAGAAATACATTGATGAAGCCCTTGCTAACCCCAAGACCTTAGGAGGAATATGAAATACGAAGACTTTTTCCATCTACCCCAATCAGAGCGGGACAGACTGATGGCTATCCATAGAAAGCAGAACATTATCCGTACAACGTCTGCCCAAATCAAAAAGCAGTACGACGAACTGAATACTCAGTACAGAAAGAACCAGGAAGACTGCCTTCACCCTTTCACCAAGAAAGAGCATATCCGTACAGAAGACTATGGATGTGCTCCTGCTTTTTCCACCAATTTTTACTGTGAAGACTGCGATAAGCACTGGCGTGAAGAAGGATCAAAATGACAATTAACCAATTAGCCGAATGGGTATGTTTCTGGGGTATGCTAGTACCATTGGCCATTGCCTGCTGGGGAGTACTCCTGATTGCCGTCTGCGGTATCGTATCCGACATTAAGAATGGTAGATAATTATGGCCAGAATTAAAGAAGGTTGTGACTGCGGTTGTAATGAACCAGTTGCCCGTACCCCAGAGAAGATGTTACGCTTCCTTGCTTACCGTCTAGAAGATGCTGGTGTAGCCGACTGTGTAGCGAAAATCTATGCCCATGATATCCGTCTTATCCTCGAAGAACACTATGGAACACCAGAACAAAAGATTTGATCCATCCCTCCACCAAATCTATGATGACATGGGTAAGAACATCGTCCTCTCCTACTTCAATGACAAGCTGGGTATCCAAGCCATCGAGAACCCAGACAAGTATGGAGTAGACGTAATCCTTCTCAGAGACAAGAAGTACATCGGTTTTGCAGAGGTGGAAGTGAGAAACTCCTGGAAGAGCTATGCCTTCCCATACGAAACCTTGAACGTACCGAAGCGGAAACAGAAACTTTTAGATAATCCTCTCCCCACCTATTTCTTCTCTATCAACGCCCCAGGTACCCGTATGTTCTGTTGCGAAGCAACGGCGGTCCTCCGGGCTGCCCTCCAAGAGAACCCAAATAAGTACGTTTCCAAAGGAGAATACTTCTATAAGGTTTCCTTAGACCAACTGAAATCTATTGATATACCAGAGAGTATGAGCTGGAGTAAACCATGAGATATACTGTGGTACTAGAGAGTTCCGTTACACATCCTATACAGAAGAAAACATTCAAAAATAAGCGGGATGCTGAGTCCTATGCTGAGAGAGTATCTAAACACTGGAGAGGTACTGTAAAGGTTGAGAGAATTGGAGCTGCACCTCCTGTAGAATCATTACAATACCGTAGAGACCGGTCACTATATGATACACTGTGTAACGGAGATCCAACCTTTAAGGACCGTATAAGCTTTGAAGACTTCCGTGGAGGTAAGCTGACGGAGAAGAACTTCGTTCCCGAGATGAATTCTGCACCTGGAAAAAATTCTGAATCTGAGCTGAGAACCGAAAAGACGAAAAACGTTGGAGAATGATCCGGAGGTCGGAAAATAAATTAGAGAGAAATCGAGTTTGGGCCTAACACAACTTTTGCTCACATTGAATACTTTTTAGCTAAAGTGGCCATACTTTTTAGAAACAAAAGTATTACATTAAGTCTCTCAACTTTTTGAATACTTTTGTTTCTTATTCTATTTCAATTGTATCAATTAAGTTCGCATTTTCATCAACTGAAATATGTACTAATTTTCCCTTGTAATCACAAAGCGCTACATTCTCAGGGCAAAGTACTTCAAAAGCATTATATTCTGAGTTGTTGCGTAAGAACAACACGATAGCGTCGATGGCTTTTGTACTACTTTCGATGTATGTCGTTGTCATTTTGTACTACTTTCGTGTTATACTACTTCAGTGTTAATAAATTCGTTCAATTCTTCTTTTGTATCGAACACTTGAGAAAAAATGAATTCTTCTTGCTCATCATCATAAAAACAATAAATTTCGTACATTGTATGCTCTAACTTTTCGAGCGTGATACAATGCACGAAGTGTTCGACATAGTATGCAACTTTAGTATTACTTTCGTCGTATACGTCGAATTCATTACAATCCGATGATTCGAACGTTTGTTTAGTAGTGTATGACATTTTGAGCTTCTTTCGTTTGTTGATGTATCAATTATGCACTATCGGGCCGAAAAGTCAAGCGATATTTAATAACTTATTTTCCGGTCAAGTATTAAAAAATGCTTGCCGAATCCAAAAAATGATGTATAATTGAATCATTCGAAAGCAAGACTGGGATGCACACGGAGGCTGGGCGTCTCCCCTGGATCAATCCGCCAGCGCAAAACCCATCACGGTTACCCCATTCTATCATACTTGGCAAGACTCGGCAAGCGAAAAATAAAAACATATTTTCCGGTCAAGTATTCGATTTTGCTTGCCTTTTGCTCTGGCTTCGAGTACAGTTTGGACAGCTTACAAAAAGGAGAAAATGTATGGCTACATTGGTCTATTGGATCATGACGCAGGAGGATGATGCCGCCTGTTATAATATCATTGCCAAGACTAAAAAGGACGCATTGGATCAGGCTGCCGCCCGTTCCTACTGCACCTGGAGTGAACCGAAAAGAGTACAAAAGTACTACAAGGATGCCTTTGACCTATTCGCCATGGCTACATCCGAGGATGGAGGTCGGACCGAATATTAGAACCAAAGTACTCCAGACCACCTCGGTGGCTCCGGTACGCTCTAGGTGCTAGGAGGCGCCTCGGTGGCTATCCACGCCTTCCGAAAATACATCAAAATAAATGGTTGCCAGTAGTGCCGGATGATGTATAATCCATCCATTGATTCGAAGGACATATCCGGGATGGACGTGGAGGCTGCCTGACCAGAATTCCCAGCGCCGGCACCCTTCACTGTCACCCTATTATATCATGCCCCGCAACGGCTGGCAACCAGTTTACAAACTATTTTTGGCTCATTTTTGAATACTTTTGTTTGCAGGATGAACCACTGTATACTACTATGGTTAACCCACTAGGATCGCACGGAGCACTGGTTTCGGCATTAATGAAGGTCAACACCTTGCCGTGCATCATTGCCTAATCCTGACTGGTTCTGGTTGATCCTAAGCATGGCAAGCATTTTCTATGGTACTGTACCGATTCGGTTGTAATACTTTTGTACCTCTTGCCAGATTTTCGTGGTTATGATATAATATGGAGCCGTGGGAAACCTGGTCTAAGACAAGGATCAAATTGTCACCCAGCGACTGGTCCAGCGACAATTCTGCAAGGTGCGCTGGAATGACTACTAAATAGCGGCTTCTTTCGGAATATTAATACTTTCCTATTACGGTACTACTATGGTTCTAATCCCTTCCGTTGGAGTAATACTTCCGTCCGCTCTATATGGAATAACGTGCCTGCGCCCGCACGGATACACCATTGGCTGAAAATTGGCAATTCTTTTCTTATACTCCATCCTTCTGGTCAACTATTAAAAAACTGGTTGCCTTTTCTTTTTTGTTCCGCCACAATTCATCCATCGGTTAAATGATTTTGATTGATTGACGAATAACCCAGCGAAAAGGTCAAGAATTAAAAAATGCTTGCCAAGCGGTTGATTCTAGTTAATAATTCATCCATCGGCTAACCGATACATTTTCAACAACCAAACGGAGTATTATCATGGCTAAAATGACAACCAAGACAGTGGAAAAAATGACTTTTAAAACCAAAGTGGAAATGATGGCTTACATCAAGGCATTGACCGCCGCCCAGCATACGGAAATTGTCGCCGCTTATGATATCGGCGCCGATTCGCCAGAGCACGCTAAAACCTTGGCATCCTATATCATCCAAGGCGTATTCCTGAAAAAATCAGGTAATGACTTGGTGGAATATGCGTTATCACAGGCAGAGAAAATTGGCAAGACAATGCCAAGTGCCGCCGTAAAAGTTGCCACCGAAAAGGTTGCCAAAGTCAAAAAAGAGAAGCCAGCCTCCAAGCCCCGTATCAAATATGCCGATTTTGAAATTGTGGAGCGTCCTGACCGTGGCGGCTGGGAAGGCTGGTATGCTGGCAAAGCCGAAGCCTTCCGCACTACCGTGGCAAAGGTTGACGCCTTTTTCCTGAAAAAGTATAAGGCAACTGGCACAGTCGTCCCAGCCCGTACGGCTTAACAGTTAACCCAGAGGATGGCAACGTCCTCTGGGAATAACCCAGCGGAATGGTATACTATTATTGGTAGTTGCCATTCCATTGGAATTATGATAACAGGAGAAAATGATGGCAGATAATCTGGTTTTTGTAGTGGTCCGCCGGTCAACCGTACGGGAAGAGGCATGGCAACTGGCTCGCCTTTTCACGAATATTGGAGCGGCGGAGGAGTACCAGGAAATGGTTCAACTAGGCGACCAATGGGAGACCACTATCCAAACCCACAATGTGTGGAATGACGGTCTCCTGACTGCCTAAGTGGTACGGAGTAACCATGCACCAGAATGATTGGAAGAGTCCTAGGCGAATCGGTCAACGGGTGACTGGTCAACCTATAACCCAAGATTTTGGTGCAGTTTGGACCATTCTGGTGCATACCAGCATGGCACGGAATGATGGTTTAATTGTGACAATGTGAGAAAATCGGCAGGCAACGGCTTGCCAAAAACCTTGGAGTATGATATGGGGACAATTTTCAGGACCATCAAAATCACATGGTGGGAAAATGGCACGGTGACTTGGTTAACCGTGCATGGGTTGACCGAAGCCCAAGCATGGGACAATGCCCGCCACTTTGGTTGCATCAAGCCATTGTGGTACCAATTCTGGCTTCGCCGCCCACTTATGGAGAAAACCTTATGACACGCCAGAGCAACCTAAAATCATTGGCCATTGGTTATTATCGGGAGGACGGCGACTTTGCGGTGCTCTCCACGGTAAACAATAATGACGACCATTTATCCACGGAAGATTATATGGCACTGGTGCAGTATATCACGGACACCCTGTCGGTGTCGTTGGAATGGTCCATAATGGCTGTGGACTTGGACATTGTGCCAGATTATGTGACGACCACCCCATCGGTGGTTTATCTCCACAAAATCTAAAAAATATCTTCGGATAATGGTTGCCATCGTCCATCGGTGGCATACAATTTGAACACGTTAAACAAAACCAGAAGGTGAAATTATGACACTAGCCGCACGTGGTTATAAAACCAAAAAAGAATTGAAATTGGCAGTTGGTCAGGACCTACGATACACGGAAACGTCCATGTTCGGTCCTGAGTACAATCCAAACGGTCGTTTTGCAGTGGTTGGTCCCAGTGCATACGATAGAAAATGGTTCGCCACGGTGACGATGGTGGATGGCAAAATCAAGTCGGTATCATAAGGGGAATATAATGACAACCGTTTCCAAAATACCACTCGGACGTGTCCGTGCCGATGCAGGCACCTATGCGGATGGTTCTTACCTGTACCTGACCAAGCACTCTTGGGACTGTGGATGGTACTGGGGCTTTGGTTACGTGGGTAACCGTGACTGCCATTTCCACTTTGATTCCTTGCTGAATATCAAGGACAATAAGGGTGGTATAAAATACACTGCCACGGATTTGTTCTCTGAAACCTACATCACCGACAAGGAATGGTGGATTATCCGTGACTTATTCGTCCAAGCCTATGCACTTAAAAAGGCGGCAGCGGTGTACCGTCAAGGAGGGCACCAAACCACTGCCAAAGGTGTGACGGATATCATCCAAGACAATGGCTTGGTGACACGAATCAACGCCGACCTGGAAAAGGTCCTCGATACCGTGTGGAACTATACGGTGGCCGCCGTCACAAAACCACAGACGGCAGAATTATCTTCGGATAATGGTTGCCAGTCGCCTGTGGCAGTGTAGAATTATCACATCAACAACCAACCAAAGGTGCTCAAAATGTCCAAACGGATAACCCTTCGCCAAGTGCCAGCCAACGTGGCTTCCCTTACGGAATTCGATTGTAATGGTACACTGTACTCCGTGGATGTAGATGGTAAATATATCATTTATTCCTACGGTAAGCATTTCCCCGTGGCCGTGTGCATCAAGGGACATTGGTACGTTAACCAGGACAAGTTTTCACCAACTACAGGCAGACACCAGCACATGGTGCGGATGGGCTTGATAGGTGAGAACCAAACAGGCGTGGACACTCTCACAATCAAGGCAATGGTGTAATATGCCACCCCTTCGCCTTTACAATGTATACCACGGAGGTGATACCTTCGTTGGTCAGGTTCTGGCATGGTCCACGGATCATGCAATAGAAAAGCTCCTCGGTGCTGTGCCGGCTGAGGTGTCTATCATGTACGTGGCACGTTCCATCAACTGAACTGGAGAATACCAAAATGCAAGTCGACCGCTATGCCGTGGACGTTTACAATGCCTTAGACCTCGTGGACGACCTAGTCGACCATGGTACTGAATTAGACCGAGCCATCCAATTGGCTGCGGAACGATTCAAGGTCAAACCACAAGAGGTTGTGGAGGCATATAATGGTACTTATTAAGTCATACCGAATGGACAGCGTTGGATATTCTGGTGCACCATTTACCATGGATATGCACTTCACGGAAGTCCAAGTGGGTAACCAATGCCACTTCGACCACGAAAAAGGCATTCCTTTGAATGTAGCCGAAGGCTTGGTTAATGGTTGGAACCGTACAACCAAATTGTATGGTAAACCGACCGTGTATTCTATCATAATGCCGGTGCAGGAAATGCCAGTGGTTTCACAGTCAGCCTCGACGGTAAATAATGACATTGAGGATGCAACCATGGACGATGCTTTTGATTTTATTAAGAGTGGTCAATGGTCAGTCCACGACTTCGAGGAATGGTGCACCATCATCCGTGGTGATGCCCATAAGGAAGGATATAATGATGGTATATCCGAAGCCAAACACATGATTGATTCCTTGTTGGTAGAATAGGACAACCGCAAATAGTAGTTGCCATTCTAAAAAATCAGTTTAAAATTATCACATCGACAACAGCAACCTTGAAAGGATATCCTATGATGACATTCGACTTTGGTAAGTATTGGACAGGGGAAGCCTCACACAACCGTGAGGCCGTTTACTCTAACATTCCAATGGAACGCTTGGTAGAATTCCGTATGCGTTACAAAGGATACAAAGTACGCTACCGTGGCCCACGTGACACCAAACTGGATATTGTAGTGCGCCAGCGTGGTCCTTTGAATCGACAGTCCAATTGCCTCAAGGCAAATGCGACTAACTTCTCGGTATATACCACTGGACTGTGATAAAAATGTGGCAACTATTTTCGGATAATGGTTGCCACTTCATTTTATCATGGTACAATTATCACATCGACAACAACAGAGAAACCAATGGTTAAATTATCCAAAACTTCAAAGCTAGACGGTATCCCATCGTGGTCACTGCAAGCCAAGGACGATTGTCCAGGTGCAGTCAGTGCCAAAGGTGAGTTGGTAGATGCCTGCACCGGCTGCTATGCACGGACTGGCTTCTACGTATTCTCCAAGGCTGTCGCCCTTCGTGCCCATAATAAGGCAGACTGGCAACGTGACGGCTGGGTGGACGATATGGTTGCAGCCTTGGCAAAAGCCAAATACTTTCGTTGGTTTGATTCTGGCGATATGTATGCACTTCCCTTGGCTAAGAAGATTCTAGCCATCATGGAAGCCACACCACATTGCCAGCACTGGTTGCCGACACGCATGGCCAAGTTCCCCAAGTTTGTGTCGACCATTGCCAAGATGCAGGCGCTACCCAATGTGATGGTTCGGTTCTCGTCCGATTCCATCAGTGGTGAATTTGATAACCGTCACGGTTCGACAATCATACCAGACGTTGCCTCGGCACCAACTGGTGTGACGGTGTGCTTGGCATACGAACACGAAGGCAAGTGCAATGGTTGCCGTGCCTGTTGGAACAAAGCGGTACCCGTTATCGCATACCCAGCACATGGCAAGACAATGAAGAAAATTATCCGTATCAACCAGGAGAAATGAAATGAGAATCCCATTCGGTCAGTTAGAGGTAGGTACCACGTTCTTTGATATCATGGAGAGTGGTGAGTTCTGGAATAAAACAGGCGAGAACACGGCCGAGATTATATCCGGTGATGAAGAAGGCATGGATACGTTCGATGTAACCGAGGAGGTAGAGGTACTATGACACCCAAAGAACAGTCGGCCATCCTCAACCGTGTGGATGAATTGTTAGAAATTGTGGACTGTTTGGTCCAAACCGCAGTGCCTGAGGACTGCTACAATATCCACAATGAGATTGACAACCTCAAGGAATCGGTGTTAGAATTAAATGCACGTATTATCCATGGAGAAACAAAATGATTGATAAAATCCAACTCATTCTGGACAACTTGAACCGCACAATCGACAGCAAGCGTAAGCTCCTCGGTATGTTCGGCATAGATCCTGTGGAGAACGTAGCCGCACAATTCCTAACCATCAATATCGAGGAGTTGGTACGCATACGTGACGACATCCTCCTGTTGGTGGAACCAGCACCAGTACAGGTGGAGAAGGACCCACGCCAGATGGAGTTGGACGTATGATTATGTCCGAGGCATTGCGTGTAGTGTCCGCATACGGTGCATGGGTGGATGCAATGTCATTCATGGAAGCAGTAGAGGCCATGGAGATTGCCTATAACATGGGCACACTAACCGACAGGGAAGCCACAGCTTTTCAAACTGTTTTAGGTGAGTTAGAATCCGTTGCATAATTGTGATATAATTCAATTTTGAAAGAGAACCGAATGACCCGTCTATCCAAGGAAACTATGACCAATCTATATCACCGTGCGGAAGAGTCCCGCTTCACCATCAACGAACGTTTCGGTTTTGTTACCGATATGGTTAATATGCTAGCCAGTGGCACACAGACCTCCCTCGTGGTATCTGGTCCTGGTGGCCTCGGTAAGACCTTCACTGTATCGCAGGCACTCAACGAAGCAGGCCTAGAAGATATCTCCATATTCACCGACGAGGAGATGGAGTTCATCGACAAGGAATCCACCTATCAGGTTGTCAAAGGTTATTCGACACCCAAAGGTTTGTATCGTACATTGTACCGCAACCGTGATAATGTCCTCGTGTTCGATGATTGTGACTCGGTTCTCCGTGACCCAGTATCACTCAACCTTCTCAAGGCTGCTCTGGATTCCTATGAGAAACGTATCATTTCATGGCGTGCTGACCTCAAGGATGAAGACCTGCCGCAGGTGTTCGAGTTCAAAGGTCGGGTTATCTTTATCTCCAACCTACCATCATCGTCACTGGATCAAGCCATCCTCTCACGTTCATTGGCAGTTGACTTGTCTATGAGCAAGCCACAGAAGATTGAACGGATGCAATACCTCTTGGATCAGGACGAGTTTATGCCTGAGTTCTCCGATGAACACAAGGCAGATGCACTTACACTAATCGACAATGTAAAAGAACACGTTAAGGAACTGTCCTTGCGTACACTGATTCAAGTCACCAAGATCCGTGCCACTGAGCAAGAAAACTGGCAGGATTTGTCAGAGTATGCTATTTGTGGTTAATTTGTAAAAAGTTAAAATTTCATTGTATAATCAATTCAACAAACAACAGGAGTATCCTATGAATTCGGACGTAACTTGGTTAGATATGGTTGACCGCTTGGAAACAGGCACTGAGGCATCCAACACAATGGTGTTGGCTGGTTTGTTGGTACGTGCCTCTGGCGGTAAGGTGCATACTATCCGCACGTATGAAAAAGGTGTGCTGACAGATACCATCAATGTCTCCGACGATGTGATTGGTTGAGTTATGGTGAAGATCCAAACTATCAAGGTCTCAGGTGATGCAGAAGAACACATCACCGAAATCATGGATATCCTTGGTGCCAAGCGACACGGTAATGGTGTATATGGAACCGTGTATAAGGTAGATAATGAGGAAGTAATTAAGGTCTTCTCAGATGACCGTGGTTATTTGCATTATCTAAAAGGCATTGCCAAGCTCGAACAGGATAATTCATTCATGCCACGTATCAACTACATTCATAAGATTGTGGATGAACACAAGGACGAATGGTACATGGTGTCCATGGAACGATTGACCGATTATAGTACACTCAGAGGACCAGGACGCAAGGACTTCCATGCGTTCCGTGATACTGTGAAGGAATATGTCGGTGATGATTATGATGTGGAATGCCTTGGTCTCTCCGACTTACCACGTGAGTTGCAAGAGGTGGCATTGCCTGACACTCTGTTAGCCGTCATGGATGTTATCAAAGAAGGTAACTATAAGCATGGCCTTGGCTTTGACCTACATACGGGCAACGTCATGGTCCGTGCAGGTGGAGATTTTGTTATCACAGACCCCTTGGTCTATTAAGGAGTTATATGTCAAAGATGTCCAAACTGAACCTAGAGATTGAATCGTTGTTTGACGAGGGTTATACCTTCGATGAAGTGGTTAAACAAATCATGGATGACAATGAGGTGGAGTATGATGTTGCCGAAGGTTGGGTAACCGATGTAGAAGAAGACCGCACCATTCGTGAGGAGGCCAACTATTATGCCGACGAGGATGCCGACGAAAAGGAAACCTTATCGCAAATGGGTATGGATGTGATTGAAGGTGTGGAATTAGATTTTGATTTTGAATGAGTTGCCTTATGGAAGACAAGCATATACAATTCACACTCGACGGCAAGGACTATGACTTGATCCTGAGGGTAGATGATGAAGGTAAGGAATATACCGCCTTTGATATCTTCGACTATACTTCACAAGAGTATGTGGTAACCAAACAAATCAATTAATGTTTTTTAAAGGAGTTTATTATGAGTTCAAAAGTTGATGTAGGTTTAACAGGTTCGTTGGCAATAATCGCCGTGTTCATTGCCGGTGTAATTGGCTGGGTTATGAATATTATGACCATTGCCGGTAGCGAATTTACACCTATCACAGGCCTTTTGGTATTGCGTGTGGTTGGTATTTTCGTTGCACCACTTGGTGCCGTACTTGGATGGTGCTGACACCTAAACCACCAAGTCCCGGCTTGGTGCAAGACCGCAAGACTGGTGAGTGGTATGATCCACAGGCCAAGTTGGAGCAACTGCTAAAGAGTCCACAATTCATTGCTACAATGAAACGAATGAAGGATAAATGATATGTTTGTATTTGATGTGGAAACACTAGGCAAGGATTCAACTGCGGTTATCCTATCAATGGCGTGCGTGGCGTTTGACCCAACCAAAAAGCCATCACCTGAACAACTGCGTGAGGATGCCTTCTTTGCAAAGTTTGACGTACAGGACCAGATTCAACGGCTCAAGCGTACAACTACTAAGTCAACCATGGAGTGGTGGGCAAAGCAGTGTGATAATGTTAAGTTCAAATCATTTCGACCATCTGTGGAAGATGTTACGTTTGAGGATGGTTATGAGGCCATGCGTGTATGGGCCGCAGAACGTGAAGTGAATACCAAGGACTATGTGTGGGCACGTGGTAACCTTGACCAATTGGTGCTCGATTCGATTGAAGAACGATGTGGTTTGGAACCTATCTTCACATTCAACCGATGGCGTGATGTACGCACGGCTGTGGACTTCATGTATGGTACAACCAATGGATATTGTGATATAGATTATCCTGGCTTCAATTCAAAGTTGCACATCACCAAGCATAATCCTATTGATGATTGTTTGTTTGATGCAATGATGCTGATGTATGGTAAGCCAGAATAAATAGTTGCCATTCTATTTCGGTATGTTAAACTAGGTTCTTTGATTGAAGAACACTTTGGAGATTAAACATGGACAGAAAAAAGGCCATAAAGTATTTGGATATTGCCGTCGAACACACAAGGGCAAAAGACAACGGCACGATTGGCCAAAAAGGTCTCAATATAATCTGTACCGAAAAAGTAATGGAACTAATAATTGAAGATGTGGAACGGATATTATTAGAGCAAGCTGAATGGGCCGCAGAACATCCTTTACTTAGTGCAGAAATGAGTGCATTGGATACCCTCAACCAAATTGTTAACTTTTTCGGAGTTGAAGAATGAAGATTATTGAAATCCTGCATGGGATGTCCGCAAACCCATCACGCAACCATAAGCAACAGGTCCTTGAGGACAACAAAGGCAACGATGTACTGAAGGAAGTATTCCGTTTGGCATATGATCCGTTCACACAGTTCTATATTCGGAAGATTCCGCAATATACAACCAATTTGTCCAGTCATGCGGCATCACTGGCTTCTATGTTGCCGGCATTGTCGGATTTATCCAATCGTGTGGTCACAGGCAATGCCGCTATTGATAGGCTCAAAGCTATCCTCGAAGCGGTTGATGTTGATGATGCTTGGGTTATTGAACGCATCATTGGTAAAGACCTGCGTGTTGGTTGCACAGGCTCAACGGCTAACAAAGTGTGGCCAAACCTAGTCATGGAATATCCATGTATGTTGGCGTCTGTATTGGATTTGGGTAACCTCAACAAGATTACCTACCCTGCAATGGCTCAACTGAAAATGGATGGTATGCGGTTCAATGCTATTGTCCGTGGTTCTAAGGTAGAGTTCCGTTCACGCAACGGTAAAGAGATTGACCTCAAAGGTAACCTTGAGCAAGACTTCATTCAACTAGCCAAAGGTAAAGACCTTGTGTTTGATGGTGAATTGGTTGTAAAAGATAAAGGTAAGATCCTTGACCGACAAACTGGTAATGGCATTCTGAATAAGGCCGTAAAAGGTACTATCTCTGCGAATGAGGCCGAAATGGTGTGTGCCACTATTTGGGACCTGATTGATTATGCCGACTTCACCAAAGGCAAATCAACCGACACATACAATGTCCGATTCAATAAACTCAAAGGCATGGCCATGAAGCCATTACCTAATCGTATTGATTTGGTTGAGTATCAAATGGTTGAAAATGCGGCCGATGCCTATGCAACCTTCTCATTCTACCATGAGCAAGGCCAAGAAGGTATCATTCTGAAAGACCTTACTGGCATTTGGGAAGACAAACGAGCAAAGCATCAAATCAAATTCAAAGGTGAATTGGATTGTGACCTCAAGATTGTTGGTGTTGAAGAAGGCACAGGTAAATATAAGGGTAAACTTGGTGCCTTGCAGTGTGAATCCGAAGATGGTATCATCAAGGTTGATGTTGGCTCAGGTTTCAATGATGTCCAACGGTATAATATTTGGGTTGACCGTAATGTGATGATTGGTAAAATCGTTGCACTCAAGTACAATGCACGTATCAAGAACCGCCAAGGTGGTGAGTCTCTGTTCTTACCTATCTTCCTTGAGGTGCGTGAAGATAAGACAGCTGCGGACACCGAAGATAAAATCAAATAATGCTTGACATTCAATTCTGGTAGAGTACAATTATCACAAGACAATGAAAGGTGATTATGGGCAATATTAGAGAAATTGATCCACGCAAGGATTTTGATGGCAATGATTTGAAGATTGGTGATATTGTGGCATTCCTTGCACCACGTGACCGCCATCTCCGCAAAGGTGAGATTATTGATTTCACCAAACAAATGATCCGAATTAAAACTGGTGTAACCAAACATTGGAGAACCGGTGAAGATTATATCCAATCAGAACTACGAGATCCACATATTGTGGTAAAATACAAGGTGGAATACAATGCCGATTAAGATTCCACCATTCTTGGAAGAAATGGTTGAGTTGGGTATCCGACCAACCATTGAGAAACATCCGGTTTATGGCATCTGCTATAACCTGAACACGATGATGAAAAGCCACATGGTATTGTATGAGCATGATGACCAATGGTTTGTTGAAATGCGATACGACGAGGTCTGGTTTGTCTCCAGCATTGAGGACATTGCATACTTTGGACGCCGAGCAATGCACGGCAGGGACTACATGAGTAGTGATTGGATTAACCTTTTGGAGAAATATTAATGAAAGCATTTGTTTTGGATTCTAATTCGTGGCATTTCAAATTGGCCAACTACGGTGAAATCCGTATTTGGGATGATGAACCAACCGATATATGTGAGTACACACGTGCGGTATTTAAAGGTGCAACCACAATCTTGGCGCTCGGCATTTTCTCTGTATTCCTTGCCACATGGGTTGGCGCATCATTGTATAATATCATTGAGTTGTTTTTCCTTGGTGGCGAGAAGCTGTATCCATGGACTGCCATCTTCATTGGCCTATTAGGTGCATTGATTGTTGGTGTTAGTTATGGAGCCTTCAAAGCATGGCGAGAAGAACAACGCATGAATGAACCTGAGACTGAACCAGGTTTTGTGAAGTTGGCATATCAAAAGGTTAAGAATAAAACCTGTGCCCGTATTGAGTTCCGACCAAAGGCTGAAGATGAATGATGAACCATCAGTAAAAGAAATGGCAGCATTGTGGAATGTCTGCTACAATTTCATCAAGGACCAACGCATCAGTTGTGAAGAAACCATTGGTCAATGTGATTGGGTTATTGAGAATGCCTATGACCTCATTGGTGATATCTGTGAGATTGTGGGCTATGATGATTCGGAGGATGAATAATGTTTGATACCTATGTCCGTGTCAGGAAGTCTGAGGTCAAAGAGTTGGAGAAACACATTGACGATGCACTAGCAGTACTAAAGGAACTACATCACGATGTGGCCAAACTAAAAGCCGAGAAAGAAATTCTTGAGAGGGAGAATACCTTTCTCAAAGGCTTGGTTGATAAGTTGGCAACACCAACATTTAATGATATAGCCAAGCAGCCAAGCCCATGGGAGCAACCGTATGGGCCTATTAAGAGTCCTTACTCAATGAACACATCATGCGGAGTATGTGGCCTCCAAGGTATCAATGGCTATGTCTGTACCCGTATTGATTGTCCAACAGGTGTATCATGCAAAACAAACTCCTAAAGTTAGCCTATGATAATGGGCTATATGCCCAAGGCACACCAGATTCATGGGATGAAGCCGCATTGCTGGCCTATGGTGAAGCAGTGGTTAAGATGTGTGCGGATCATATCCTAACATCATCTGACCGCTATCGCAAAGAACACTTTGCTAACAAGGTATTGGAGATTATCAATGGCCAAGAAGAAACCCCAACCCAAGTTTAACTATGCTGTTGGTCAATATTGGGAAGGCGAATCTGGTTCTGTAGGTTGCTATGCCTTTGGTTCAGAAGTGCATTACGGAACTACCAAAGAAGCCAATAACTTCCTACAGTATGTCAAAGACCAAGAGAAGAAGAAACCTGTCAAAGACAGGAGAGACTATCGCATTTTCATGTTAGTGGAAGTTCCACGTTTTTCGGAGTAACCCATGTTTGCAGCCTTATTTTGTTTGTTGGTTTGTATTTTCAACTTTTATGTGGCCGATTTGGTTTATCGTGAAGGCCACCGCTTCATGGGCATTGTAAATGGTACCTTAGGCATCATTAACCTTATGTGTGTTGCTAAGTGGTTGTTTGCACCATGAAACTCAAGGGACCTATCATTGGCTATGACAAGGATGATATGCCAATCATCCAACCACATGGTTACGTTTACACTAGGGCCTTCATCCTTTGCTCTGTGTGTGAAGTACCAATCTCCTCACATGGAGGTCCAAGGTATGGATCAAGGTGTCCACCATGTTATCTGAAAACAGGACATACCTACTTAGCCAACGAGAATGAAGGAAGTGATGCCGATTGATGATGTGTACCGAATTATGGTTAACTATTGCCATTCCATTCGGTTCTGTTATAATGTGAGCATTGAACAACGGAGTAATAATGAACAAAAACGCAAAGGCATTCCTACAGGCCGCAGTCAATAAGTATGGCTCTGGTTCTATTATCACACGGGATAATATCCAAGATGTTGTGACTGAAAGTGGTGTACCGTTTCCCTATTGGTTCATCACCAAACCAGAGTATCGTGCAGAACGTGGTCAATACCGATTGCCTACTATGGACACCAACACCGGTGATTCAACCACTATCGTATTCCCACAAACTCTCCGTCAAAAGCGTCTTGAGGATGATTCTGATACGGCTATCCCAGAGAAGTTTGAAGGCTTTGTTCCGTTTGGCTTCTATAAAGACCTGTATAGCATTGTAAACTCCAGCCAATTCTTTCCTGTGTTTATCACTGGTCTATCAGGCAACGGCAAAACCCTTATGGTTGAGCAAGTGTGTGCAACCCTCAAGCGTGAATGTATCCGTGTTAATATCTCCATTGAGACTGATGAAACCGACCTGATTGGCTCAAACACCTTGGTTGATGGCAACGTTGTTTACCGTGATGGTCCTGTTATGACTGCCATGAAACGTGGTGCCGTGCTATTGATTGACGAAGTTGACCGTGGTTCCAACAAGCTGATGTGCCTGCAAGGTATCTTAGAAGGTAAACCATATTACAACAAGAAGTCTGGTGAGTACATTCATCCAACCGAAGGCTTCACTGTCATTGCAACTGCCAACACCAAAGGCCGTGGCTCAGAAGAAGGCCGCTATCTCTCACAGATTTTGGATGATGCCTTCTTGGAACGATTCGTGTTGACTGTGGAGCAGGAGTATCCTGATACCAAGGTTGAGTTGAAGATTTTGAAACCATTATTGAATGATGACGAGTTTGCGGAGAACCTAGTAAAATGGGCCGATGTGATTCGCAAAACCTTTGATGAAGGTGGTATTGACGAGATTATCTCCACACGCCGACTGGTTCATATCGCAAAGACCTATTCTGTATTCAAAGACCGCAAACGTGCCATTGAACTGTGTGTGAACCGATTTGACCAAGAGACCAAGGACTCATTCATTGATTTGTATACTAAGGTTGATGCCAAGGTTGCAGAAGCACCACCATTACCAGAAGCAACACGGGCACCTGATGATGAAGAAATCCCATTCTAAGGAGAACCTATGACCTCTGTGAGACCAGCACCAAAATATGATGACAATAAAACCTATCCCAAATTCTTGGGCGGCAGGTTGATTGAAGTATCAGGTAAGGTATTGAATTGTAAAGAATTGGGCCAAACAAAGGTTCTAACCATGGATCAATGGTATTCTTTGCTTGAAAGACTTGAAAGTATGGAAGCCACAATCACCATGATGACCAAGCGTATTCATACACTTGAACAACACACGTTAGGATAATATATGCGTCTGAATACAAAGATTAACCGACATGAGCGTGTGGCACAAGTGATGCTATCAGGCAAACCAATCTCACCTGAGCAGTTTGAGGCCACCTTCAAAGGTACTGACCAAGAAGCCGTACTGTATCGGCTATCCACTAACATCTATAACATCCGCAAGGATGGCGGTATCATCCGTGTGTATAAAGATGGCCGCAAGGTGACAGGCTACCAACTGGTTAACACTGATGAATTTGACCAAACGGGTAGATATATGGGCCGCAGGCCAGCGGTTACCGTACCTATTGAAGTTGAACGGGAATTGGAAATTGTTTGAGCCGAAAATACTTGTAAATAATGTTTGCCATTTTATATGGTTAGTGCATAATACAGTCATTGTTTAAAAGAAAGGTCTCTCAAATGATTTTGACTTCTGCGCCACAAAACGAAGCTGTATTGTCCAACGTTGGTGAAATCGGTGAATTCCGTATTCGCAACTCAGCCAAGGCATTCAACATTCTGTCTAGCGGTTTGTATTCTAACAAGATTAAAGCGGTTATCCGTGAGTTGTCTTGCAATGCACTTGATGCACACGTTGCCGCAGGTAAGAAAGATACCCCGTTCGAGACACACCTGCCTAATGCACTTGAGCCTTGGTTCTCTGTGCGTGACTTTGGCACTGGCTTGAACCATGAGCAAGTCACCTCAATCTATACCACATACTTTGAGTCCACTAAAACCAACTCTAACGATTTTGTTGGTGGTCTTGGTCTCGGCTCTAAGTCACCATTCTCCTACACTGACAACTTCACTGTTACCGCAATCAAAGACGGTCGCAAAGGTATCTACACCGCATTTATCAATGATGCTGGCGTGCCATCTATTGCACTGATGACCGAAGAACAGTGTGATGAAGCCAACGGCGTTGAGGTCAAATTCTCCGTCAATGAGCGTTACGACTTCAACAAGTTCCGTGACGAAGCACGTTATGTGTATGAATACTTTGAGCATCATCCAACCATCTTAGGTTACAATGACTATGTTAAGCGTGAGCGTAAGTATGAGACTAAGGATATTATTCCTGGTGTTCACTCTTATGCTGATGGCCAATACATGAGTTCATCACGGGCCGTCATGGGTAATATCCCATACCCAATCGAAGTACCTAACGCTGAGTTGGTTCTCGGCAAACAACTGCACTCTCTGCTCCGCTGTGGCCTCGAAATGCACTTCGACATTGGTGAGTTGGACTTCCAAGCATCACGTGAAGGCCTCTCATACATTGCACCTACAATCGCCGCTATCAAGTCCAAACTCGAAGCTGTGACTGCGCAACTCGCCGTGCATATTGCAACCGAGGCTGATAAGATTCAATGTGAGTGGGCACGTTCACGTTTCCTGTATTCCAAGAAGCGTAACCCTCTTTGGTCTTCCGCTGTTGCTAAGTATGCCAAAGATACCAAGTTTAAATTGTTTGAAGAATCAAACTGGTCCTCAAACTATTCTATCACCATGTTTGCCAAAGACTTGACTGCCAAGTACAATATCAACATTCGCTCATTCTATTTGCGCAACGGTGGTTCGACCTGTGCAACTAACAAACCATCATACAACTATGATGACACTGCTGTGGTTGCTTCTGGCACCCCACGTCCCAAGATTGAAGAATGGAGTTTCTCAGTTCTTGGTAATGTGATGTTCATTCAGAATGACACCAAGGTCGGCGCACTCGAACGTGCCAAGCACCACTTCCGTGAAGATGGTGATGGCGGCGAAACCGTGTTTGTGCTTGAAGTGTTTGACAAGACTAAGCCTGCCAAGTTTACCGAGTTCTACAAGGCTCTGCACAATCCACCAACTGACCAAATCATGCTGGCGTCCTCATTGATTGAGCGTGAGCGTGTTGCCTCTGGTGTCGGTAAAGCTGTGAACCTGATGAAGCTCTCTGGTAAATCTGTCAACTCTTGGTCATCTGTTAAAACATACACATGGGAAGCCATTGGTGATGTTGCCAATATGGACAAGACCAAGACTTACTACTACATCCCACTGACTGGCTTCCAGTTGAAGACCACTTATGGTTATGGCGGCAATGGCCAAAACTTGCTCGACTATTTGCAACGTACTGGCATCCCTGGTCTCTGTGATATCGAAATGTATGGTGTCCGCAAAGGTGACATGGAAGCCATCCAAGCCATGTCCAACTGGAAGAATATCGAAGACCACATCCGTGACACACTCTCCAACATTCCACAGAATGTCATTATGGGTATTGTCAAAGCCAAGGTTTGCAATTACAACTACATGAAATATACCAAGCGTGTGTATGATGCAATGAATCCAAAGTCACTGCTGAAAATCATGTATGACGAGTTCAAGACAGTCAAAGATATTACAGTTGGTGAGTCCGCTGTTCGCCACCTCATGGGCTACTATGCAAAAGACTCCAAGTTTGATGTAAATGTCTACATGGACAAATACAATATCGACTGCGTGAATATCACCACACGATACCCAATGCTCAGCCTTATCCATGGTTACAGCACCGACTACCTCGAAGTCGCCAACTATGTTAACCTTGTCGAGAAATCACTCGGTAACTAATTTCGGTTTATATCAAATAATGATTGACAACAATTAAAGTTTGATATATACTTATCATTCAACATCCACTCAAAAGGAATTTTATATGTCGTATCCGTTTCTGATTCAAGGCAACAACATCACCGTTGTTATTGACAACAAGCCTCACACAATCTCCAAAACTCACATCACCTATGAAAAGGTCAAAGAAGCCATCAAGGCTGGTGATTGGGAGACTGTCAAAGATATCATCGAACCTAAGAAGGTCGTTCTCAACTATGGCAAGGGTAATATCTCTATCCAAGGCGAGACTCTGTTCTGGAAAGGTGAAGAATTCCATAATGCAATTTCAACCCGCATGGTCGAAATGCTCACAGAAGGTTTCTCTATCGAGCCATTGGTTCTGTTCATGGAAAACTTGTTGCAGAATCCATCACACCGTTCCGTCAACGAGTTGTATGGCTTCTTGGAGAAGAACAACTTGCCTATCACTCCTGATGGTCACTTCTTGGCTTACAAGAAAGTACGTGAGAACTACATGGATGTCCACTCTGGCACATTCGACAACTCTGTTGGCAAAATCTGTGAAATGGAACGTTTCAAGGTTGATGATGATGCTAACCGCACCTGCTCTGCTGGTCTCCACTTCTGCTCACAGTCTTACCTGAACCACTTTGGTGGCGAACGTGTCGTGATTGTGAAGATTAACCCAGCCGATGTGGTGTCTATCCCAACTGACTACGACTTCTCTAAAGGTCGTTGCTCACGCTACGAAGTTGTTGGCGAAGTTGGTGCATCTGCCGAAGACACCTCTGCCGCCTTCACTGCACCTGTGCAATCAAACGCACAGAACACATTGGGTGGTATTGCTAACGTGGTTGCTTCTACATGGAAGCAAGCATGGCCTAGCCCTAAAGTCTAATTGATTTGGTTGTTGATTAGTTTGGGGTACCTTCGGGTACCCCCTTTTTTAAGGAAATATCATGGCATTATGGTCTATTAAACCAATGTGGAAGAAGTCCATTATTGAACGACAACACTATCACAAGGGTAGCAATACGATTGTTATTGAGACAGGTTGGCGTTGGGGTGAGTTCACTTGTGAGACAGAAGGTGATGAACCACCAGTTCTGGAAGCAGGCGTTGATTTGTATGACTGTGATTATACAGTTGAAATGGTTGAGACCTCAGATGGTTGCTGGGAAGAGCATGACATGGATGATTGTGATGCCGAAACAACCGAATGGTTGGAAGAATTCTTGGAAGAAAATTCATACTATGACCTAGAGGAACATGGATGGGGTCAAGGTGATACCGAAATGATTATCGACTGCGATATGCTTATTGAGAAGATGGAGGACTGATATGGATTTAGTTTGGCTTGTATACGGTATTTCATTGTTGGGCAGTTTTGGATTGTTTTTCCATGTGGCCACTGTTGTTGCTGCTTGCTCAGTCGTGGCATTTCTAATTTACCGTGGTTCTGAGTGCAGTGCTTATCCTTGGGATGATGAACGCCGTGCTAAGAAGAAGGTTGCTGATGGTATTTGGGCCATGGGTCATGTTAAGACTTTGTTTAAGGTTTTTCTTGTGTGTGTTTTTATTAGCGGAATTTTACCCTCAGAAAAGACTGCATACGTAATGGTTGGTGCATACGCAACACAGAAGGTTGCCGAATCTGGTGCAGTCCAAGAGACTGGTAGTAAAGTTCTTACTATCATTAATCAGAAGTTGGACCAGTATGTGCAAGAAGGTGTTGATGCGGCCGAATCTGCAACTGAAACCAAGAAGAAGCGCAAGTGATATGAAAAAGGAATTGACTTTGATTATGTCAGGTGAGGGTGTTGGTAAAAGTATTCTTGCTGGTGCAGAAATCATGGCAGGCGATGGCGGTTACCGAGAATTTCCATTGTCTGAGTTGAGGCCATCACCGTATCGTGATATCATTCCAAAATCACAAGATGACTTGGATGTGGAATGGTTTGCAACACGTGGTCATTGGTTGATTCGCAAAGTGCCTAACACCAAAGACCAATTCTATGTGAAGTGTGGACATCCACCTGCACGTGTGTTACAGATTTATGGGATTACACCATGACGAATGATCCATTTTTAAACTACATTTGTGCAATCATTGTTGGTGTGCCTATGTTTTATATGGCATGGTGGTTTATACAACTTACCAAGGATAAAAAATGAAATTGTTATTGATTCGTGGCCTTCCTGGTTCAGGTAAGTCAACTCTCGCAAAGAACCTGATTGGTTTCTACCAGCACCGTGAGACTGATATGTTTTGGATGCAGGACGGCGAATACAAGTTTGACTACAATCGGTTAACCGAAGCACATGAGTGGTGCTTAGAAGAAACACGTAAACTGATGCAAGCAGGTTTCTCTCCTGTTGTGTCCAATACATTCACACTGAAACGCAATATGCTGCCATACTTTGAACTTGCACGTGAGTTTGGTATTGTACCTACTGTGATTCATTGTCAGAATGATTTTGGTAATATTCATAATGTTCCGCAAGATGCACTGGATCGGATGCGGAAACAATTTGAGTATGATATTTCGGATTTGCTTGACGAATACAAAATTGTGTGATATAATAATTTTTTAACAGGAGTATTTACAATGGCAAAAATGTTGACTAAGTTGGCTAAAGTGTCTGATTCTTTTTCCGTGAACCGTTATGATAATGGTTTCATGTTTGAAGTTTCTGGCCGTGATAAAGAGAATGATTGGAAATCAGCCAAGATTCTGTGTAACACCGAAGCCGAGTTGCTTGCAGTGATTCAGGAATACAACAAGATGGAACTTGATAACTGATGATTGAAATTATTAGGACATACTACGGTACAACACGGCACCACGGTGCAGTATGCAAGGTTCGTATGCAACCTGCGTATCGTTGTACCAAGTGTGGCCTAATTGGTTATGTGCGTGATGATATGGTTTACCATAATTGTAAGGAGAATACTAATGAAGTACCTGTTGCTAACTTTGACCGCCCTATTGACGGCGTGCGGCTCGAACCCTAAAGTTGCTGGCTTTAAAGAGCCGGAGATGTTGAATCGCCATGAGGTGATTCAATCAAACAAGGAATGTATCAATGCTAAGATGCGTCCTAATGTTCAATATGTTGGTCAAAAGACCGACTTTGGTACGCTTTCAGTGCCAGTGCTTGTGACCTGTGACCCTTACACTCGCTGAGGTGTAATATGTATTCTGAAATCTTAACTGCCACTGGTATCACTCAGAGTGGTATGGAAACATTCGTACTTGGTACGATTGCGGTATTGATTCTAGGTTTCATACTTGTCATGTATTGGCCTTTCATCATTGCCGGTGCTGCCGCATTATTCTGTGTTGTAGTTCTGGCCAATCACAAGGTGCCTGATGCACCTAAGCCCAAAGCCGTAGAAGTTTTAGTTCCAGTTGATGAAGCTGTTGCCAAACCTGCTGAACGTGTGATACAATCGGAAGAACCGTTCGATGAATCAAAGGCTTTTCTGCAAGACTGTGTGGCCTTGACTGACTATACAAAGCAGAAGTGCCAACAAATTTGGGAGAATCGTGAGGAGCCAATGGCATCACAGGATCCAGTTGTGTTCAAGTTGTTGAATGTTGACAATGCAGAATACAAGAAGCGTCGAGCCGAGGCATTGAAGAAACCTAATGCCGTTGTCTCTCACTACACATTTCACTAGGAGTTTTTATGGTAGCAGTTGTTAAGTCCGAATGGCATCAAGTTGAGAAGCGATATAGTATTGATATTGACCGTGAATTGTTCGGTCAAATCTATTCTGATATCGAAGACGAGGCCGAGATTGATTTGATGTTCAATCAGTTTGAGACTGGTGAAATTGATGTGTCTGAGGTTATCGACAAGGCTTATGATGAAGGTGTTGACCTTGATTTTGAGTGGTTAGATGAAGATGATTGGTGGACTGACCGCAAGGGTGGTTATGAGGTAACCTATGCCATCGAACCATAATACATCTGGTAATGATATACAACAGTTTCTGAGGAACCTTAACATGGCCAGACCAAGAGGATTGCGGCGCTCAACGGTATATTCCAACCGGCGACAGCGTGTGATGCAACGACGAACACGACGAGATATTGAATATGGAGAAGTACCAATGCAAGTGAACCCAAAAGAAGTGTTCTTAGGAGCATCCGATGTTACCGACTTTATGACGGCCAACATTATGACTGAGCGCAACCGTCTGATGAAGGAGACATTCAACACATCCTTTGGCATCTATGCCTCCAAGAAGGAATGGTTGGATTATTTCGCCGAGTTGCAACGATTCCGTTGTGTGCAAATGCGTTCAGAGTCCGGCTATTTCTATGATGACGAGAACCTGTCATACATGAATTACCATATTCATTCTACCCACGTTTCAATCGAAATGACTGGTGATGACACATTCATTGCAGAACTCCATGCACAGTTCAAGGAAGACTTTGAGTTTGTGACCAATCAGATTGAGTGGATGTATTCATCTGATGGCCAATCTATTGAGATTCCGTTGAAGCGTGACCGTGTGCCTGTTGCAGAAATGTATCCTTGGTTAGATGGTCGTTCACTTGAGTCCTACTATGAGGACTTCATGGCATCACCTGCATCCATTCTGCTATTGATTGGCCCACCAGGAACTGGTAAGACCACATTCATCCGTGGTATGCTTCAACACACAGAAACCTCGGCTACTGTATCGTATGATGCCGCAGTATTGGAGAAAGACTATGTGTTTGCCTCATTCATTGAAGGTGATAAGTCTCTGTTGATTCTGGAAGATGCTGATATGTTCCTGAAGTCACGCAAAGAGGGTAACACCATGATGCACAAGTTCTTGAACGTGGGTGATGGCTTGGTTACTACCAAAGGTAAGAAGCTGGTGTTCTCCACTAACTTACCTTCTATCAAAGACATTGACCCAGCCTTGGTTCGTCCTGGTCGTTGCTATGATATCGTACACTTCAATGAGTTGACACAAACACAGGCAGAAGCCTTGGCTGAGAAGACTGGCGCTACACTGAATGGTAAGCGTGACAAGTGGTCTATTGCGGATGTATTCTACAATGAAAACACCAATAGCAAAGAGAAGTTCAAGGCAACCGAATCTAAGATGGGATTTATGTAATGAGACTAATGCTTGGCCAATCAGGTAAACCGAGTTTGCTTGTTAATGTCGAGCAAGAACATAGTCCTACTCATTTTGAATTTTGGGTAGTCAACGGTAATTGGAATGGAACATATATTGATGGTTATGTGACAACTCATAACTGCCCAAGTGGTGACTATTCCAGTCTGGATAAGGTAGAAATACTTTGCGATAATCAGGACAGGTTACGTTCTTCTGATTGGTCTGGTGGTTACCAAGAAGTGTTCAATAACTTCCATGATGAAACGTATGTGGCACCTAAGCCTAAACCTGTTAAACTGCCGGCTAGCTGGGACGATGATATTCCTTTTTGAGGTAAAGTATGAAGTGTGATAAATGTGGTTATGATTATAGCAATTCAGGAGATTCTGCACACGTTTGCTTTCCTGTGAATTTGAAAAAGACAATGGTTATTTTCGATAAGCATTATTCGGATGAATCGCTCATTGATTTAGAAGGCCATATTGCTGATGCACTATCAGATAACATTGCTGGCATCCCAAGGGATGAATATGGTTTCTTAACTGGTACGTTTCGTGTGACCATTAATTGGAGTGAAGAATGAAATTACTATTGATTCAAGGTGACTATGTTGCCGTATATCACGGAAGAAAACAGGTTGCACTCTACAAAGTAGATTGGACAGAAGAAACCGAACCACTGGAAATGGTCAAGGAGTTGTTAGCATGAAAGAACGTATCTGGGAATTAGCAGTACAGGCCAAAATCCAAATGGTGAGTGAACCTCGATTGCAGGAGTTTGCTGAGTTGGTAGCACGTGAATGTGCCAACATCTGTGAAGACCTATCATTCACGCCTGAAGGTCCATCACTTGAGGCCAGATACCAACGTGGTCTATGTGCCGGTGAAATACGAAAACAATTCGGAGTACCGGCAGAATTTAGAAAAAGTACTTGACAAATAGAAAGGTTGTTGTATAATATCTCTATTGAACGGGAGATATTATGGCAATCATTCACACACATTTGAAGAAGCGTAAACCTAAGAAGATGAATGCCCGCCAGCGGGAAATTCAGTCTGACTGGGAAAAGCTGGTCAAAAAGTATGAGACAAAGCCTGTGAAAAGTAAAGGTGTTGAAGCATGGATTCCACCACGAGCGTTCGTGCGTGAGACTCCCATCATCAAATCACTTGACACAGGCTTTGTCGAATGTACCCGTAAAGATACACCCAAATACACAGGCTCTGCCATCAAAGGCATTGGTACAATGCACAAATCAAATGCTGTACCTATCTTCACCGATGAACAGGCTATTGAAATTGCCACTATGAGGAGAGGTTGATGCACAAGACCGCACAAGAAGCTATTGATGCTTTCACACTGGAACACGGTGATGATATCATGGATTTCGATGGTATGAACTGTAACGATTATCTATCCGATGGTCAAGAAGAATGTCTAGGTTGGCAAATTGGTGACCGCCGCTGTGATTGTGGTAATCGCCGTGTGTCTATTGAAACCTATGGTGATGCCAATACAGGCTTTGTTGCCTTTGCTTGTGCATATTGAGGAGTGGATGATGCAACGCACACCTGTACCTATTGAATACCTCGAAGAAAAATGTATACAGTGGGATTCTGTATATTACCATCCAGATTTCGATTCGGATAAATTTGCCAAGCTCCTTGCAAAAGAGATTTTGAATTTGGCTAATCGACATGGCAATATTAAACCACGTGAAGTAATGAAATATTTTGGAGTAGAAAATGCGTAAACTTGCAACAATCCGTAAAATTGATGAACTGAACCCAATCGAAGGCGCCGATGCAATCGAGTGTGCCGTTGTGGGTGGCTGGAAAGTGGTAGCACAAAAAGGTCTGTACCAAGTTGGTGACCTTGCTGTTTACTTTGAGATTGATTCATGGATTCCAACTGAGTTGGCTCCATTCCTGTCCAAAGGTAAAGAGCCACGTGAGTTTGAAGGTGTCAAAGGTGAACGCCTGAAGACTATCAAACTGCGTGGTCAGTTGTCTCAAGGTTTGTTGATTCCTGTCCATAATGATAAGACTGGCACATACCTGATGGTCTATACGGACGAAACAGGTGAGTATTCTCTGACTGTTGCTGAAGGTGATGATGTTACTGAGGCACTTGGTGTCAAGAAGTGGGAAAAGCCAATCAATGCTCAACTGGCTGGAGTATGTAAAGGTAATTTCCCTTCACTGATTCCAAAGACTGACCAAGAACGTGTGCAAAACTTGAAGAAAGAAATTGCGGCTGCACGTGAACTGACATTTGAAGTGACCGAGAAGTTAGAAGGTTCTTCTATGACTTGCTACTTGATTGAAGGTGAGTTTGGTGTTTGCTCACGTAACATGGACTTGAAAGAGTCCGAAGGTAATGCGTTTTGGGCCACTGCACGCCGTGAAGGTGTGGAAGAAAAGATGCGAACCGAGTTTGGCCTTGCAGACTTTGCCGTGCAAGGTGAACTGATTGGTCCAGGTATTCAAGGTAACATCTACAAACTATCCGAACCTAGGTTCTATGTGTTTGATATCTATGATATTCGCCGTGGTGTGTATGTTGGTCCACGAACTCGTCAAGCTATGGTCAATGATATGGGCCTCAGCCATGTACCGACTATCTGGCACCAATGGAAACTTGATGCTGATGTTGACACACTCTTAGCACAAGCCGAAGGTGCTTCTTGGCTCAACAAAGACCAAGAGCGTGAAGGTATTGTGTTCAAGCAACTTGATGGTGGTATGACCTTCAAGTCTATCTCTAACAAATATCTACTCGGAGAGAAGTGATGGCTAAAATTATTCTGGCATTTGCTTCATTTGCCGTGATTATACATTTCGTCATTACTTTGTGGCGTTCACTTAATGGTCTGGAAAAGTGGACGTTGACAAAGAATGTGGTTTATAGTATAATGATTTCTGCATTGGCAATTCTGCTGATGGTTGGTCTTGTGATTGTTTTTTAAGGAACTGAAAATGAAACGTATTTTGAGTATTGGTATTTTGGGTGCCGCAATTTTGATGACAGGTTGTACTCGAATCGAAACCGGTGAGATTGGTCTTCGGATTGATATGAGCAAACAGATTAGCAACAACGAACTAGCAGAAGGTTCATGGAATCAAACAATCATTGGTGATGTTCTTACATTCCCAGTGAAAGAAGTTGCAGTCAAGGTTGATGACTTGAACCCACAGGCCGCAGACAACTCAACAATGAAGGACTTTGACTTGACTGTTATCTATAACATTAACAAGAGTCAAGTTGCCGAAATTTACAACAGCAAGAACAAGTCATTCCATGCCAAGCATGACGGCGACACTTACCTGATGTATAACTACATTTATAATGCTACACGAAATGCAGTATACAAGTCCGCACGAAAGTATGAAGCATTGAATATGGGTGATAACCGTACACCAATGGAAATTGAAATCAAAGAACTTATCACTGGTACACTGGCATCTGAAAAGTTGGATGGTTCTATCACAATTAGCCAAGTGTTGATTCGCCAAATTATTCCAGCAGATACTGTGGTCGAATCAGCTAACGCATTGGTCCGTGCTAAGAATGAAACCAAGCAGAAAGAAGCCGAAGTTCGTACTGCTCAACTTGAAGCACAACGTATTCAAGCACTGGCACAGAACCAAGGCGCTATTGCATACATGGATGCACAGACACGAATGACCTTAGCCGAAGCTGCCAAGATTCAAGCCCAAGCTATTGCACACTTCAAAGGTGGTACACTGGTTATTGGTGGCCAGCCCCCTGTGTTGAATGTAGGTAAATAAATGTGGTAAACAGTAGCCAATTACACTATAATCAAGTATAATTGGCTATATACCAATGTGAGAGATAGACTTTCACACGACACTTATTCAAAGGAGTTTTGAATGTCAAAAAAATACGATACCCTTGTCCTTATCGGACGCTTTCAGCCTTTTCACAATGCTCACCTAGAGATTATCAAACGTTCCACAGCCTTGTGTGACAAATTGATTATCATTACTGGTTCTGCGGCACAGCCTCGCACCTACAAGAACCCATTTAACTCACACGAACGTGCCACTATGATTAAGGCCGCAACTGGTGGCCTTGCAATCAATATCATTATTGAGTCCAATGTGGACACAATCTATAATGACCAAGCATGGGCAGTTCGTGTTCAAGCTATCGTCAATCGAAACACCAAGGCTGGTGACAAAGTTGCCGTCATCGGCCACAAGAAAGATGATTCATCATTCTACCTCGATATGTTCCCACAATGGGGCTACGAGAATGTGGAAGAAATTGAACCACTCTCTGCGGTTAATATCCGTGACTTGTATTTCAAGCGTGATGTTAATATGAACTTCATTAAGAACGTGGTGCCACAAACTACATTCGTTTACTTGGATGCCTTCAAGGATACTCCAGAATACGAACAAATCATCCGTGAGCGTGAGTTCGTTGAGGCGTATAAGAAACAATACGCCTCACTTCCTTACCCACCAATCTTCTCTACTGCCGATGCCGTGGTTGTTCAATCTGGACACGTACTTATGATTAAGCGCCGAGCAGAACCAGGTAAAGGATTGTGGGCACTTCCAGGTGGCTATGTTAATGCTAACACCGACAAGTCTGTGGAAGATGCTGCGATTCGTGAACTGCGAGAAGAAACAAAGATTAAGGTGCCTGAACCTGTATTGCGTGGCAATATTGTCCGTGCTAAAGTCTTTGATGCAGTTGACCGTTCACCACGTGGCCGTATCATCACTCATGCCTTCTACATTCAATTACCCGATGGTGAATTACCAAAGGTCAAAGGTGCCGATGATGCCGAAAAGGCACGTTGGGTTCCAATCGCAGAAGTTAAGTCTGAGGAATGTTTTGAAGACCACTACGAAATTCTGCAACACTTCTTGGGAGCCTAATATGTTAAAACACGCAAAAGGTAATTTACTTGACATGGCCGAGAACGGCGACTTTGATGTTATCGTCCAAGGTTGTAACTGCTTCAACACGATGGGTGGTGGTATTGCCCGTGAGATTGCAGAACGTTATCCACAGGCTATGTTGGCTGATAGAGAAACTGAACGTGCCGATTATAAAAAGCTAGGTAACTGGACTCAATCATGGTCTCACGTGGCAGAGTTTGAAATCATTAACGCCTACACACAATATAGTATGTCTCGTGGTTTTGATGTGTTTGAGTATGTGGCTTTTGAATTGATCCTACAAAAACTCTTACACTATTATGGTGATAAACGTATCGGTTTACCATATATTGGTATGGGTCTGGCTGGAGGTGATGAACAAACTATCCTCAATATGATTGAAGATTGGGCTTATGGTGTTGCATCAAAAGGTGGTACTGTAACATTAGTGGAATTTGGAGGTTGATATGAAAGAAATCAAAGCACCAAACTTTTTCCCCGCAATGGGTAAGAATGTGTTCCTTGCAGGCTCTATTGAAATGGGAGTTGCAGAGCAATGGCAAGAACGTCTGGCTAAAATGCTAACTGATGTGGATTGCACACTACTGAATCCCCGTCGGGATGATTGGGATACCTCATGGGTACAATCAATCGACAATCCACAATTCAAAGAACAAGTTGAATGGGAACTTCGTGGCTTGGATAGTTCTGTTATCGTTGTATTCTATTTTGATCCAAATACAAAGAGCCCGATTACACTCATGGAACTAGGTTATGTGGCACATACTTGGTGTGATGTAGTTGTGTGTTGCCCAGAAGGATTTTGGCGTAAAGGTAATGTTGATATTATGTGTGAACATACCGGAAAGGATACCGTAAACTCTCTCGAAGAAGTTGCGGAATATGTGAGAAAGAAATTGACACAGAATTGAAATTGTGTTATAATGTAAGCACTAGAGATAGACTCTGGTATAATTTAAACTGTTAAGGAGATTAACATGAAACTGGCAAAAAATATCTTATTGAATACCGACTCGTACAAGGTTAGTATGTGGAAACAATATCCCGTGGGAACCACTGGAGTTTACTCATACATCGAATCACGTGGCGGTAAGTATGACGAGACACTGATGTTCGGCCTACAAGCCTTCATCAAGGAGTATTTACTTGAACCAATCACACAAGCCGACATTGACATTGCAGACGAGATTCTCACAGCGCACGGTGAACCCTTCAACCGAGCTGGTTGGGATTACATCCTTAAAAATCACAAAGGATACCTCCCACTCGTTATTCGTGCTGTACCTGAAGGCACTGTGGTCCCTGTCTCGAATGTTCTGGCAACTGTCGAGAACACAGACCCAGAATGTTTCTGGCTGACAACTTACCTTGAAACTGCTTTGCTTCGTGCTGTGTGGTATGGTACAACCGTAGCAACACAGTCATATAAAATCAAGAAGGTTATTCTTGAATACTTGGAGAAAACTGGTGATCCTGCTGGTATTGATTTTAAATTGCATGATTTCGGTGCCCGTGGTGTTTCAAGTATGGAATCTGCGGGGATTGGTGGCGCAGCGCACTTGGTTAATTTTATGGGTACTGACACTGTTACTGGTCTGCTTTATGCTCGTGAGTACTATAACGCTGGCATTGCAGGTTTCTCAATTCCAGCCGCAGAACACTCCACAATCACAAGTTGGGGTCGTGAAAACGAAGTAAAAGCCTATGACAACATGCTCAACCAATTTGCTAAACCTGGTGCTATCCTTGCAGTTGTATCTGATAGCTATGACATTTACAATGCAGCTTCTAAGTTATGGGGTGAAGAACTCCGACAAAAGGTTGTGGATTCTGGCGCTACTGTCGTCATTCGCCCTGATTCTGGTGACCCTGTAGCCGTCAATAAACAATTGGTTCAAATCTTGGATCAAAAGTTCGGCAGTACAGTAAACTCCAAAGGTTTCAAAGTTCTTAATAACATTCGACTGATTCAAGGAGATGGTGTAAATGAACTTACTATTCGCTCTATTCTTGGTGCCTTTATGGCTCTTGGGTATTCTGCTGATAATATTGCTTTTGGCATGGGTGGAGCGTTGTTGCAAATCGTGGATCGAGACACCCAACGATTCGCAATGAAGTGTTCTTCTATTCAAATCAATGGTGCATGGCAAGACGTACAGAAAGATCCTGTGACTGACTCTGGTAAGCGTTCTAAAGCAGGACGTGTAACTCTCTGGCAATCAGGCGGTGAACTGTACTCTGGTATCAAACCACCAACAGGTTGGACCGACAAAGGTTATGGTGGTTGGGTCGAAGCAATGCAAACCGTGTACCGTGACGGTCAGATTGTCCGTGAATACGACTTTGCAGAAGTTCGTGCCAATGCACGTAAGTGATTAGAGTTCACACACTACGAAAAAGGTGTTGCCAGTGACACCTTTTTCATATATAATAACTGTGAGTGCCAATCGGGCTCACATTTTTAACCTCGCTTTTTAAGGAGCAACTATGACATTTCTAACTACATTCGTCGAATCGGCCGCAGACATTCAAAAGAACACACTGAAGGTTTTTGTAACTGACGAACAATTCCGTAAGCCACTCGCATCTATCATTGATGCACAAACTGCCTTGGCAAAAGAGTCAATCAAAACTGCTCAAGGTCTTGTTGGTAAGTTGAAGCTGGCTAGCTAATAGCCACATTTTGTTATGATATCTGTGACCAAAACCAATCTTCGCAGATTGGGAGAATACGCCAAACATCTGAAAGCAATGCCAACTGAGGACCGTGGTTCTCGGTTCGGTTCAGCCATCTCGGATTATGGCATTGACCAAATTATGCTACAAATGGCATATCATCCTGATGACCATCAACTGTGGTTTGCCCACAATAATGGTGAGGAGATTCTTGGTTGGGGTCACATGGCACAGTCAAAGCCTGATGTTTGGGAATTGGCTGTGTCTGTTGAGAAGGCTCACCAACGCAAAGGTGTAGGTGATAAACTAATCACCGAAATGCTTGAGTGGGCCGCATATCACCGCATTGGTGAAGTCTTCATGCACTGCATCGAAGAAAATAAGGTTATCCAACACCTTGCAACTAAGCATGATTTGAAAACCGTCGAACGTGGCTATGGTGAACGCACAGCCGCAATCGAAGTACCTGCACCAACATTCCTAGAAATGAATGAACAGTTTATGAAAGAGCAGATGGAAATTCGCACAGAAATCAGACAGCTATATAAGAGGCTGACTGATATGTGGGTTAACCCATCCAAAATTTAATTATGAGTGATAACTTTGATTTATTTCTGGAACAAGTTAAGATTTACCAAGAAGTTGAACGCATCCGTGTGAGGCGTAAGATTATTAAAATCTCGGTGGTCGTTCTGTGTGTTGTCGGTGGTTTGTTTTATTATTTTTATTAAGGAATTCCTATGAGCATGTTTGTTGAAGTAAATTCGGTTCAACCGAAACATTGTACCCTAATCATTAATTTGGATTACGTACTCGAAATTGCACCTCTGGTGACAGGTGGCTGTGTTATCACAATGGGTGCAGCCGAAGCAGGTGCCTCACGTAACCTGACTGTGACTGACGACTACGCAGACTTTAAGCAATTCGTATTGCAGAAGGTATCAGCCGATGATATCAAGAAACGCTTCCCTAAGGCTAAGGTAGCAGAAGATAACATCAAGCCGCAAGAAGAAGGCAAAGGCGTAGAGTTTAAATAATGAACTTCCGTAAATACTACGGACCAACCCTTGACTGGATAGCCCATGACTTTAACTCTCACCGAATTCGCTTTTGTATTGAGTTGCTTGCTTGGGCTATTAGCATTGGATGTTCGATTACTATGGCTCTCACAGTCCCCAACCCACCGCTTCTGGCTCTTTATCCTATTTGGATTACTGGTTGTGCCTTGTACGCTTGGTCTGCTTGGACTAGGAAATCTTTTGGCATGTTGGCTAACTACGTTCTGCTAACCACAATCGACACTATTGGCCTAATTCGGATGTTGACAAACTGAATGGTTCTGTTATAATAGCATCATTGTAAAACGGAGTTGCTATGAATATCTTTTATCTTCACCACGATCCTGTTCAATGTGCCGAAATGCACAACGACAAGCATTGTATCAAAATGATTCTCGAATATGCTCAACTACTTTCTACCGCTCATAGGGTGCTTGATGGCGTTCCTACTGTTGATAGGGGAACTGCAACTGGCAGACAACGAACCACGTATATACTCGCTGATAATCGTGATGCTCTGCTTTATCGGGCTACTCATATCAACCATCCTTCAGCAATCTGGTGTCGCCGTGGCAATGCAGAATATGTATGGTTACATTCACTCTTAGATGCTCTATGTAAAGAGTATACGTATCGCTACGGTAAAGTTCATAAGTGTGAACGTGACGGCCTAGTTGAAATGCTGAAACGTACACCTGACAATATCAAAATGTCGGATCGTTTCACAGAGCCAACACCGGCTATGCCAGATGAAATCAAAATTGCAGGTAACAGCATTGCCTCGTACCGCAACTACTACACAAAAAGTAAAACACATCTTGCATCATGGCAAGGTAAATTCAATTCACGTTCAATCCCGGAGTGGTATAATGTCCAATAATTTTTCGGTCGGTGACCGAGTACGAGCAACTATGCAAGCTGGCTTCCATAAAGGTGCCGAAGGTGTAATCAACTATATTGAGCCAGCAGGTAAATGTTGGGTTCGCCGTGATGGTGCAAGTTCTGATATTTGGTATGATGCAGGTGAATTGGAACTATTGAGGCCATTTAAAAGACGCAATCGTGAACGTGTCATGGATGTTCTGCAAGAAGAATGTGCAGAGGTTATTCAGGCAGTATCGAAGATTCGCCGTTTTGGTTTAGAAGAATCATGGAACTCTACCACCAATAAACAAGCACTCATTACAGAAATTGGTGATGTTCTTGCCATTGTGGACATTCTTGTCGAGGAAACTGATATAAATATTGATAGACTGCAAATCGAATTGGCTATCAAGGCCAAGAAGAAGAAGCTAGAGATTTTCTTACCTTACGAATAATTATGATTTACACATTTATGAACACAACGACCGGAAACATCGAAGAACACACGATGCGACTTTCCGAGTACGATAAATTCAAAGAAGACAACCCCCACCTAGAACGATATTTCACACCTGAACAATGTCCAGGTCTGGGTGATGGTATGCGCATGGATACTCCCGGTACGGGAAAGTCGGATTCTACCTTTGAGAAGTATGTCATCCAACGCATGAAAGATACAATTCCTGGTAATACAATGGGAGGTCATAAGACCAAATTACCAAGAGAATGGTAAGATTTTTTAAACTACAAAGGGAAACATGGTTACTAAAAAAACAACAACCAAAACTCGTGAAGAATTTATTGAGAACTCTGAGCAGACAACAAGACACCAACCAGTTTCAAACAGTCTAAAGATTAAATTAGACCACATGCTGACATTCGAGGCTTTGACTTCTAATCAGCAAAAATTCTTTGATGCGTACCGACAAGGTGATTACTTCATCGGTCTATATGGATCTCCAGGTGTAGGTAAGACCTTCTTGGCACTATATCGTGGACTCGAAGAAGTGTTAGACAAAACAAATCCGTTCAAGCAACTTGTGGTTGTTCGTTCGGCTGTACAGACTAGAGACCAAGGATATGTTCCTGGTACTTTGGATGAAAAGATGGAGATTTACGAAACTCCATACAAAGAAATTTGTGAAACATTATTCAAACGTCCTGATGCTTGGGATAGATTGAAGGAGCAAGGCCATGCTAGATTCATTTCTACTACTGCAATTCGTGGGATTTCTATTGATGATGCTATTATTGTGGTTGATGAATCGCAATCTATGACCTTCCATGAGTTGTCGTCCGTTATCTCTCGTGTCGGGCACCGCTCAAAGATTATCTTCATTGGTGACCTAAAACAGAATGACTTACTCAAGTCCAAGTATGATGTATCAGGTCTCAAAGAGTTCTTGCAGGTTGCAGAATCTATGAAAGAGTACACACAAATCACATTCACACCAGATGATATCGTTCGTTCATCACTGGTGAAGTCTTGGATTGTTGCATGTGATAAGTTGGGCTTCTAATGTTATTCAACCATTGTCCGCCTATGAAACTCCCCGACCTTGTCTCTGCGACAGGTTCGGATGGTAAAAGGTATTATACAACACCATCAGGTGTGAAACTTCCTTCTGTCACGACTGTGGTTGGAGCCATGAAAAAGGCTTCTATTATGGAATGGCGGAATGCTGTTGGTCCGGAAGAAGCTAATCGTGTATCACGTGCAGCCTCAGGTCGTGGTAACCGTGTACATAATCTAGCCGAGAAGTACCTCAGGAATGAGCCGATTCAATGGCTGAAAGAAATGCCTGACTCTACGGTTATGTTCCGTTCCCTCATTCCACACATGGAACGTATCAACAACATCCACTACATCGAACAGGCTCTATGGTCTGAGAATGTCGGTATGGCTGGTCGTGTTGACCTGATTGCGGAATGGGACGGTGTACTGTCGGTAATTGACTGGAAGACTTCATCCAAGGTCAAAACTCTGGCAGATATTCCAGATTACATGGCACAGTGTGTGGCCTATGCAGCGATGTATCAGGAACACGTAGGTGTCTCGATTGACCAAATCGTTATTGTCATGGCGGTGGAGCAGGCACCACCCATTATTTTCATTGAGAAGACTGAGGATCATATAAATACTCTGGTAGAACATATCAAGTATTATAGGAACCAGCAATGACGACACCAGCAGGACAGATATCATTTAATGATATTAACGTTGAACTTGGAGTTACGGGAACAACCACACGCACATTCAATGACACAGTGTTGCGTCAACTTTTTGGCCAGACCACAGGAACTGTAGATATTAATACTGGTCGTGGTAAGAACAAAAACGTGGTCGCCTCAGGCGGTACTGTAACAACGACCGGTGGATATCGTTACCACACATTCCTATCAACAGGAACGTTAAGTGTTACTGGATTACCGGTAACACAGTCTTTTGAAGTGTTGGTTGTAGCTGGCGGTGGCGGCGGCTCAGGTAAACGTGGTTCTGGTGGTGGCGGTGGCGGTGTATCATTAACAACACTGTCTTCGCTTTCTACAGGTAACCACACAGTTAACGTGGGAGCTGGTGGTAGTGGAACAGGTGACGTATTTTCGAAGGGTGGTACAGGCGGAACATCCTCATTTGTAAGTCCATCGAGTGTAACTCTAGCCAGTAACGGTGGCGGTGGCGGCGGTGGAGGAAGTTCAGGTTCATCAGGTAGCGGTGCATCACCGAACGGTTCTGGTGCCGGTGGCCGATGGCTTGAACAAGGTGGTAACTACACCACATCTCCTGGTACAGGTAACGGAACAGGTGGTAATGGTGGTTCATACAGCGGCTTCGGCGGCGGTGGCGGCGGTGGCTCAGGTAATCACAATGGTGGAACTGGACCTTCTGGTGCAGGCGGTGCAGGTAATAGCACATGGTCAGCTTGGGGAACTACTACAGGTACCTCAACGGCACCTGGAGCCGGTGGTGATGGTGGTGCCGCATATGGTGGTTCCGCATCTGTTGCAGGCGGCACGAATACAGGTAATGGTGCTACTGGCGCAGGTGATAATCCTGGTTGGACTGGTGCAGCCGGTGGTTCAGGCTTTGTTATCGTTCGTTATCCATACAACTGATAGGGAAAAACATGGCACATTTTGCTAAAATTGAAAATAATATTGTAACTCAAGTTATAGTTGCCGAACAGGACGTTATTGACACCTTTCCAGGAACTTGGGTACAAACATCATATAATACACTTTTAGGTGAACACAAATTGGGTGGAACACCATTGCGAAAAAACTATGCTGGTATCGGATACACTTACGATTCGGTGCGTGATGCTTTTATTCCACCAAAAACATATGATAGTTGGATTTTAGATGAAAGTACTTGTTGGTGGAAAGCACCAATTGCATATCCAACCGATGGTAAAGAGTATATTTGGAATGAAACAATCCGAAACTGGGTACCTGTCTCAGATACCTAAAATTTACAAAAGGTAAGTCATGCACTTAACACAAGAACTGTATAAAGGTCTAGATAAATGGCTTTAGGCACAACAAATATAAGTTTATCATCAATAAATCGTGAATTTGAACGAACTGGAACACAACAGATAACAATGTCTGATACCAGACTCAAAGCTATGGCCGCAGCGGGCGCAAGCACCAATATTACATTTTCGGGTATGCAGAATAAAGCAGGAATGTGTAACCTGACAATATCAACGGCACAAAGCGTACAATATAATGTGGCCGCTCAGGCTGCCTCGGCAGGATACAATAGAACATATCAAAAAATTAACGTTGTAGTTAATTCTGGTATCACTGTTTACGGTGGACAAAATGCAAACTATCCAGCAGCAATATTATTCAATGGCTTATGGATGGGTGGTGCAAACAATCAACCATACGGAATACAATTAACTAATAATGGTACTATTGTCGGCCAAGGCGGCGCAGGCGCACAAGGTGCCTATTCATATTCTATTGCCGGTGGCGGAGATTTTGGTGGACCAGGAGCTTCAGGATCTCCATCAATAAGGGCCGAAGGTTGTACTGTCACTGTAATTAACAATGGTTCAATGGTTGGTGCTTCCGCAGGTGGAGCAGGTGGCCAAGGTTCTGGTGGATTCTCCAGTGGACCATGGAATAGTGGCGGCGGTGGTGGTGGCGGAGCACCACACGGTGCAGGTGGAGCAGGTGGCGCCGTACAAGCTGGTGGTGGAACAGGAGCATCAGGCGGAACTGCTACATACTCGAATGGTGGCGCAGGCGGTTCTCCAGCATTGAGTGGTGCCGGCGCAGGTTATGCTGGTGGTAATTTTGGTGCTCTTTCTGGAGGAGGCATTCCATTGGCCACATACATAGCAAACCTAAATGCAATGACTAGATGTGATGGATATGCACAAACGCCGGCACCTTGCGTCAGCTCCAATGGAATTAGTCCAGGTGCAATAGTTTGGCAAGTAACAGGAACAAGAATAGGAGTAATATCATAATGGAAAAACAAGTAACATACGAAGTACTACAAGTAGATGAAGTAAATCATTGCATGTTGGTAGAATATAGATCCGAAGGTCGTGAATCTATTCAAGTAAGCATGAGAATTCCACTGCAAGGTGAAAATGCAGAATCAGTTATTGCATCATATTCTCCATTGGATGTTTGGCTTCTGAGAGAAGCCGCTAAACAGACGATTGAAGTTGGTCGAACAGGTACGTTCGGTGGACCACAAGCATAAATACCACAATAACAATAATAGAGGCAAGTCATGTACTTAACAGAAGAAGAAATCCAACAAAGACAAGATACATTTTTAGAGTTCATCCAAACTATGGCCGACGAGCTTTATGAAGGTTTGGATGAAGAATACGAATTGACTGAAGAAGATGCTTATTTGGCATCTATTATGATGGAACATTTCGTAGATAATTACACCCAATTGACACTTAAAGAATCTGCAACATTGGCGCTAACTGGCCAAGAAGATCCTAACCAAGAACTGTTTGAAGAATTCATTGAAATGGCTCTCGACGAATCTATTGGTGGTGCAGTTGCTGGTGTCGTTCACGGTATCAAGAATTTACTATCTCGCCGCAAAGCTAAGAAGGCATCCGCAGGTGCAGCCGGCGCAAAAGCCTCTGCTAATGTAATCAAAGCAAAAGCAGCCAAGGCAGACAAAGATGCTAAAGGTTCAAAAGGTTTGGTTGGTGTATTCAAGCAAGCCAAGGCTGCTAAATTAGCAGCACGCCATGACAAGTCTATCGACAAATCAGCGGCTGCACAGAACGCAGCACGAGCGGCAAGCAGACAACACCGTTCTTCATTGAAAGCACGTGCTAGCCTAAAGAGCAAAATCGACACTGGTATCTCTAACGTCAAGAAAAAGGTTGTTGGTGCTGTCAAATCTGGTGCAGAGAAGGTTGCTTCCGCAGCAGGTCGTGTCGCAGGTTCATTCTAAGACTTGACAAAGAATTCGGAGTATGTTATACTCCGTTTCAATGATAGTAAACTTGGTATAAGAAAAGTATTCTGGACGGGGGTTCGAATCCCCCCATCTCCACCATAAAGCATATTGAGTGTTCTGCAGGACACGGCATTACCAGTAATGGCGCCACTACACAAGATGTAGGTTCAGTATGTTTTATAATGGGGATGCACTTGGTTTCGACAGGGTAACAAGTACGATATTCGGCTATCCGTCAGAGTTGACGTAAACACTAAATCAAAATAAATGCAAATGACGAAAGTTACGCATTGGCAGCCTAAACGCTGACTAGGGTTTTTGACAGTTTGTCCTCGTAACAGAATCAAACTGTCTTTTCAACAGAGGAGAACTATGCGAAGTAAACCAATACTTTTTAGCATCGTGTTCTCGGCACTCATCTTCACAGCCGCAATGGTTAACGTCAACTACCACGACTTACCGTTTAAAACTGGCTACAATTCCCTCAATGAAGAAACACAACGACAGGTCACCTGTCTAGCCGAGAATATTTACTTTGAAGCGGCGCATGAACCGCTCGAAGGAAAGAAAGCAGTAGCTTTCGTAACCATCAACCGTGTGCTAACTGGAAATTATGCACCGACTATCTGTGATGTAGTATATCAAAAGAAGGGAAACGTTTGTCAATTCTCATGGTACTGCGATAACAAGTTTACCAGTAGAAGGTTGACAATCAAAGAGACTAACCTGTATAATGAGATTCGTGACTTAGCATTACACGTGGTTCTAAACTACGAAAAGTTGAGTGACGTAACCTATGGTGCAACATTCTATCATGCCGATTACGTAAAACCTAATTGGAAGAAACTTGATAAAGTTGACCAAATCGGTCGTCATATTTTCTATAAATCGAAGATTGACGAAATTGACAAAAATAGGAGTTTTATATGAGCAAAGACGTAATTACCTTTATGGTTTGTGCAACAATCGTTATGCTGGCACTTATTGGTGCTGGAGTAATGATGAACTTGAATGACAAAACCAATATGGCCAAGAACATTGAATCGGCTATCAATAAAGGTATTGATCCATTGTCAGTAAAATGTGCATATGATAGCAGTTCTACTACGACCTGTATTACCTATGCAGCAACAGCGAAAAAATAATGCCTACAAAAGAAGAAATTAAAAATTTCAGTGAAATCATTGAAAAACGTGTCCTTGAAACTGACGAGGACTATATGGATGCAGTGATTGCCCATTGTGCAGAAACTGGTTTTGAAATTGAATTGGCTGCCACTTTACTGGCATCACCAATCAAGGCAAAGATTGGTGAAGAAGCACAGGCAATGAATATGATGAAGAAAGTGAATCGTCTACCACTATGAACGAAGCCGGCGGATTTGAAGCCTATGCAATGTATAATGCCCTCAAGCTGCATTTCACAGGCAATTATGATTATGTAAAATACAGCGGAAAAACATCTGTATCCAAAGACCAATTCTTATTGCGCAAGGATAAATTTCAATTCTACAAACTAAGTAGAAAATATAAGCGTGAAGAAATGTTTGGATTCTTGGTGGCCAATCTGCTGGAAAAGCCAAAACTATGGGCCGGCGACCTCTTATCGGAAGATGCTGACTCCATCTACAAGGTTTGGATGCGAACCCAACAATCACTACACTATATCTTTGAACAGGACCTTAACTACCTTTTTGATTTGGTAGATACGCCTGACATGATAATCAAAGTGGTTGACGGTGAGTATCCAATCCTTTATAATGCGTATCTGCAAGGTAAAGTGCAACAAGAAACAATCATCATTATGAACGACATTATGGGCTTTATGCCTATGTGGACTAAAAAGATTTCTGATGATATCGTATTCCCTGGTTTCACCAAGCAATGTGCAAAATATGCACCATTCATTAATTATGATAAGGCTAAATTTATGGCCACTTTGAGGAACAAATTATGTCAGTTCGCATAGACAAAATTTATGTAGATATGGATGGTGTTATCGCCGACTTCTACAAACGATACCGTGAAATGTTCAATATTGATCCAGATGATGCTCGTTATAAAGAGCAGTTCTATGGTAACTTCCCATACTTCATTCAGACAGAACAATTTGCTACACTGGATTTAATGCCAGATGCACGACAACTGATTGACTTCTTAGATATCTTAGCTATTCCCAAACAGATTCTATCATCTACTGCTCGACCAGAAAATAATGCCGCTATCTCTATGCAGAAGGCTCGTTGGTTGGCAACACACAACATCGTTTATAGAACGAACTTTGTACCTGGAAAACAACACAAGTACAAGTTCGCCACACCAAATTCAATCATCATTGACGATACAAAGTCAGTCATTGACGATTGGACGAAAGCAGGTGGTATCGGTATTCATCACAAAAATGCCGAAAATACCATCGAAATCTTGAAATCGTATCTCTAAGATGGATATATACCATACACATTATGATATATTGACATACATCGAAATACAAACATACAACGTTATACAAGGAAAATACAATGTCTTCATTCGCAAATCTCAAGCGCAACTCCGGCAACCTAGACAAGCTTGCCAAAGCTATCGAACAACTCAATAGCTCAGACTCCAACTCCAAAGACGACAATTTCTGGAAACCAGAAGTAGACAAAGCCGGTAACGGTTATGCTGTACTGCGTTTCTTGCCAGCACCTTCAGTAGATGGTGATGACGGTCTCCCATGGGTTAAAGTGTTTGACCACGGCTTCCAAGGTCCTGGTGGTTGGTACATTGAGAACTCGCTGACCACACTCGGTCACAAAGATCCAGTTTCAGAATACAACTCACAGTTGTGGAACTCAGGCATCGAAGCAAACAAAGAAATCGCACGTAAACAAAAGCGCCGCCTTTCTTATATCTGCAACGTGTATGTTGTAGAAGATTCAAAGAACCCACAAAACGAAGGCAAAGTCTTCTTGTACAAGTTCGGTAAGAAAATCTTCGACAAGATTAACGAAGCAATGAACCCACAGTTCGAAGATGAAAAAGCAGTTAACCCATTTGACCTCTGGTCTGGTGCTAACTTCAAGTTGAAGATTCGTAATGTGGAAGGCTATCGCAACTATGACAAGTCCGAATTCGCAGCATCTGCTCCTTTGATGGAAGATGATGAAAAGATGGAAGCAGTCTGGAAGAAAGAATACTCTCTCAAAGAGTTTGTTGCACCAGAAAACTTCAAGTCATATGACGAGTTGAAAGCACGTTTGGATAAAGTGTTGGGTGTTGATGGTTCTGCGCCAGCACCACGTACAACAGTTGAACAAGCGAAAGCATCTGCTCCACGTAAGCCAGTTCAGGCAGAAGATTCACCTGCTCCAGTAGCAACTGATGACGATGACGATATGGCATATTTCAGCAAGCTAGCCGCTGAATAAAGGAAAGGGACCTTCGGGTCCCTTTTTTAATATCCGTGTACTCTTGATGCCTGCTGTACTCTGTCTAAGATATGTGTTGTATCTCTTTGTGTGGCAGAGGATGAAATCTGTTTATCAGGAATAGAGCCAGCAGAACTTGTACCTGATACGATTGGACCTGGAGCAGGCGTGATACCAGCAATAGCAGATGTATTCAAGTCGTTGTTCTCACCAATCAGTCTAGACAGGAACGAAGACTTTGGTGCTTCTGTAACTGGTGTTGCTTCCATCTTCATAGGTTGTGGTGCAACAGGTGTCGTAGTAGGAATAGCAGGCTTAGATGCTTCTTCTGCTTGCTTACCAACTTTAGTCTCTTTAGCCTCAGGCATCTTAGTGTTTGTCAACTCAGCAGCCAACTCAGGATCAACATCCTTTAACTTGTCAGGCACCTTGAATGGTACAGTGTAGTTGGTCAGATTAGCACGGTCTTCCTTAGATACACCAAGTTTCTCCAAGTACTCGTCAGCATTGACCTGATACACTCTGGTCATAAATGGAGCATCTTTCAACAGAGCCTTTCTTGCTCGTTGTTTCTTCTGTATTTCTTCTGGTGATACATTTTCCTCTTGCTGCTTCATAATCTCGGTACCCACAGCACCCTCATTACCGGCACCCAGTATACCTTTAGTGGTTTCTTCGGCATTCTTGTCGAGAGCTAAAAGAGATAGCAAGGTAGCACCAGCCAACAGACCAATACCAATGGGATTCAGAGCAAAAAACCCAACAATATCTTTCAATTTTGGACCAAGTTTAGTGATCCATTCGAAGGCTTTATATACACCTTCAAGCATAGTACCGAATGAGGCCTTCACACTATCAATTAACTGCTTTACGAAATCCATGAAACCGCCACCCTCTTTTTTGACAGGTGTTGCAGTCTCAGTGTTTGTATATTTTCTCAGAACCTCGATGAACTCATCATGCTTTCTCTGTGCTTCATTTTGTCTTTCTTCAGCAAATGATTCTCTCAGCGCACGTGCCTTTACATCTTCCTCACGAGTCTTCTTCATAAACGTAAACATCTGTGATAGTACAGATGACATATCTTCGGCTGGTTCACCCTCTTGTTGTGGTGCCATCATAGGTATTTGTGTAACACCTCTTGCCTGCTGTCTCTTATTACCAGCAAAATGTTCGATGCTATCCTGTTTTCTACCAGTGATTCTACCTAATAGAGCAGGCGCCCAACGACTACCACCAGTGATTACCTTGGCCATATTCATTGGATCGAACTTCTCTTGAAAACCTGTGGCTTTCGCCTTCATCTTCAAGCTGATGGCTTTACCTGCCGAAGCAAAAGCTCCACCAGGAGCTTGTCGTACTAAATCTGCAAAAGATGTATCACGGATTTTCTTAGCTACTTTGTATTCCATTATCGCACCATTGGGTTAATATCAACCGGTTTAGCCGGAGTCGTAACAGTTTTTTGTTGTATTGTTTGGCTATTGTGGTTCATAATGATAACTGGTGCATTAGATTGTTGCACCATATCTTTCTTCGTATCTGCCACTTGTTTGGAATTAGCATCAACCTTCTCAGACACATTTGTTTGGGATGGAATTTGTGTTGCCTTAGCCTTTGACTGGTTTATTTCACGGTCTTTACGCAAGAACTCTTTAGCCTGTTCGACAGTCATCGAGGCTTTGTTACCCGAACCATAATGTGAGGACTTGCCACCAGGAATATCAGGGTCAGCAATAGATGCCCATTCTAGTGATAGCTGTTTAACTGCATCATGCAGTAGCTTTGGATCATCCACAGAGCTATTCAGATACTTGACGATAGCTGGTCGTTTCATTGCAATTAGATAATCGGTGAAAATCTTTTCTTGCAGTTGACCAGTAAACTTTTCTTTAGGACTAATCTTCAGTTTGGTCACAGCATCACGTAGAGTATCAGGAATCACCTGATATTTACCAACAGCAAACAACTTCTCGTTCTCGTTGGCAGAACCCCACTTGATTGCCTGTCTACGCATAATCTCCTCGATAGTCATTTCTTCGAGGTTCAACTTCTCTTTGACAGCAATGATTTTGTTTTCACGTGTGCCTTTGTTGGCAGCATTGTAGCTACCTTTGGCAGATTCACCTTTGGCAATCTCACTACCAATGATAGAAACACCAGCAGTGGCAGCAATCAATGGTGCACCTGCTTTTGCAGCCGTAGCAGTAGACTTTGCAGCAGACTTTGCAATTTCAACAACACGAGTAGCCGCTTCAGTGACAGGTTTCTCTGGCACAGTGGCCGGCTTTTTGATTTCTAGTTTACCTTCGACAGCCTTCTCACGCTTTTGAAGTTCTTTCTCACGCTTAGCCGCCTGTCGTTTCATTTCTTTTTCGGCTTTGTTCTTCACTTTGGTGGCTTCTACCAACACATCAATGACCTCTTTGTGTCTGTCATTCTCTATCTCAGCATTAAGCATATCGTAAGTGGATTGTTCTTCTTGCTGTTCGAGGTCAATCTCTCTTGACTTCTCCATGAGATTTAAGATATTTTTCAGCAACTTTTTAGATTTGCCAGAATTCTTTGGTGCAACTGGTTGTGGTGGCGGTGGTGCTCCCATAATAGAGTCAACACCACGCATGTAACGTCTACGTTCTTTGACACCAGTGAAGTAGCCAATATCTTCTGCACTTCTACCGATAGCTTTACCAAACAGAGTCGTAAGTGTTTTATTACCGAAGAACAAAAACTTGGCCATGTTCAATAGGTCAAACTTCTCCTTGAAGCCTTTGACTTTCGCTTTGAACTTTTGAGAGATTGCTCCACCAATGGATGCGCCGATACCCTGGCCAGAAACCAGTTTATCGGCCATTAGGTCACCTAAGCCGGTTCTCCTAACTCTGGCAGCATCGTAGTAGTTCATCTAATCCTTCTCTCGTTTTGTTTCTGCTTCAACTTCTCATTTTCTTCCTCAAGATATTGTATCAATAATGCAACGTAAATATCTCTTTCCCACGGTATCATATTTTCTAGTTCTGTTAAACTGTACTTATGATGTTGCATCATAGAGAAATTAGTTTTATAGTAATTTCTCAAATTATCATGGCAAAATATTAACCGAAAAAACTTTCCAGTCCTTCAACGTCAAACTTGTGTTCAAAGCCGCAACGTGAACACTTCATTTCAATTTTCTTTTCTAATGTAGGAAGATTCGTGAAGAAGTCTTCAATCTTTGAAAACTGCTGTTGATTCAAACTTTCAAGAAACTCCATGATTTCTTCACGGCTAGTCTCTTTCGCATAGTACATCTGTTCACCGTTATAAACATACTCAATCGAATCTGCAATCATGCTGAAAGCAATATCGACCTCATTTGTCATCTTGGAAATTTGTTTCAGTACAGAAAATTCTGGATACTTCAACTTGATAGAGATTTTCTCAGTAAGTTGAATAACGTCATCACCCTCTTTTAGGCCGGTGATACCGATATCCAAAATGTTGAGTGATGTTTCCATAATATTGCCACACACCTTCTCATCGACGGTGTTATCACAACGGTATTTGTTTTCGACAACTTCACCTACAGACCTTGCACGTAACTGCAAGAAGTAATATTCAACGTCCAATACTGGAAGTTTGTCGATATTAATTCCTTCTGTTAGTGTACAGTTGGTAAGTACTTGCTTAATATTCTTTTCGATGGATTCTGTTTCACCAGATTCCATTGCCATTAAAAGGTTCTTCTGTTCTTTCACGAGGAAAGGACGGAATTTAATTTGTTTCTTTGAAAGTGGTAATTCCAATTCATAAATCGGTGTGTCGATTTTTGGTAAAGCCATAATTTACTCCATTTTTATCTATAATCTATATCAGGGTTAAACGCTCTTTTGGTTGTTTGCGTATTTTTTTCTGCTTCTGCTGTGATTTCTGGTATGGTTTTGAAACCAGTATTCATACCAGCAGCCAAGGAATTCTCAATCAATTCCATTGTTAGGTTCTCAAGTGAGTTATTTCTCCAGCTTGTGTATGCAAACACAACTGTAAGTCTGTGGTGCGAATCGGATGACCAATCTAGATTCATAGAATTCATTGATATCGGATAAGCATCAATCAAATCAACCGAATATGAAACTCTATTCTGTATATCATATTGGTTGATTCTCAAAGTCGAAGCATAGTCGGCTTTGTATTTTAAGTTGTAGTTGATAGTTGGATTAATCCAGTTCATCCATGCATCAAATAACAGTTTCTCTTTCATATCATCACCAACGATAAACGTGAGTGCGATATCACCGAAGGTCGATTGGTATGGAAACTTTTCTTCTACACCATAAATCTTCTGATTCATGGTGGCGATAGTACGACCAGGAAGTTCTGCATTTTCACAACGCATAGACATTCTACGTGCTGTTCCACGGTAGGGGATGAGACCGACAGGAATAGGAATATCAACGTCGAATCGACTTGGTCTTGCTATGTCTGTATTGAAACTTGCTTTGAAATCTGCGATTGATCCAGCCATTATTGGTTACCTGCTATTTGGTTAAGTGAATCTTTGTACACTTTAGTCTTAGTAGCCTTTTGGAAGTTTGCTGTCGGTAGATACAAAGCAGTTTCCCATTCGGAAGGCTTAATAGTTTTGATTTTTGAACGTATTTGCTTGTTCAAATAGTGTTTGATACAAGGCTTGAATTCCTTGTATCGTTCTGTTGCTTTCAAAATATCATAAGTCACAAGTATGCGTCTAGGTTCATCGTTTGAATTTGTGACTGCAAGTTCCATGAGTTTATCAAGGAATGCAGCACGAACCAAAGGTGGCAAATAGTGTAAGTTGAGGCCCAAGAAACCAGGTTCACCGTTTGCACCAGCTTTTGGGTGCAAAGGAATCACCAATGGAAACGTATCGTAGTATGGTAGTTTCTCTTTGGTTGCAGGATCATATGCAAACTGATACAGTCCACCCATCTGAAATCTACCGCCACGAGATTCAGCCAAGATTTCTTGTGCTAATTTCGCAGGTGAAGTTCTAATGTCTCTGACGTTTTCTTGTAGCCAAAGCATGGACTGACGGCCCAAGAACGCCAGTTCTAAGACAGTCTTCTGTTTTGCTAATGTTGTAAGGGTTGAGGGTTTTGTAGCCATCCAGTATTTATGCTCAAGGGTATGACTTAGTTAACCAATCCAGTTCTTGTCGGTCATCGTTACCAGTATACCAACCATCAGGTTTGCGTAGATTTGCAAGTGATGTGAAGTACTCTTTATACATTTTACCAACTTTGTCGAAGTTGTAGTTAGACTCTGCCCACTTCCGACAATCTTCAGACTTGATGTTGTGTATATTCTTGGCTGCCCATACGAATTGTTCAAAGGTTCTGCAACGATAACCAGTAATGCCGTGCAGTACAGTCTCAGTAAATGCACCATTATCGGTACAAATCACTGGTGTACCAGACAGCATGGCTTCGATGGCAACATAACCAAACGGTTCATTGTACAGTGTAGGACAGAATAGAGCCTTGGCACCAGCCATCAGCTTCTTGCGTTTCTCAACGTCAGCATAACCAACGAATTCTACGTGTTCTGGCCATTCGTCCATGTCTAACGCACAATCTCTAGGTCCAAAAGTTGTTCCTGCAAGAATCAGCTTGACGCCGAGCATGGCTGTGGTCTGTACTGCAATGTTGACACCTTTGGCCCACACGAGTCGTCCCATCATAAAGAAGTAATCGTCTTTCTTCTCACGGTACTCGAACTCGGTTACATCGAGACCAGATGGTATGACAGCATCATAGAATTTGTAGGAACCAGCACTGATAGCTGATTGTCCTTGGTGTCCGTGCATACAGGCATATGATTCATACACCTTGAATGGTGCAAACTGCGAATCATAACCAATAGACGGTTCACAAATCAACAGGTCTGAGTGTGCATCACAGATAGCTTTCTGTGAAATGCCAAAGAAGCAAAGAACGATATCGTTAGGTTGCTTGCGCTTTCCAATTTCTCTGATGCAGTTTTCGTTGAATGTCTGGTACACAGGACCATCTTGTTCAATTTTCAGACCATATTTCTTCCAGTCGTGGTCACCGTACACAGAATCAAACAGTTGTCTGTCTACGACAGTGACATGCTCATCACATTCTACTTGAGAATCTTCATGTCCATAGTGTATGACATGCATTCCTTGTGCTTTAAACATAGAACAGAAGTTGATAACCTTCTGTGTGAAGGCACACACCGTATATTCTTTCGTTGATATTGTGTGAGGAATAGCCAATACATGTAATCTAATCATTTAATACCTAAATCATATTCAGTCAATATTTTAAACTCCCACGCTCTGTCTGCACAGAACTCGGCGGCAGCTTTCCACTTCGCTTGGTTGATACCATACGTTACAACCTCATTTATATATTGCTTCGTAACCCGAGACTTTTTCTGTGGCTCCAACGTCTGTTTATGTGGTTTGACCTCTAAAACCATGACTTTGACAGTATCATCCTTCTGTTTCACCTTCACGTAGAAGTCTGGGTAGTATTTGTGGGCACGACCATCGACAGGTGATATGTAAGATATCGAGAATTCTTCCGAACCCCACTCTATAATGTTGTCAGTCGAATCAAGCCACGACATGACCCGACACTCCCAAGTCGAACGATACACGATGTTCGTTGGGTCTCCACGATACTTTTGTGGGTTTTTCGGTGTGTATTTACCTTTGTAGGCCATATAAATAGTCCATTACCTTCTAAAAATAATAAGATGCCAATATCTATCCCAACATCCATTGCTGGAATATCCGTTCCTGGTGCAGTAAATGGACCGCTGAACGCACTGTATGGTAACAAGTATTCCTTGGGAACCTATAATTATCCAAGAGACTTGTCTACCAATCCAACGAGAAAACATGTGATTTTGTTCACAGTTAATCGTGCGGATCCTTCAAAAAACATTGCCGTAACAGATGCTGACCTGAATTCTATCGGCATAGCCGGCGCATCAGGAGCTGCCGGTGCTAAAAACTCATTCGACCAAGCATTGTCCGGTAATTTTTCTGGAGCATTAAACACAGCAATTGAAACCGGTAAGGAAGTAGCTGGAGGACTAAAAGATCCAATCAATAAGCTTACTTCTACTGTAAAAAATGGTAAATATACCGCAGCTTCGATTGCATTATATGTTCCCGATAATGTGAGTGTTCAGTACGATGTGCAATATCAAAATTCATCAGTCAGTGAGGCTTTAGGTACAGCATACTATTTAGCACAAGGCGCAGCATCATTATACGACACCTTCAAAGGTCAAGGTGATACAACTTCCGGTTACATAAACAAAGCTGGCAATAACCCATTTGTTCGAGACCTTATTGGTAAAGGTATTGGTGCGGCAGCCGGAATAACCGGCGGTAATGCGGCAGCTACACGTGAAATGATTCTGCAAGCTGGCGGTTACGCCTTCAACCCACAGTTGCAAGTGTTGTTCCAAGGTATCGGTTTCAGAACCTTCCAATTCGATTTCACACTGACACCATACTCACAAGAAGAAGCAAAAGTGATTCAGGATATCATCTATCAATTCAAGTATGCGTCTGCACCAGAGATTAAGAAGAATGGCTGGTTTGAGCAAGGTATGTACATGAGTATTCCAGACACATTTAATATCAAATTTATGTATGACGGTAAAGAGAACCCTAGTGTACATAAAGTTGGTGAATGTGTGTTGACAAACATAACAGTGGATTCTTCACCAAATGGTTGGTCAACTTTCAATGATGGTTCTCCAACACAATACAAACTAAAGTTGCAGTTCCAAGAAACAATCATTGTGGATAAAACAAGAATCTCGGAAGGTTATTAATGTTATACTTTGACACACTACCGAAAGTAATTACGCCTGACCAAAATGGTAATTCTATTATGCTTACCAATATCATGGCACGTGCCACACTGTTGCAAGAAATGCAGAACAATCCAATGTTGTTCTACAAATACTCTGTGCAAGATGGTGATACACCAGAAATCGTAGCAGAGAAATATTATGGTGACCCATACAAGTATTGGATTGTTCTCTACTCTAATCAGTTGTTGGATCCAGCATGGGCATGGCCACTAAAGTATGAAGACTTCCGTTCGTTCATCAATTCGAAGTATGGTACAGAAGCTACTGCAAAAACTACCGTATACGCATACGAAAAGATTGTAACGAGCGTTGACGGTGTTACGGGCAAGAGTACCAAAACCACACAGCCAGTATCATTGACAGCCTATAATGCAATCATTCCAGGTTCAGTGACACACACTCTACCTTCTGGTTCGTCATGCACAATCACAACGACCAAGAGAACCGTTGATGCTTACACATACGAAGAAGAATTGAATGAATCTAAGCGTGATATAAAATTGATGGATTCCAACTATGTGACACAATTAGAACAGCAATTTGTTGCACTAATGAAAGTTAAATAATGGCAGAAGCATTTGATTTAGGAACTGTTTACGTTTCGGCACAAAAAGAAATCAGAGCAGAATCGTCTAATCCAAATCCAGGTTTGGTGAGTAGTGACGACTTTTATTTGGGTGATGTTATTTTAGTTACACCATCAATAAACATCTCCATCAAAAACTTGGCAACTGAAATTTCATATTACGAAGATATTATGAATAACACAGTTTCGGGACACATACTGATGAGTGATTCTATCAGTTTGATTGACCGTCTGAGTTTGTCTGGTGGCGAATTTTTAAAACTGAATTTCAGAAAAACACAAAATTCTACTGCTGAAATTAATAAGTATTTCCGTGTATATCGTGTTGGTGAGAGAGTACTCACCAATTCAGAAACAGAAAATTATACACTACACTTCTGTTCTGAAGAATTATTCTTGTCGGAACAGATAAAAGTATCTAAAGGCTATTCTGGTAAGAAAATCTCCGATATGGTCCAAGATATCTTGGTTGAGAAATTGAAAATTGACAAAAACAGTTGTAACATACAAGAAACTGATGGCCTATATGACTTTGTTATTCCATATAAGAAGCCATATGAAGCCATCAATTGGTTAGCATCGTATGCTAGAGCCAAAAACGGTATTGGTGCAGATTATCTTTTCTATGAGAATCGTTTGGGTTTTCACTTTGCATCATTGCAGAATTTGTTTCAACAGGAAGCCAAGAAAAGCTACTATTATATTCCAAGAAACTTGGGCGATAGAAAAGACTTGGGCTCTGAGTTATCGAGAAACATGCTCGGTATCAAGTCCTATACATTCCTAGACACCTTCGATTCTCTATATGGTACAACGACAGGTGCGTTTTCTAACAAACTAATTTCGGTAGATCCACTGACAAGAAGTTATAATGTCACCAACTTCGACTATATCAAAGACTACCACAACAAAGTTAAAAAACTAAATAATTACCCAGTTATCAATAACTTGAAAAATCGTTTCGGTAAGACACAGAATGAAAACTATGATGCTGTGCAGAAGGTTATGGTAACAAATGCAAATCAACAGAAAGCATTGGGTATTCAAGATAAACCTTGGTCGGTAGCCAATGATATCAAAGCCGAGACTTATGTTCCATACAGAACAGCACAACTATCACTGGCTCACTACTCAAGAATCAAAGTATCGCTATCTGGTGACCCATATCTGACAGTGGGTAAGACAGTCAATCTTACATTACCATCTAGCAGAAGTATGTCAGATGGTAGCGGTTTAAATCAAGGCCAAAAAGACTTGTACAACTCAGGCAAGTATTTAATTACTGCTGTGCGTCACATTATCAATTTGAACCAGAAATATGAAACAGTAATTGAAGTTGCAAAAGATAGTTATGGTGACCAGTTAACGAGTTACAATATGTCTGGTGATATCAACAAAGCAATCAATGGTGGTAATACATGAGCGATTTTAAAAATAGATTAGGTGAAGATAACTTCGTCTGGTGGATTGGTGTAGTTGAAGACCGTGTAGATGACCTCAACTTAGGTCGTTGTCGTGTACGTATCTTCGGTGCTCACACTGACAACCTGGATGAACTGCCAACTAAGTCTCTACCTTGGGCAACACCCTTATATCCAGTCAACAGCTCAAATTCTTTCGGTACTCCGATGGAAGGCGATTACGTTTTCGGCTTCTTCATGGATGGCATGGCTAAACAAGTGCCAGCTATGCTCGGTGTATTTCCTGGTATTCCACAAGAAGAACCTAGAGATGCTATTGGCTTCTCACCAAAAGCAAAGTATCACATTCAGCCATCGACGACAACCGGTCAGGTTGTGACACCAGCAAATGATGTTAAGCCTGCCGTAGATAGTACTACACCAGGAATGAAGTTAGTACAACCAGGTAAACCAACAACACCTGCATTATCATACACATTGGCTGGTACAAGTGTACAGAAATCAAACAACAATAGGGCTCACGTTTGTGATATTCCTAATGTTATTAGATTTGAAACTGCTGTTGAGAAATTCAAAAAGTTTTTGGATTATATGGGAATACGAGCTGCAATCGAAGCATTGTCGGATGGTGCATCATCTAGTCCACTCACAACACAAGTAACAAACGCTATTAAAGTCATTCGTGGTTATGTTCAAATGATTAATAAGGGTTTAAAATTTGTCAATGAAACCATACTTGAGATTGCTCGTTATCTTGCATACGTTCGTGCTATGATTACATGGATCTTGAGCTTGCCTGCACAACTTCTAAATATGTTGAAAAAGTGTCTTGCTGAATTGCAAGCAGCATTAGCAGGTGCTTTGAGTTTTTCAGGTTCATCTGGAATCGTATCCGAATTGAATGGTTTGCTCGGTGATGTTATGAAAACAGCATCTGCGGCAAACCAAGTAGCAGTTAATGCACAATCAACAGTTGCAACAGCAGAAGCACTGACAAACCCTAAATCATATGGTAAGGCTTAATTATGGCAACTAAACCGTTAGACTATTCATGGACAGAACCAGAATCCGATTGGAATTCTAAGCCTCCACTGAATAAGGTTACACAGACAGAATCAGGACATTCATTCGAAATGGATGACACTCCCGGATATGAACGCATCCGCCTACAACACCGCAAAGGCACTTTCACTGAGATTCAGGCGAACGGACAACAGATTGTCAAAATTCTTGGTGATAAGTATGAAATCATTGCGGCAAATAATAACGTATTAATTTCTGGAGTATGTAATATCACTGTCGAAGGTGATTCTGTGTTTCACGTGAGAGGTGATTCATATAGCCAGATTGATGGTAAGTCTTACCAAAGAGTCAAAGGTGATTCTAACATACAGGCAACAGGCAACATTGAATTGTTCTCGTCCGGTGATGTGGACATTTCAGCACTCGGTAGTACAGGTGCTATCACACTCAAAGCCTCAAGCGCAGTCAATATACAGTCTGACCTGAACGTGTCAGGTACAATTAATTCAAAACAATCCATTTCTGCTGTACAGAACGTAACAGCAGGAATGAAACTCGGATCGGTTCTAGGTGTCGATACAACAGGACCAATCAAATCGGCAGTATCAGTATTTGCACCTATGGTCTCTGACGTAGCTGGTTCAATGATGGGTATGCGCCTTGTCTATGACTTCCACACACATCCAGCACCATTAGGTGTTACTGGTATACCACTTAAATTGATGTAATATTATGAGCGTATATTCTACTTTAAACTTTGACTTCGACACTACTAAATTTGGTAGTGCATTATACTTGAGTCCACAGGCCGAGGCATTTCTTAATGCTGCACCTCTAGAAATTAGCACATGGCAAAAGGATGATTTGGCCAATGGTAATGTCCAGATGACAAATTACTATAAGAATCCAGCGGCAAATGTCTGTGCAGATTTGACCTCAAATACAAATATTGTTCTTGCTTGGTCACCTTTCACAGATACACCAAACACATTCCCATTTGCAGCAGCGGGTGCCGACAGATTGATAGCCAATTTAAATAGCCTATTAGTTGCAATACCACCATTCAAATCACACACAGATAACATTTCTGGTGTAGTGTCAGTTAATGCTCACACGGATGTTGTACCGACATTAAACATGGTGATGAGTATCGGTAACCAGTTATTACGTATCGTCAATGCCACGGATGGTGTGACAAATACTACACCAATGTTGGGTAGCATGACAAGTCTCTATATCGTGGATGACTTGGTGGCCAACAATACGACTTTGCAAAACGATTTCGTTAAATTGAACAGCTTTTACAATATTGTCGATGCAAACTGTACCATTTCCGCAACAGAAATGGATACAATCGTATCACATGTGGAGTCCACCAAAAATTATATCAATACAAGGCGTGCGGCAGATTGGGCATTCTATGCTCAGTCGGTCACTATTATGAATGATTATCAGAAGTTGAGTGAGTTTGATAATATGGGTAATACTCACACAACTCTCGTTAATACTTTGATAGGTACAGACAGATTAAAGAACAATTTAGCTAATTCCTAAAATTTCGATTTTTTTCGATTCCGGCCTAGAATTTTCTCCAACGACTCTCTGGTTTTGAAAAAGTCGTTTTACTCCTATCATAAATACTAAAATGGCACAAACACTCGACAAGTTATATTCAGACATTGATTTCACCTTCACCAGAACTCCTGGAAGAAATGATATCGCACTCAGCTATGATGACATGGCTGTGATTAGGGCTATCCGTTATCTTCTATTGACCAAGAATTTCGAAAGACCTTTTCAATCGAATCTCGGTTCTAGGATAACACACCTACTTTTCGAGCCAGTCTCTAGTATTACAGCAGAAATTTTAAAGACAGAGATTGAAAACGTCATTAACAATTTTGAACCTAGGGTCAAACTGACCCAAGTAACAATTTACGAACAGCCAGACAATAATGCTTATAGTGTGACACTTGAATTTTTTATTGGAAACAACGTTCAACCAACAGCAATCAATTTAATCCTTGAGAGGACACGATAATGGCATCAGCCAACTCCGGTCTACAAATCACAAACCTAGATTTTGGTTCAATCAAATCTAGTCTGAAAACCTTCCTGCAACAACAAGATACTCTCAAAGATTACAACTTTGAAGGCTCAGGTCTGTCCGTATTGGTTGATTTACTTGCATACAACACACAATATAACGCATACTATCTAAACATGGTTGCGAATGAGATGTTCTTGGATTCGTCCGTGCAACGTGGCTCAGTCGTATCACATGCCAAGATGTTGAACTACACTCCACGTTCAGCAGTAGCACCAAAAGCTACTGTTAAACTGGCGGTGAATCAAGTCGTTGATAGTTCTCTGACACTACCAAAGTTCACAACGTTTATCTCAGAAGCCATCGACGGTACAAACTACTATTTCGTGACAACTGATGCAGCAACAGTTAACGTGACAGCAAACACAGCACTGTTCAACAACTTACAATTGGCACAAGGTGTACCAACATCATTTTCGTATACTGTCAACACATCGACCAACCCAAAGTTAATATTTGAGTTACCTGATAGCAACATCGACACAGCAACAATCACAGTAACCGTACAAGAATCATCTACGAATACTGTAATAGAAACATACACATTGGCAAGTGATTACCTCACTATCACGCCATCAAGTGCAGTATATTTCTTACAAGAAGCCACGAATGGTAGATACCAATTGTATTTCGGTGACGGAATCTTGGGTAAGGCACCAATCAATAACAACGTGGTGAATGTATCATACATCACGACAAGTGGTTTGGCATCTGCTGGTGCAAACTCTTTCACACTCAGTGCCGCTATCGGTGCATATTCAAACACAGTAGTTACTTCAATTTCTGCCGCTTCTAATGGTGCAGACAAGGAATCTATTGACTCTATTAAGTACTCTGCACCTAAGGCATACGCTGCCCAAGGCCGTGCAGTTACCAAAGAAGACTACATCTATCTGATTCAGAACAACTCGAAGAATATTCCTATTGAGTCTGTATCGGTGTGGGGTGGTGAAGAAAACGTACCACCAGTATATGGTAAGTTGTTCTGTGCTATCAAGCCATCAGGTGGTTATACACTATCACCAACACAAAAGCAACGTCTAATTTCGGACGTTATCAAACCTATTTCTGTTGTGACTGTTACACCTGAGATTGTGGACCCAGACTACAACTACATCCGTGTGCAGACAAACGTATTGTACGATGCAAAGAAAACCACAAATAGCTCGACACAAATTCGCCAGTTGGTGAATGATTATGTTCGTTCATTCGGTACAAGAACTCTTAACACGTTCAACTCCATCTTGAAGATGCCTGACCTGATTGCTACAATTCAGACGGCAGACCCTTCAATCTTGACAAACGACACAACTATCCGTGTACAGAAGAAGTTCTATCCTAGTCTGACAACGACTACGACATATGAATTGGACTACGGTTTCCAAATCAAGAGAAACTTCTACAACGCTGGTATCTCAAGTTATCCTGGTATTTCTGTACGTGATACATCGGCACTAGGTGCAATTCGTTCTGGTGTTTTCTTCGAAGAAGTTCCAACTACTGTCGGTGGTGTACAGACAATCAACATCAACAACCAAGGTTTCAACTACTCTAAAGTTCCAACTGTCACTATCACAGGTGATGGAACTGGTGCGCAAGCATATGCTGTATTGGCCGCAACACGTATCATAAATATTGTTGTCACAAATCCTGGTATCAACTACACACAAGCTATCGTAACAATCACACCAGATCCAACAGACAAGACAGGTGGTCTAGCGACTGCCACTGCTGTACTAGAGGGTTCTGTCGGTGTATTGAGAACATATTACTATGTGAATAATACCAAGACAATTCTTAATGCCAATGCTGGTACTGTTGATTATTACACAGGTAAAATCACACTCACCAACTTTAGTCCAATTGCTATTGACAATGATTTGGGACAATTTATTATCTCTGCTGTTCCCGAATCAACAATCTTAGAATCTACATTCAATAAGCTAATTACAATCGACGATTTTGATCCAGACTCTGTTGTAGTAACTGTCAATGCATCACAATAATGAATACATTAGAAAACAAATTATCAGCAAAGGTAGCCTCACAGCTACCCGAGTTTATTCGGAACGACACCAGTTATGAAACGTTTGTAGCATTTATACAGGCGTATTATGAGTGGCTCGAAGAAGTAAACACATCTAATACGCAAATCGCAACTGCGACTACGAATCAAGGTGTGACTTTCGCCACACAGAATATGTTGAACTACAATGATGTAGATACAACAATTGATACATTTGTGGACTACTATGTTAATGAATTTCTTCCTAACTTTCCAAAGGAAGCATTAACAGATAAGACAAAACTAATTAAGATTGCCAAGCAGTTGTATGCCTCAAAAGGTACACCTGCATCATACCAATTCCTGTTCCGTGCATTGTATAACTCTGATGCAGAGTTGTTTATGACACGTGATGTGGTGCTACGTGCATCAGACGGTAAGTGGTATGTTTCTAAGTCTCTGAAACTTGCAACAAATGATTCTGCATTTTTGTCGCTAGAAAGTCTGAGACTTTTTGGTGAAACATCAAAGTCTATTGCTACTATCGAACGTTCTATTCGTTCAGGTAATAAAATTGAAGTATACATTTCAAACATCGAACGTCTATTCCTATCAGGTGAATTCGTTCGTGTCGTAGACAACAATAACCAGACACTATACTTCTTGAATGGTGAAGTTGTTCCAGAAGGAACTCCAGGTTCTGTATCACTCTCTGCTAAGATTGTGGGTTCTATTTCATCCTTACAGATTAATGGAACCAAACGTGGTCAGTTGTACAGTGGAAGAACCGATACTTACTCAGGTGACCCAGTAGTATTCTATGGTGGTCTGAATGATGCCGATGCAACTCCAGCCAAGGCTTATGTACTAGAAACAACAACAGGTTCTCTGCGTGACGTTCAGATTGAAAACGGTTCTTATGGTTACAGACAAGATCCAAACACATTCATTTCTATCGTCGGTGGCGGTGGCTCAGGTGCTATTGCGAACGTTGCCACAATTAATCCGGCAGGACAAATCAACGTTGCATTTATTCCGAGAGACTACATCAGCCTCGCACAGAATACCAAGATTGGTAACAACAGATTCTCTTTCTTCTCAGCCAACACAGCAGCCAATGCTAACTGTTCTTTGGCAAATGCGTTCTCATTCACAGCTTTCTCGACATTCCCAATCGGTTCTGTCACACTGAATAATGGTGGCGGCGGTTACAGAACATTACCCACAATTTCTGCCAAGAGTTTGTATGACACCACAGATCCACAACCAACAGAAAGCTTAAAAGTTAAGGCTGACCTTGGAGCCTTGGGTATCTTGGGACCAATTGTTATCAACAGTGGTGGTACAGGTTATGCAAACGGTGATATCATCCGTTTCACTGGTGGTTCCGGAACAGGTGCCTTTGCTAACGTGACTGTTAATGCGACAGGTACAATCATCTCTGCGTCTTACATATATTCCAATACGACAAACGGCATCTCGACATATCCATTAGGTGGTCTAGGTCACACCAATGCTCGTCTACCAGAACTAAGAATCACAACTTCAGGTGGTGCCAATGCCAACCTAGCCGTGTATACAGTTCTAGGTCAAGGTGCTACATTCACATCTGTCGCTGACGAACGTGGTATCGGTGCGATTACATCTTTCATCGTGGAAGATTTCGGTGAAGATTACATTGCTGCACCATCAGTATCATTGAAGGTACGTGATTTGGTTGTGTCCAATGTGAACCTGAATAACATCATTAAAACAGGTGAAATCGTTTATCAAGGTGCATCGGCAAATGCTCCAGTGTTCCGTGCATATGTAGACTCTATTCAGCTATTGCAAACTGGTGATGTTCAGGCTAACTCCAAGTATGTTCTCAGAACTTATAACTACACATCGAATACCAAGACTAACTTGCAATTGGTGGTAACAGACCGTGAAGATGCTGCTAACATCTACATGGATCTAGACACATCATATAACACCTTCGACGAATCAGGTGGTTATTTGTTCAAGAATGGTATCAGAACATATGGTAACGGCGCAGCGATTGCAACAGCCAAGTTCTTGAATGGTTTGATTATCGGTCAAGGTCAATACATCAACGACGATGGTTTCCCAAGTTCTTTCCAAGTTTTGGAAAGCGAAGACTACAACGACTTCACCTACGACCTGATTGTACAGAAATCATACTCAGCATACAAAGATGTTCTGTTCAAGATGCTTCATCCAGCAGGTACAAAAGTTGTGCCTATCAATTCTGTCAAGTCACAGAAGCATATCGAGATTAACAGAGAATCTTTCGGTGCAAACTCACACACTCTAGGTTACTACACAGGTGATGCTGGTTCTAATGCAACCATCCACACATCGTTCAGTAATACAAGTAACAACATCATCAAGTTTGATGCACTTGTTGGTTCTAACCTAGCAACATATTTGTTTACTGGCTCCAAGATTTCGATGAAGTCTAAAGAAGGACCAAACGTATACTCAGATGTAATCTCGGTAGACTACACATCAAACACAGCAGTCATCAAAGATAATGTCATTTCTTCGTTTGCAAACGTTGCAACATCAAATGTGGAGTCAACTGGAAGTAAAATAAATATAACAACGTTGACAGGTCAGTATGACATTATCAACAACGGTGAGTACTCAAACACAGCAAGTCCGCTGCGTGATATCGTATTCACTGGTGACAGAATTCGAATCTATGCTAACGCATCGTATATCTATACTGGTACAGTTACATATGTTGAGTATTCTAATAGTGCCGTATTCATCTCACCTAGCATTTCGTTCACTGGTAATAACACATTGGTGTCTATCGGCAGAGATGCAAAAGCAATTGATGTAAGTATCTACAATACTGTAGGTACAATTTATTACCCAGAACTGACCACTGAAAGTGGTAACTCAATAACAACCGAAACAGGATCAATACTGATTTTAGGATAAAAAATGTCAACAGTAAAAATTTCAGAATTACCAGTAATCGCACAGATTAACGCAAACACAGCCAACACAATCTTCGTTGGCTTGGATATTCCAACAAACATCACTGGTAAGATGACCTTGACCACTTTGGCAAGAGGTCTATATTCAAACAACAACCTAATCGTAGGCAATACAGAATTTCTATTGCCGAACGCAGTAGCACAGTATACTGGTACATCCGACCTATACGTTCAGACAAGTCTACAAAACTTGGCAGCCAATGGTTCAGGTGATATCGTAGTCACAGCCGACAATGGTACAGACACAGCAAACTTCATCGACTTGGGTATTACTGGTTCGACATACACATATCCAGGCTACACAGTGATGAAAAGTAATGACGGTTACTTGCTAGTCGTAGGTGATACTGAATCTGATCCAGGTGGTAATCTTGTCATCGGTACTGTTACAGAAGGTAAAGATATCACCTTCTTCCAAGGTGGTGCAGAAGCAGCTAACGCTGTTGCTCAGTTCAAGTACAATACTGGCCTAAAGTTGTTGAAGAAGCCACTCACATTTGCTGATGGAACAACACAGAACACTGCTGTGTTATATTCTGGTGTAGATTCACGCATTGCTGCCAACGTGGTCACAATCAATAGTTATATTTCTGCTAATGCGGCCTCAGCCAATTCAGTTATCAACTCACGCATCACTTCGAATATTGCTACTGCCAACATATTCACACAAGCGGCATATAACAAAGCAAACAATGCACTAGCAAACACTTCTGGTATTTTTGGTGGCAACCTAGACATTGCAGGTAACTTAACTGTGATGGGAGTTGGTACAACTGGTTTATTCACAGTTAATGCTGCACCATATGCAGCAAATACCACAGCATTTAAAATCTCCGGTTCAGCAAATGGTTTCTCACAAACACCAAGTAATCAGGGTTACATGATGCAATTGACTGGTTATCCAGACACACCATCACGTTTGGTTGTGGATTCCTTTGGTGCAAACGTTTATAGTTTATTTGCTGGTCGTTCAGCAAGAGGCACAGCAATCACACCAACGGCAACAGCAAACGGTGATGTGTTGTTGCGAATCGCAGGTAATGGTTACGGTAACACATTCAGTCAACTTGGCGTTGGTCGCATCGACGTTGTTGCAACAGAGAACTACACAGACTCGGCAAAAGGTTCAGAGATTCAATTCTGGAACACAGTTCCTGGTACAAACACTCTGAACAAGATTGTGACCATGAATGCAACTCATACAGAGGTTTCAGGTTACATCAAACCACAAAAAGGTTTCATCTGGTATCCAAGAACATATCCAGCAGCACAGACCGCAGTATCATTGAGTTTTGTGAATGATGCTGTGATTAAGGTTGATATTGACAACAACATGACGGTATCTTTTGGTGACCATCTTTCGGGTAAAGTTATTGATATGTGGATAACAAACACATCAGGTTCGGCCCGCACAGTAACGCATGGTTGTACTGCACTTTTCTCAACAACTAACGCAACGACAGTGACTGTTCCCTCAACATCAACTATCATGTTGAAGTATATCTGTTTCGATGAAACATCTGCCAACGTACACGTTGCAGCTATCTACGGTTAATAGGAATAATTATGTCAGCAAATACAGGTATTTTAACATATCAAAACGGAACTTTCCAAGTTTCATCGGTGTATTATGCACCGACTGTGACCATTCCAGTAACAGGGGAATATCTTGCTCCCCTATATTGCTTCTTGTCACGTGTTCTTCCTTGGGAAAATGAAGTTTCACCACCTACACCTACAGAAGACCAGAAGTACCTGAAGCAGGTGTTTAAGAATATGTTTGTAGCCAAGGCTATCACCTCAAATGATATCTCCGGTGTTATCGAACGTATCAATTGGACATCCGGTGAAACTTATTCATACTATCGTGATGATATTAACATGCACGCCTTGGAACCAAACGGAACGATTGCACAAAGATTCTATGTCAAGAACCGATATGACCAAGTGTTTAAATGCCTATGGAACAATAACGATGGTGCTTCGACAGTAGAACCATACTTTGAGCCAGGAACATTCAACGCCAACCAAATCTTCCAAGGTGCAGACGACTATAAATGGAAGTATATCTACACCATCACATCAGGTAGTAAACTGAAGTTTATGGATGATGCATGGATGCCAATTCCATTGGGTACAAACACGATTAACCCAGTGCAAAGCACAGCAGGAAGAGGCTCAATCGAAGTCATCAACGTGACTAATGGTGGTCTGAACTATAATCCAGCAAATGCTACTATCTCTGTGGTCATTACTGGTGACGGAACTGGTGCAACAGCTAACGTATCTGTTTCCGGCAACTCAATCGGAGACATTGTTGTGACAGCCGCTGGGTCTAATTACACCTATGCCAACGTTTCTATCGTATCAGCAGAAGGTTCTGGAGCAACTGCGATTGCACCAACATCACCTATCGGTGGTCACGGTTTCGATCCAATCTCAGAACTAGGTGCAAGACATGTTATGCTCACAGCACAGTTTAATAAAGATGAGGGTGGTTTAATCCCAACAGACATTGATTTCCGTCAAGTCGGTGTCTTGGTGAGTCCATATGCATACTTCGGTAACTCAGTCGGTCTTGCCAATGCATCAATCTACAGCACCACAACAGACTTTACAGTATCACAAGGCTTCGGTGCATATTCACCCGACGAAACAGTGTATCAATCACCGGATGGATTGATTCAAAATGCTACATTTACAGCAACAATTTTAAGCTATGACTCCACATTTAACACGGTAAAGCTCATAAATACAGGAGGCACTGCGACGAATGGATTACTTTTGATTGGTGCAAGTACTGGTACAGCTAGAACCGTATTGCAACAATCGACACCATCATTCATACCTTTCTCTGGTTACCTGTCATACTTGGAGAATAGAAGCGCAATTACACGAAACCCAGATGGGTCAGAACAAATAAGAATAGTTTTAGGCTACTAAAAGGACAATAATGCTAAATTTCAATGTGGATCCATACTACGACGACTTCGATCCCAACAACAATTACCATAGAATTCTTTTCAAGCCAGGACGTGCTGTTCAAGCTAGAGAATTGACACAATCTCAAACTATTCTGCAAGACCAGATTAGTAAGTTTGCTGACCACATCTTCAAGCAAAATACACCAGTCAAGGGTGGCCAAGTTACTGTTAACTTGAACGCTAAGTACCTGAAACTGAATGCATCTTATAATGATTCTGACGTAGTTGCTTCCGACTTCTTGAACCAAGTTATCACTGATGATACTGGTACAATCTTGGCCAAAGTTATTGCAACAGAAGAAGCAACTACTATTGATCCACCAACATTGGTTCTTACATACTTCTCTGGTTCAGAATTCCAAGCTGGCGCTAACGTAATCTCGACCACCACCACAGCAGTTGCACAAGCAGTCCCAACTGATGCAACAGGACTTTCTTCAGTTGCTTCTATCTCTGAAGGTGTATTCTACATTGTTAATGGTTACTCATACTCATCTGTACAGAACGATGATTCCACATTCTCACGTTACTCTATCGGTAACTTTGTTTCTCTGCAACCACAAACTATTATTCTAAGTAAGTATAACAACGTACCAACAAAACGTGTTGGTCTTTCTATCTCTGAATATGTTTCAGATTACGTTGCTGATCCTTCTCTATTAGATCCTGCTGTTGGTGCAACAAACTATCAAGCACCTGGAGCTGACCGTTACACGATTAAGTTGTTGTTGGACACTAAGTCTATTGAGTTCGGTTCTGATTCCAACTTCATTGAATTGGTACGTGTAACTGATGGTAAGATTCAACGTCTAGTTGACGGTACAGTGTACGGTGTCATTGATGATTATATGGCCAAGCGTACATATGACACCAATGGTGACTTCATCGTAAATGATTTCAAGTTGACACCATCGGCGAATGTTGCCAACAATGATATATTCAACCTACAAATCGGTACAGGTACAGCATATGTACAAGGTTACCGTGTAGAGTCAACACTTGACACCAATATTGTTATCGACCGTGCAAGAACAACAGAAACGGTAAACAATAACCCAGTAAATATTGACTACGGAAGCTACTTCTATGTCAATAATGCAAACAACGTATTGGACATTTCACAGTTCGTTGCTGTGGACTTCCACGTTGTCAATACAAATTCATCAATCGTAACAACAAACACAACAACATACAGTGCCACAAAAGCTGGTACAGGTTACATCCGTGGTTTGTCATACGATTCGAACACGACAGATGCTAACACAAAAACATATGTGTATAAAGCATATGTGAATGATATCACAAACAGTGTATTATCATCTAACGTTGCATCAGCTTCTGCGGCAGCTAACATCGTGTTCTTCGACACAACAGGCAAATTCTCATCTGCTGCCAACGCATACTATGGTGTGTCTGTATCTATTGATTCTGGAACATCTTCGGGCGATACACGCAAGATTGTGTCTTACAACGGTACAACAAAGACTGCTACTGTTGATTCTGCGTTTACGCAAACTCTTGACACAACTTCAAGATTCTCTTTGCGTTTCGACACAAAGAATTTTGACATGATTGTACACCCAACATCTTCAGGCTATGCGTTTGACGCATGGGCAGGTATGGATAACAAGGGTAAAGAAGGCAATCTGTCAATTGGTGCCACAAAATTGCAAGATGGTGCAACACCAGAGTTGCTATTCAACGTAGGTTACCCATACATCGGGAATATTTCTGATACATCATACTCTACATACAAAGTATTCCGTGGTGTATCATTCTCATCTGCCACTGGTGGTGTTGCTGGTCTGTTGTCCACACCAGCAGGTATCACATTCGTTGGTACAGGTGGTGCAGCACAATCTGCTGATGTTGTTAAACAAAATTACACTGTCATCGTTACTGCAAAAGGTACGAGTTCTTTCCAAGTCGGTGATATCATTGACTTCACAGGAACAAACACAGTTACATTAGATTCCGGTAAAGGTAACGCAACATTGTTCGTCAATGGTGGTTCATCATTCACAGCAACAGTTATTACAAAAGTGTTCGTATCAAATGCGAACTCAACCAGCTTGACATTGAAGGCTAAGAACCTGATTGCAGCAAACACAACTGGTGTAAACTATTCAGGCACATCTGTCGGTGGTTTGGCTGTCGATTTAACAAATGCCCAAGTGTATATTCCTTATGCATCAGTTACTTCTCCAGGTGTTAAGCAAAAGCTATACATCTCTGACGTTAAACGTATCGTCAAGATTATTGATACTGGTTCGTCAGTTGATGTACCAACAAATGCTATGTTGACCAATTCATCATATGACGTAACACGCAACTATAATTTTGACAATGGCCAACGTGATGGTTTCTATGACCACGCAGGCATCACATTGATTAATGGTGCACCGAAAGCCAAGGGTAACTTGCTAGTATTCGTTGATTACTACCAACACACTGGTGGTGACGGATACTTCTCTGTCAACTCATACCTAAACGCTGGTTCTGGTGGTATTTCATTGTTGCCAGAAGCATATGCAACTATTCCCACTTACACAAGTAAATCTGGTACAATCTATTCGTTGAGAGACTGTATTGATTTCCGTCCAGCAGTACTAAATGCACAATCAGATTTTACATTCAGATACGCAACAACACCATCAGTTTCAAACTCTGCTGGTATCTACTTGCCTATCGACGCTTCACAATTCACCAACGACTACACACACTATTTGGGTAGAAAAGACGTTTTGGTATTGAGCAAAGATAAGAGTTTCAAACTTATCTCTGGTACACCATCAAACAAGCCATCATATCCACAGACACCAGACGGTGCTTTGGCTATCGCAAACTTGTCAATGGATCCATACACAGCATATCTACCAAGCGAAGCATCAAACATCTCGATGCCTAACCTGTCAATCGAGAAAGTCCAACACAAGCGTTGGGCTATGTCTGACATTTCCAATCTGCAAACACGTATCAATAACATTGAATACTACACATCGTTGTCACAACTGGAAAAAGATGCAGAAGCATTGCAAGTTCCCGATACATTCGGTCTGAACCGTTTCAAGAATGGTATTCTGGTTGACAACTTCACCGGTTATACAACAGCCGATGGCGCAAGTGCAGACTATGCAGCTAAGATTAATCGTCGTCAACAACGTATGGGTGCATCCGATTATGTGATGAACTTCCCACTGTTGTCGAAAGATGTTATGAACTCATATGGTCGTTTGTCAGACTCTGCACAAACCGGTCTATCATATAAAGTACACTCAATTTCTGGACAAGCGACCAACATCTTCACATTGCCATATGCAACAGCTAACTTGGTAACACAGAAGATTGCGTCCAATACGGTCAGCTTGAACCCGTTTGCGGTTTCTCAGACCGAAGGTATCTTGGAGATGAACCCACCTATGGACAATTGGGTTTCAACAACAAAAGAACCAGATATTCTTTTGGTCGATCCATCTTTGAGCATCTTCAAACAAGGTAAAACTGTTAACCAATTAGCTGCGTCCGACTGGCAAACAATTGCTGGTACGTCACACAAGAGCAGCAGCCAATCTGGTAGCATAGTAACTGTGTCCACATATACTAGCCAATCACAACAAGTGTTTAGCGGTGCATATGACAAAGTTAACTCTTTCTCTGGTGAGTACATCACCGATGTAAGTGTTCAACCGTACATTCGTGCCCAACAAGTTGTTATCAAAGCCAAGGGTATGAAGATTAATACTCCTGTGTCTGCTTTCTTTGATGGTGTCAATGTAAACAATTACTTGACATTACCAAACATCGTAGAATTGACTGGTGTTACAGGAACATTCCAAGAAGGTGACGTTGTTGGTTACTATTCTTCTGGTACATTCACACCAACGGCAACAGTTGTGTCTACGACCAAAATGAGCAGCACACGTGTTCGTTTGTACTTGACAGGTGACGCATCAACATCATCATACACAACAAACGGTGTATTGCAAAACGCAGTATTCAATGCAAGTGGTGTATACAGTTCATCATCAGCAAGCGGTACATTGGCATCATCAGCAGCACAGACAATCTCCGTTTCAGGTAAGATTGCTGGTTACTCTGGTGGTTCTGTTGAATCCTTGAATGAAGGTGGTTCTTTTGTTTCAGGCTTAACATCAATCACATTGGATGCCAAAGCTTCTGCTACAAACAGCTTCTATGTTGGCTCAACAATCGTATTGACTTCACTGTATCGTGAACAGAAAGTTGTACAGACTCCTAAGTATGGATGGTACAACACAAACGAAGGCTCAACAAGCACTGGTGCATTGTGGTCATATGGTCCATACACAGACGATGTGATTACATATGTCAACTCGACTAGAACATACACTGCTACAATCACAGCATACGATGGTTCTACTAAGGTTGCTACATTAGGTACAGCGGTGGGTATTTCTACTGGCACCAATTCAACAGCAGGTGTAATCAATAGTACATACTCGATTCAAGGTACAACATATCTTCCAGGTAAAGCTATTGCTAGCCAAGGTATGCCAAAGATGGCTACCGATGAGACTGGTAAGTTCACTGCTATCTTTAATATCCCATCATCTGTATTCAAGACAGGTGACAGAATATTGAGAATTGATAACCGTACAGCCGACACTGATCCAAATTCAGCAACCACATCTGCACAAGGTGTATTCACTGCATCGAACTTGTCTATCAAGTCTCAGTCTTTGAATTTTGGTGCAACAGTTTCCGCTGCTGGTAAGTCTACTATATTCGAGACACAATCCAGAAAAGATAACATATTGATTAATCAGTATTCATACAATACGGATCCAATCGCACAGACATTTATCGTTGACAATCTAACATATCCAAACGGTGTGTTCTTGTCATCTATCAAGGTGTTCTTCAAGACAAAGCCAGCAGATACAACATCGGTACCTGTACAGCTATTCATCACCGATACAACCAATGGTTACCCTAACGGTCAAGCATTGGACCACAGTTTGGTGATGATGGACCAAAAGAATATCAATGTGTCTTCTACTCCACATTATTTGGATGCAAGCACATACACTGAGTTTAAATTCGAAGCTCCAGTGTATATTCGTCCAAACAACTTGTACGCCTTCATCTTGAAGACAACTTCACCAGATTACACAGTCTGGGTTGGTGCTCAAAATGCTACTGCTGTTACATCTACTGTTAAGGTTCTTCCAACTGATCCAACACCAACAACAATCACAAAGATTGGTGGTTCTCCATATATTGGTGCATTGTTCGAATCGCAAAACGGTATCACATGGTCAGCAGACCAAACAAAGAACATGATGTTCACATTGGACCGTTGCGTGTTCAACACTTCTGCTGCACCGACATTACAGTTCGTTGTACCTAAGCGTCTACCAACAAGAAAGAACTTGACAAACGCATTTGAATACACAAGCAATGCCAATACTACACCAGACTTGTCGGGTATTTTCTACTCTAACGACCTACGTTGCGATGCGTTCAATATGACAACAACTGATTTTATTCCAACAGGAACAAATATCAATTACTCATATACACCGACATTGCAATCAAGCTACGCTGCGGATGACACAAAGAATGTTTATCCAGGTAAGTTTGGTACAACACTAAGTGAACACATTCATTTGGATGACGGTAAAGGCCCACGTGTATTAGATTCAAACTCAACATCATCATTCTCGATGTATGCTGCTTTGACCACAGATTCTGATGCAACATCACCACTTCTGTCTGATGATGGTATGAGTCTGTATGCAGTTAAGTATAACGTGAACAACATGGGTATCTCTAATACAGATATCATTGTTGCAAATACTGGTTCAGGTTACACTTCTCCAACTGTGACAATCTCTGCACCTACAGGCTTCGGTGGTACGCAAGCATATGCAACAGCCAACGTTGTCGGTGGTGTAATCGACAAAATCATTGTGACAACTGAAGGTTCTGGTTACATCGAGACACCAACAGTAACTATCACTGGAACAAACACATCAACAGCAATCGCATCAGTGAACGGTGAAACATCTAAGAATGGTGGTAATGGTGTTGTTCGCTACATAACCAAGAAAGTTGTTCTTGGCCAAGGTAACGACTCAGCCGATTTGCGTGTATTCATGACTGCTTACAAGCCATTGGGTTCAAGCATCAACGTATACTATAAAGTGTTGAGCAAGAATGATACATCATTGTTCGAAGACCAAAACTGGGTGTTGATGACACAGCTTGGACAGTCAACAGCATATTCACCAAACAGAGAAACTGTAATTGAATATGAAATGGCTCCAGGTACAGGTGGTGTGGCAACAAATCAAATCACTTATACAAGCTCAAACGGCACAACTTATAACAATTTCAACCAGTATGCAATCAAGATTGTTATTGCTACTGCTGATACTACGAAAGTACCATTCTTGGATGACTTGCGTGTACTAGCACTACCATCTGGAACAGGTTTGTAATATGTTTGTGCAAGTAGAAGACACTAAGTATCTCCGTGATACTCATTCCATGGGTCTAATCAATAAAGATTACACAGCAAGGGAAGAGTATTACGCTAAACTCAGAATGGTAAAGTCCCAAAAGGATGAAATAAATACCATAAAGTCTGACATAGATTCACTCAGAGGTGACATGAAAGATATAAAATCCCTATTAGAACAATTATTGGAAAAAAACATTCATGGCTAATACAGTTACCTTACTTAATTATGCTAACACCTTCGGTGATTGGGTAGTTACAACTAACGCACTAGCAGCGGAGAATAACGACTTTGCGGCTAATAACTTCACAAAACCGACAGGCACGTTCACAATTGATTCACCAGGAACCGGCCTGATTGTTGCTAACAACTCAGTTGTCCAAGGACAATTCACTGTTGCGGGTACAGGTTCTGGTGCCACAGTACAAAACGCACTGACTGTCCAAGGTCAACTCTTTGCAACCAACTCCTCAGGTGTTGGTTTAGTCGTTTCGGGTGCAGCTAACATTGCCAACGTAAATATCATCGGTTCTGGTACAAGTTTGTATGTTGCAAACAACTCATTGCTATCAGGTAACCTTCGTGTAACTGGTGCTGTTGCACTATCAAATACACTGACAGTTTCTGGTACTGCCAACATGGCATCTGTTGTTGCTAACAGCTTTATCACCGCACCGACAGCATATGCAACAACTTCATATTCGAATTTGTTTATTGCAAACAACTCCATCAGTGCATCATATGGTGACGTTGTAAACTCATTCTACGCAGCAAACATTTTTGCTAACACTTCAGTACAGACACCGACAATGATTGTCACCGGTACTGCTAACGTGAATACACTTACAGCAAACGTTGCTGTTAACACAACCTCTGTGTATGTGTCGTCAGTTGCTAACGTCAAGGCACTATTTGCCAACACAACAGTACAGACACCTTTGGTTCAAGCAGGAACTATCACTGCTAACACACAACTGAACGCATATAGCGCCAACGTTAGTGGTGTAATGTATGTGAATGCCGTTGCAGCAGAAACAATACATTCAAATTCGAACACATATATTGCTTCGGCAAATGCAAACAACCACATCACTGTGCCACGTTTGTATGTGTCTTCTGTTGCAAACGTACAAGCATTGTATGCAAACTCATCTATCCAAGGTGATACAGGTACGTTCCGTGATATGACCATTAGTGGTAACTTTATCATTAACGGTGCAACAATCTATGACACAGACACCTTCACATTAAAAGGTGCTACACCATTAACTGGTACACAGAAGGCACAATACACTGTTAATCGTCAAGCTGGACTTTCAACATTTACACCTAACGCAGCCATCCAGTTCGACAATTCTGATACGATGTGGAAGATCCGTGACCTTCCAGGTGCCGATGCAAACGTATATTACAATATCGTAACAGAGAAGTATACAGCGAACGTATCTCATGCAGGTATTGTTCAGTTGAGCAACTCAAATACTTCATTGGGTATCACTCAAGCTCTCTCTTTAGCTGGCGCAAACCAGTTGAGCCAATTCATTATCGCTACTGCTCTCGGTGCAAACAACGTATTGTTGGCCAACGTTAACACAATCAATAGCTCGATTCAGGGTAACGTTAACACAATCAATACTACAACAACAAACATCGGTAACCAAGCAGATGCAGCATTCGCTCGTGCTAATGCTTCTGGTAACTTGTTTGTTGGTACAACAGGTTCAGCAGTACCAGTAAACGGAAACATCACATATTCAAGTAACAACGGTGTTGTAGTTTCAGGTCAAGGCAACACAGTCTACATTAATACACCACAAGATGTACGTACAACTGCTTCTCCAACATTCAATAGCTTGACATTGACCAATGCTTTGGCTGTTACTCAAGGTGGTACAGGTGCAACATCTACAGGTGCAGCGTTAACATCACTGTTACCAACAGGTACAACATCTGGATATGTTTTGACAACTGCTGGTCCAGGTTCATTCTATTGGGCTGCCGCAAGTTCAACAGGAGCAGCAGCTCCAGGAACAGTTATCTCCTCATCAAGAACAACTGCAACTGCGACAGGCGGACAAACAGTGTTCCCGTGTTCAGTGTTCACGCCAGGTGCTTCACAAACCCGTTTGTATATCAACGGCGCTCGTCAGTTCGACTCAGAGTACACAGAAGGAACAACAACTCTTTCAACTGTGGCTATCACGGGAACTGCTGGTCAATTCTCATGTGCCTCAACAACACTATCAGTTGGACAAGCTATTGTATTGACAGGAACATTAGGTACAGGTGCAATTTCCGGATACTATGGTGGTAGAGTATTCTATGTCATTGCAACCAACGGCACAACAACATTCACACTTTCCACAAGTGCAGGTGGTACAGCAGTTGCTACAACAGTGGGTACAATTGGTTCATTGACACTGACCACTGGCCATAAAATCACTTTAGGTACGGCTGCCACAGTTGGTGATATTGTTTTGGTTGAAGTTGATGGTTACTATTTGCAAACACAATATGCAAACACAACTCCATATCTACCTTCTGGTGATATTGCTGCATCATCAAACACAGTCCAATTGGCCATTGATTCATTAGAATCTAGAAAAGCCGCATTGGTCGGCGCAGCATTTACTGGTATCACAACAGGTTTCACACATGCAGTTTCTGTTGCTAATACATCATTTGCTACAACAGCTTTTGTTGCCAACTTCGCCAACTCTGCTTACACAATTTCCGCAAATACAACAGGTAATTCTGGCACAGTAACTAACGGTGTATATACCAACGGTTCATATTCTAATCCAGCATGGATCACATCTCTTGCCAACACAAAGATTTCTGGTGTAATGACTGCATCACAACTTGCTAGTACAGCAGTGACGGCAGGTGGATATGGTTCTGCATCTTCTGTTCCAACATACACTGTTGATGCACAAGGTCGATTGATAGCGGCAGCTAACGTGACTATCGCCATCGCATCAGGTGCTGTTTCTGGCCTCGCATCATCTGCGACAACAGACACGACAAGTGCCACCAACATCAGTTCAGGAACATTGGCGGCGGCAAGACTAGGCACAACAGGCGCTCCACAATTCGGTTCATTGGGTGTTGGCACTGCCGCATCCGGTACGACAGGTGAAATTCGTGCAACAAACAACATCACAGGTTACTATTCTTCTGATAAGAAATTTAAAGAAAATATTGCCGAGATTGAAAACGCACTAGATAAAGTAGACGCCATCGGTGGTAAAACATTCGATTGGAAAGATGATTACATTGAAGAACATGGTGGTGAAGATGATTACTTCTTGAGAAAGAATGACTTCGGTGTTATCGCTCAAGATGTACAAGAATCCTTCCCGTTGGCTGTACGTACTCGTCCAGATGGTTCACTTGCTGTTGATTATGAAAAGCTATGTGCATTGGCATTTGCTGCTATTAAAGAACTAAGAGCTGAAGTTACTGCACTAAAAGGAAAATAATAAATGACAACGAAAATCACAGGTTCCGTATTAGCCAACACAGCAGTAACTGCGGGTGGATACGGATCTTCAACCACACATTCAACATTCACAGTCGATGCTCAAGGTAGAATTATTTCTGCGGCCAATGTAACACCTAGTATTGCCAACACACAGATTACTGGTGTAATGACTGCATCACAACTTGCCAGTACAGCAGTCACTGCCAAAGGATACGGTACAGCAGCTTCGGTTCCAACATTCACAGTCGATGCTCAAGGTAGAATTACTGCGGCAGCTAACGTGTCTATCGCCATCGCATCAGGTGCCGTTTCTGGACTTGCTTCATCGGCAACAACAGATACGACAAGTGCCACCAACATTAGTTCGGGAACATTGGCAGCGGCAAGATTGGGTACAACAGGTGCTCCACAGCTTGGTTCTTTGGGTGTTGGCACTGCCGCATCTGGTACGACAGGTGAAATTCGTGCTACGAACGATATCACAGCGTTTTATACATCCGACAGAACATTCAAGGAAAATGTACACGATATCGAAGATGCTTTATCTAAAGTATTGTTTATTGGTGGTAAAACATTCGACTGGAAAGATGAGTACATTCAACAAAGGGGTGGTGCTGATGGTTATTTCGTAAGAAAGAATGACTTCGGTGTTATCGCTCAAGATGTACAAGCAGTATTTCCACTGGCCGTGAGACAAAAAGAAGATGGAACCCTTGCGGTTGATTATGAAAAGCTATGTGCATTGGCATTTGGTGCTATCAGACAGCTAAATCAGAGGATCGAGAAGTTGGAATCCAAGTAATTGTATTCTGAATTTCCCACGACTTCTTCAAGAAGTCGTTTTTACTTCCCAGTTGGCATAAATATAAGATAATCCATAAAAGAGAAAAACATGGCCGCAGGATATACAGAATTATTCTTAGAACAAGGTTCTACATTCAATACAATCATTACACTTGACGGTAATGATGGTGAATCATTCAATCTTATTGGCTACACTGCGACCTCACAGATGAGAAAGTCGTTCTACTCATCCAATGCAGCGGCCACATTCAATGTGAGTACAGGAGACGGCGTAACTGGCTCAATCGTTATGAGCCTAGAGTCCGCAAACACAGCAAACATTGCTGCTGGAAGATACGTATATGATGTTTATGTTACTAGCGCCGCTGGATATAGATCCAGAGTGTTGGAAGGAATTGTGAATGTGTCACCTCAAGTAACTAAAACACCAGGTATGCTATAATGCCAAGTAATACAGAATTCGGACAAATCTCAGTAAATGCGGTACGTGTATCGGTAAATGGTCAGAATCCTGCAAGGGTTCAGAGTGTTGGATATGTAGCACCTTACGATAGAGCGGACTCAGCCTATGTAAAAGCAAACAATTCCGGTGAGCAGGCGAATGCCGCTTATGCAACTGCTAATGCGGGTTATGCAACAGCGAACGCAGGCTATGCCCATGCCAATGCTGCTTACGCCACAGCTAATACAAAATTCAATACTGCTGGTGGTACAATCACTGGCGATTTGGTCATTGGCGGTAACCTATCCGTCGAAGGTCTAACATTCTCAGCTAACATTCAGACATTGGTGATTGAAGATAACATCATTGTACTGAGTTCGAATGTATCTGGAACACCAACAGCCAATGCTGGTTTCGAAGTCAATCGTGGCAATCAACCAAACGTTAAGTTGATTTGGTCAGAAGTTGACACAGCATGGGAAATTACCAATGACGGTATCACCTATGAAAAATTAGGTAATGGCTCCTTTGCCAATGCTGCTTACGCCACGGCCAATGCTGCGTTCAATACTGCAAACACCAAGGTAAGCAAAGCTGGTGATACAATGTCAGGCCCACTGACTATCACGATTCCAGAGGATGATGTTGACGGTCTTGCATTAATAGTATCCAATACTGGCGGCGAACAGGCACGTATCACTGCCAATGGTTATGCGCAGTTCAATGGTGAAGCTAACGTTTCTGGAAAATTAACTGTCGGTGGAACACAAACGGTTGAATTGGCAAACTTGATTGCACAGTTCACTGGTAATTCATCACAATACTCACAGGTCAACCAGCAAAACATTAATCCATTGGGTTCAGCCGACATGGTTGTTACTGCGGATAATGGTACAGACACATCAAACTATGTTGACATGGGTATTGCTGGTAGTCAATATGACAGCCAAGGTGTGAACGCTTGGCCATTCTTGTATCCTAATGACGGCTACTTCATGTTGCAGAGTACTGATGCGCAACAGTACGGTGCGAACGTGTTCTACGGCACATCAACATCATCCGAAACTGGTGACATTGTATTCATTCAAGGAAGTGATTACACCGAGATTGCCCGTTTCATCAGGGATCAAGGCTTCATTTTAAAGTCACAGATTCCAGCAACAAGCAATTCTAGTGGTGCTCTTATTGTTGAAGGTGGTATCGGTGCAAACGGTGCTATCTTTGCTGATTCTATCCATGATGGTGGTATCAGAATCATCAACGTAGCAGACTATGCGGCAGCCAAAGCAAATGCTGCGTTTGATGCTGCTAACACCAAGGTAAATAAAGCTGGTGATACGATGACAGGAACACTGGTTGTTCCAACAATCGAGGCTAACAATATCACAATGTCGGGTAACATTACACCGACAGCAGCAAATACTTATTACTTAGGTTCACCAGAATTACCATGGCATACACTGTATGTTGGTCCTGGTTCTATCAACATTGATGGTATCGTACTGAGCAATACAAATGGTCAACTTGAAATAACAACACCAAGTGGTACTTTCGACCTAACAGGTCTTAGCTATTCTGCATATGCAACTGCTAACGCAGGTTATGCTACAGCTAATGCTGGTTATGCAACGGCAAATGCTGCATACACATTGGCAAACTCAACAGTTACGAATGTAAACTCTATCGTTTCGGCTAACGTTGCCACATTACGTAGTGAGATTACTTCTAATTCTGGCCATGCGAACTCGGTTATTAACACACGTGTATCAGCTAACGTAGCTACCTTGCGTGATGAAATCACGGGTAACGTAAATACTCTAAATTCCAGCATAACCTCGAACGTATCAACACTGAATACTAGCATTATCAACAATGCAGAAGCAGCCAATTCAGTTATTAACACACGCATTTCTGCCAACGTGGCAACACTACGTGGCGAGATTACGGCTAACGCAGATTCAGCCAACTCGGTAATCAATACAAACATTTCAGCCAACGTAGCTACCTTGCGTAGCGAGATTACTGCCAATGCGGCATCAGCTAATGCTGTAATTGATATCAATATCTCGGCTAACGTGGCGACCCTACGTGGTGAAATCTCCGCTAATGCTGTAAGTGCAAACTCTGTTATTAATACACGCATTTCTGCCAACGTAGCCAACATCAACAGTTCTATTACTGCCAATGCAGTATCTGCCAACTCGGTAATTAATACCAATATCTCGGCCAATGTGGCAACCCTACGTGGTGAGATTACGGCTAACGCAGTATCTGCCAACTCGGTAATTAATACCAATATCTCGGCTAACGTTGCGACCCTACGTGGTGAGATTACGGCTAACGCAGATTCAGCTAACTCAGTTATTAACACACGTGTTTCCGCTAACGTGGCTACCTTGCGTGGTGAAATCACAGCTAATGCCACATCTGCTAACTCTGTAATCAACACTAGAATTTCTTCTAACGTTGCTAACCTACGTGCAGAAGTAACCAGCAATATCACATCAGTCTTTGCACACGCTAATGCTGCTTACAATACGGCAAATACAAAATTCAATTCTGCTGGTGGTAGCATTTCTGGTGACGTTGTAATCAATGCTAACTTGACTGTTGTTGGTACAACATTCTACAGCAATACCGAGAGCGTACTGGTCAAAGATAACATCATCACAGTTAATTCTAATGTGACTGGTGCACCAACTGCCAACGGTGGTCTGGAAGTTAATCGTGGTTCAGAACCAAATGCTGCTATCATCTGGTCAGAAGGTGATAAAGCTTGGGAAATCACAAGTGACGGTATCACCTATGAAAAATTGGGTAATGGTTCATATGCAAATGCTGCGTATGCACATGCTAATGCTGCGTATGCACAAGGCAATACCACAATAACAAACACAAATGAGTATATCACAAACAACGTATTGTCGATTTACACATCTGTAAATGCACTGTTATCGGCTAACGTTGAACTCATCAACGGTTACATCACTGCTAATGCGGCAACAGCTAACTTAGTAATCAACTCTGTTGTTTCTGCCAACGTAGCAAACATCAATGGTTACATCACAGCCAACGCAGCCTCTGCCAACTCTGTAATCAACAGCAGAATCTCCGCTAACGTGGCTACTCTCCGTGGCGAGATTACAGCTAACGCAGATTCGGCTAACTCCGTTATCAATACTAGAGTTTCAGCCAACGTGGCTACTCTCCGTGGTGAGATTACTGCCAATGCTGCATCGGCAAATGCTGTAATTAACTCTGTTGTTTCCGCTAACGTAGCAACCCTACGTGGTGAGATTACAGCCAATGCAGTCTCTGCCAATTCAGTAATCAATTCGGTTGTTTCTGCTAACGTTGCCACAATCAATGCATCAATTACTGCTAATGCTGCAAGTGCTAACTCGGTTATCAATACCAACATCTCGGCTAACGTAGCAACACTACGTGGTGAGATTACTGCCAATGCTGCATCGGCAAATGCTGTAATTAACAGCAGAGTAACAGCAAACGTGGTGATGTTACGTGACGAGATTGCTTCGAATGTTTCAACTCTCCGTGGTGAAATTACAGCCAACGCTACCTCTGCAAATGCATATACTGATTCCGTTGTTACATCTAATGTAATAACAATCAATGCAAACATTGCTGCCAACTCGCAGACAGATAGACAATATACTGACACACAAGTTACAGCCAATGCGGCTTCTGCTAACTCGGTAATCAATACTAGAATCTCTGCTAACGTTGCTACAATCAACGGTTCAATCACTACTAACGTAGCAACCCTACGTGGTGAGATTACTGCAAACACCAATACACTGAATTCGTCTATTGCAGCAAACGTAGCGTCGATGAACACATACGTTAACAGTACCGTTACTGCTAACGTTAATATGCTTCGTTCAGAAATCTTATATAACGTAGCTACCTTAAGTAGTGAAATGACAACCAATGCAGCATCTACAAATGCATACACCAATTATGTAGTTTCTGCTAACGTTGCCACAATCAACGGCTACATCACGGCCAATGCTGCATCGGCAAATGCAACAATTAATTCGGTTGTTTCATCTAACGTTGCTACTCTGCGTGGTGAAATCACGGCTAACGCAGCATCTGCTAACTCGGTAATTGACACAAATGTTGCCACCTTACGTGGCGAGATTACTGCTAATGCGGCATCTGCCAATTCTGTTATCAATAGTCGCATCTCTGCTAACGTTGCTACAATCAACGGATCAATAACATCTAATGTAATAGCACTCAGTGGCTACATTTCATCCAACGTTTCAGCAATCAATGGTTCGATTACTACGAACACTGAAACTATCCGCCTGAATACGAACTCATATATCAAAGCAAACGTTGACACAATCAACTCATCAATAGCAGCAAACGTTGCGTCTATTAATGGTAGAATCACCTCAAATGCTGTAAGTACAAATGCTTTTACTAGCCTAGCATTTACACAAGCCAATACTGCCAACGCAACGGCACAAGCATCTTTCGATGCAGCCAATACGAAATTGAGTGCATCTGGTGGCACAGTATCAGGTGCTCTGAATATAACAGGCAACACATACACGAATGCGTTGTATGCAAACAACGACCTGAGAGTCGGTGCATCAAGTCTCTTCCACTATGACACATCGAACAACTTCTTGGGTGTTAACAAAGAAGCACCAGTCTATACACTAGACGTTAATGGTTCAGGCTTCTTTACTGGAAACGTTGTTATTACTGGTAACTTGCAAGTTCAAGGTGGTTTCAGTACTATTGCCACTGCGAACCTAGACGTTGCCACTAACGTAATTACAATGAGTGCCGGTCTAACAACCGAAACTACACCAACATCGAACAACTCACTGGTTATCAACCGTGGTAACCAAACAAATACTTACATTCGTTGGTTGGAAAACGGTATATCTGGTGGTGAGTGGTTGATTTCAGCCAATGGTAATACAGATGGTATTATCGTTAACACTGAAAACACATTTAAAGACTGGTCTTCTTATTCAGCAGCAAATGCCTATAAGAAATATGGACTTGCTATCGGTGGCACATTAGGTTGGAGCATTTCCAACCAAGCAAACTCTGCGTATGCTACAGGCAATGCTTCATACTCAACCGCTAATGCTGGTTATGCTACGGCTAATGCAGGATACTTACACGCAAACGCTGCCTTTGCTATTGCGAACACTGCAACTACAAACATCGTAGTATTAGATGATATTGGTAACCATTTTGACGGTATCGAAAGAACATTCGACCTACATTTGGACACCAATCCAGTAAATATTATTGCACCAGAACAATTACTTGTTCAAGTGAACGGTTTGGTGGTTTCACCATATATAAATACTACAGATGTGGTTTTCGCTTCTGGCTTCCAAGCATTTACTAAAGGATATACAGTTGCCAATACAGGTGCAATATCACAAGTTACATTTGCATCGGCACCACAAACGAACATGGATTGTTTTGTTCGTGTATTGACACCAAACCAAACATCGGCAGCACAGACAAAGAAATACCCCTTCAGTCCAATTTCTATAGTGACTGGTTATTAAATCGGAGATTAAAACATGGCAAGACGAGTTATATTAGAGAATAGTACCAACCCAAACTATTCTTTCAACCCAGAAACAAAGACACTTATCCTTCCGCACTACTATCCTGCGGAAAGATTAGTGTTGATTACCAATATTACAGCAGGCAATAAGGTAATCTACAATTTCTCGGACACTGTACTCACAGCAACGATTAGTCCAGGTGTACCTACATCAACACAAACAACTGTCGTATTCGCATACAACACAGGTTCTATGTCTTCGACAGACAAGTTGTCTATTCTTGTTGATGAAGTCAATGAGTACATCACACCAGCAGAGACACAACTCGATCCAGTTGGTAAGATGCGTATGTCAACACCACAATCATTGATTGATACCGACTTCGAATACGGATTGCAACCAACAAAGTGGGAAACAGTTAACTTCCAATCTAACCGTCCAACATACTACTCAAACTTGCAGCAACCTCTTGTAATCACAGACATGACTACAACATCAGGTTCTAAGGATGCAACGATTACCTTCACTCAAGGTACGCTAACTGGTACTATGTCGAACTCAGGTTCAACAATAACAGGTTCCGGTACAAACTTTACTGGTCAACTTATTCCAGGTTATGCACTTTACAGCTCAGGAAACGTATTCGTTGGTATCGTGTCTACGATTGCAAACACAACATCTTTGCAGTTGCAAGCTACTTCGAACGTATTACTATCAGGCGCAACCGTAAACTTTGCACCAACACAAATTCCAGAAGCAGGAACACCAATTCAGGTGCAAGATTCTTACAATGATAACTTCAATGGTTTATTCATTGCAAACTCTAGAGCAGGTGCTAACGTAGTATTCTCTGGTGAATCTGCTGCTACTACAACAGAATCAATCTTCAACAACATTATTACACAAGCTTTCTCTGGTGGTTTCTATACTGGTGCTGCATATTCAATCAGTTCAATCACAAACTCAGGAACATTGTTAACATTCACAACAAACGAACCACACGGTCTGAATATTGGTTCAGATGTTTACTGTTACGGTCTAACTGCATCGACTAACGCACCAAACGGAAACTGGATGGTCGTTACTGTTCCAACTGCAACAACATTTAAAGTTCGTGTCACTAACGCACCAACAGGTTCTATTGCTGTTGGTACAGGTGGTGGTGTATATGCAAGACCTTATGGTATTCCAGCACACCGTTCATATGATGGTGGTACATCAATCACATCAGGTACAGGTTCTCAAGGCAACGCAATCGTTCGACAGACTCGTCGTTACTTCCGTTACCAATCTGGTAAGGGTATTCAATGGTCTACAGGTACAATTCTGCGTCCAAACATCATCGTTGACCAAATCACATCATCAGGAACAACAGTAACTGTGTACACGAAAGTGGCACACAACTTGTTCCCTGGAGTTGCTGTGTCTATCTCTGGTGCAAACGAAACCGCATATAACGGTAACTTCACAGTTGTAGATACACCAACAAACTACACATTCACATACACAGCATTGGGTGTTCCTTCTGCATCACCAGCATCCGGTGATACAAACTTGTCAGTGACTAACTGGTATGGTGCAACAGCACGTATCGGTATGTTTACACAGACAAACGGTATGTTCTTCGAATATGATGGTCAAACTCTATGGGCAGTACGTAGAAATTCTACACGCCAGCTATCAGGTTTCGTCAACGTAACAAACGGTTCATCTACTGTATCAGGTGCAACAGTGAACGGTGTTTCTACATTGTTCGCAAAACAATTGACACCAGGACAATTCATCGCTATTCGTGGTAGCTGCTACCGTGTTATGTCTATTGCAAGTGACACATCATTGCAAATTTCTCCACCATATCGTGGTGTGACATTGGCTGGTAAGAACACTGCGATTATCTCTGAAATCAATGATGTAAGAGTTGCACAGACAGCGTGGAACTTAGACAGAATGGACGGAACAGGTCCTTCAGGCTACAACATCGACTTGGCTAAGATTCAGATGTTCTATATGGACTACTCATGGTACGGTGCTGGTGCTATTCGTTTTGGTTTCAAAGACCAACACGGACAAATCTTGTACGCACATAGATTCATCCATAACAACATCCAAACAGAAGCATACTTGCGTTCTGGTAACTTACCAGCACGTTACGAAGTTAACACATATGTTCCAGAAACATTGTTGACTGCTACCGACTCTGGTACAGATACAATTTCTGTTGCAAACACTGCAAACTTCCCAGCAGCAGGCTCATTGTTGATTCGTGACCCAGCTGGTTATGAGTATGTAAACTATACTAGCAAGACAGCTTCTACCTTCACAGGCTTGACACGTGGTCTTGCAGGTAATACAGCGTTGACTTCTTGTGTAACAACAAGCGGTTCGACAACTGTGACAACAACATCATCTATTGTTGGTCTACAAGTTGGACAACGTGTTACTGGTGCAGGCGTACCAACAGGTGCATTCATTGTACAGTTGACAGCAGGTTCACCAAACAACATCCGTCTAAGCCGTGCTGCTACTGCTTCGGCAACTGTGACATTGGCGTTTGATCCTATGGGAACAACAACAGCTTCACACACCTATTCTGCGACAGCACCTATTGCAGTTGCTCTAGCTGCTCCACAGTTTGTACCAGCTATTGCTCACTGGGGTTCTTCTGTTATTATGGATGGTCGTTACGATGATGACAAATCATTCGTGTTCTCGACACCATCAACAGCTTCTATTTCAGTTGCCGCAGGTGTAACCAACGCTGTTATCTCGTTACGTTTGGCTCCATCTGTTGACTCTGGTATTCCAGGTGTCTTGGGCCAACGTGAAGTTATCAACACTATGCAGTTGACACTCCGCCAGTTGGACATTTTGACTAACGGTATCTTCTTGGTCAAACTGGTACTGAATGGTACAGTCGATGCAGGTGATACATGGCAATCAGCAGGTGCACCTTCTCTTGCACAAGTTTGCTATCACACAGCAGGTAAGAGCGTCAGAGGTGGAGACTTGATTTACGCCTTCTTCGTTAACAACGATGGTGGTGGTACAATCTACTCTGCTACACAGCAAGATTTGAACTTGGTTCGTGACTTGGGTAACTCTGTAAACGGTGGCGGTACAACACTAGCTGCTGGCCAACAAGTATTCCCAGACGGTCCAGACGTTGTTACAATTGTAGTTACAAGTTTGAACACAAACGCACGTAACTTGCAATCTCGTATCTCTTGGACAGAAGCTCAAGCGTAATGATTAATGCACCTGTATTAGATTCACTAACGATTGGATCACCCACAACAAATGTGGGTGGTTTTAATCTGTTCGGTGATGGAACGGTATCTCACAATTTGATAATTGGGGATGAATTGGTCATGGACCATGCATTCTCAATTACTTCAAAAACAGCAATTTCTGAATCAGCTAATACAATATCTATTGACATGTTTGCTACAACGCAATACCGTTATGCACAGTACAATGTGCAAGTTACTGGTGATAATAGATATCATGCGACAACTGTATACGTTCTACAGGACGAAAATGATGTATATGTGACCGAACAAGGTACATTGTATAATAGAAACCTTGGCTCATTCTCTGCAAATTTAGACACAAGTAAAATGTATGCGGAGACTAACGTTGTTAATTTGTTGTTCACTCCTAATACAAGTGAGAAGCTAAATATAAGAGTATCCAGAACAGCATTCTTCAAATAACAATAATAACTAAGGGGAAGTGAACCTTGGCTTCAGCAAATACATTCGTAGTAAAGAACGGCCTTACCGTAGGCACAACCAACGTCATCGCAGCTAATGGCGTCTGGATCGGATCAACACTCGGCTTAACTGGTACACAAGGTCCTACTGGACCTACAGGTCCTGCCGGCGCAACAGGCCCACAAGGTCCCACAGGTCCAGCCGGTGCTACAGGTCCTGCCGGCGCAACAGGTCCCGCTGGCGCAACTGGTCCAACTGGTCCCGCCGGTGCTACAGGTCCTGCCGGTGCTACAGGTCCTACAGGTCCAGCTGGAGCTACTGGTGCTACAGGTCCCACAGGTCCTGCCGGTGCTACTGGTCCTGCCGGCGCAACAGGTCCCGCTGGCGCAACTGGTCCAACAGGTCCAGGAGCAATCGTCACATCGACAACATCAGCTACTCCTGCATCCTCAGGAACAATTACACTCACAGTCAACACGACTAACCATTCATTTGCAACTGGTAACCGTGTAAGAGCAGTTAATACTACATCGAACTATTTCGAAGGTATCGTCACAATCACTGGTACATCATTTGCTATTGAAGCAGATTTTAGTGCAGGCTCATCAACAGCAACATCTTGGACAGTTACGGTAGCTGGTGCAAGGGGTGCAACAGGACCTTCAGGTCCTACAGGCCCAACTGGTGCTACAGGCCCAACTGGTCCACAAGGTGTATCTGGACCAACCGGCCCAACTGGTGCTACAGGTTCTACAGGACCTACAGGCCCAACTGGAGCCACAGGTTCTACAGGCCCAACAGGCCCTACTGGTGCAACAGGCTCAACCGGCCCTACAGGTCCTGCCGGTGCAACAGGCTCAACAGGCCCTACTGGCCCAACTGGAGCTACGGGTGCCACAGGACCTACTGGTCCTACTGGTGCAACAGGCTCAACCGGCCCTACTGGCCCAACTGGAGCTACGGGTGCCACAGGACCTACTGGTCCTACTGGTGCAACAGGCTCAACCGGCCCTACTGGCCCAACTGGAGCTACGGGTGCCACAGGACCTACTGGTCCTACTGGTGCAACAGGAGCCACAGGCCCAACTGGCCCACAAGGACCAACTGGTCCTACTGGTGCAACAGGACCAACAGGTGCAACTGGACCTACTGGCCCATCATTCATTGCTACTTCGACAACACTCGTAACACCAGCATCAACTGGAACAATTACACTCACAGCAACATCTTCTAACCATGCTTTTGCAACTGGTGACCGTGTACGTGCAATCAACACGACTTCAAATTACTTCGAAGGTATTGTAACTATTACTGGTGGCACATCATTTGCCATCGCAGCAGACTTCAACGTTGGTTCATCAGCGGCATCTTCTTGGACAATCTCATTAGCTGGCGAAAGAGGTTCTACAGGCCCTTCAGGCCCTTCAGGTCCTCTTGGACCACCAGCACCACAAGGAGCTACGGGTGCCACAGGCCCTACTGGCCCATCAGGACCAACCGGTGCCACAGGTCCTACAGGTCCTGCCGGTCCAGTTGCAGGTGACGCCAATCAAGTAATCTATAGAAACTCGTCAAACGTTGCAACAGGTAGTGCAAGTTTAACCTTTGATGGAACAATAATTTCTGCGCCACAGTTGACACTATCCAATTCGCAAGGTGATGAAGGTGGTGAATTATTGTTGGCTAAGCCACAAACAAACTCAAACATTGCAGGCACTGGTGTAACCATCGACGTTTACCAGAATAAGTTGAGAATTTTTGAACAAGGTGGTGGTGCTCGTGGTGCATATATTGATTTGACTGCCACAACTGCTGGTGTAGGATCAAACTTATTATCTGGTGGTGCAACAGGTGCCACAGGCCCAACAGGTCCTGCAGGTGCCACAGGCCCAACAGGTCCAACCGGCGCAACAGGTCCTGCAGGTGCTACAGGCCCAACAGGTGCTACAGGACCAACCGGCCCAACAGGTGCTACTGGTCCTGCAGGTGCAACTGGCCCAACCGGTCCATCAGGACCAACTGGTCCACTGAAATATGCTACCTCTACCACAACAAACACACCAAATAATGGACCATTCAGCTTCACAGTAGCTTCGGCTGACCACGGTTTCGTTGTGGGTGACCGTGTAAGAGTATACAACGTTTCAAACAATTACCTTGAAGGTACTATTTCAGGCTTCGCCGGTAGCGGAACAATATTCTCAATCAATTCCGACTTTTTCGTTGGTTCAACATCTGCATCATCTTGGATAATCACTTCAGTTGGTTCATTGGGTTCAACAGGTCCAACAGGTCCATCAGGTCCAAGAGGTCCAACAGGTCCAACAGGTCCTAGTGGTCCAACAGGCCCAACGGGTCCTAGTGGTCCAACAGGTCCTAGTGGTCCAAGAGGTTCTACTGGCCCAACAGGGCCACAAGCTTATGCAACATCATCAACAAATCAACAAGCCACTGTTGGTTCTGGATTAACATTAATAACAGACCAAACTTTCCACAGTTTTAGTATAGGAAGTAGAGTACGTGCAATCAACACGACTTCGAATTACTTCGAAGGTAATATAACAAGTATATATGGTACTCCTAGCTATTTTGACATATTACCAGATGTGGTAGTCGGTGGATCATTCGCATCATCTTGGACAATAACTTTAGCTGGTATAGCAGGTGCATCAGGTCCAACAGGTCCAGCTGGTACAGGTGCTACAGGCCCAACGGGACCACAAGGTGTATCTGGACCAACAGGCCCACAAGGTGTATCTGGACCAACAGGCCCATCAGGTGGTATTCTCATCAACATGAACGATAATGAACTGGTAACTCCAGTCATTAAAGATTATGCAATGAAGGTTAATGCCAGGGGTTCAATTACTGGTGCACAAACACTCGACATGACTTTGGGTAACTATATAACTGCAACAGCAACAGGTGCAATTACATGGACATTCTCAAACCCACCCGCTACAGGTAATGCTGGAGGCTTTGTTCTTGTTCTGACTAACGGTGGTATTGGTACACAAACATGGCCAGCCGGTGTAGTTAAGTGGCCAGCAGCTACTGCGCCAACACTACAAGCCTCAGGTGTTGACGTATTGACATTCATAACAAATGATGCAGGAACTACATGGCGTGGTGTGTTATCAATGGGTGCAAGCTCGTAAGGATTAAAAATGGAAATTAAAAAATATGCATTAGTGGAAAACAATGCGGTGACAGAAACTCACGAAGTGTTACCACATTGCTGGAGAAATATTTCAGGTCTTGACCTTTCCAAAGATAATATTGAATTTCTAAATAGTGTTGGATGGTACGAGATTGAAGCAAATACGCAATCACAATTAGTCACAGGTGATAGCTATATCTCGGAATATACATACACCTTTTCCGACAATAAAGTTATTTCAACTCCGGTTATACAAACTATTACCAGAATCAGTGTAACCAAAGAAGATTTCATGGAAAGCCTGAGAAAAATGCGAGATTCTGAATTGAGTAGCACAGATTGGACACAAGCTGCGGATGTAATAGCAATTAAATCGGATGAATTCACACAAGCCTGGAAAAATTATAGACAACAATTAAGAGATATCACGCAACAATATGAAAATGTCGAATCATATGATGATTTGATTATTACATTTCCTGATAAACCACAAGTTTAATAAAAATGATAGTAGAACAATTATTGGCTAAGGCGCAAGGTGGTAGCGCACCCTATGTACCCAATACGAATCTTCATATGTGGGGTGACGTTGTTAGTACAGGTATCAGTTACGACCAAGGCGCTTTTTTCAACCATGCAAGGCGAGTTGGCACATCTTCTTGGACAATGGTTTCTGTAGGTGCAACGTTTGGTGCAGCAATTCGTAACGATGGTAAACTGTTCACATGGGGCACAGGTTCTTCCGGTCAATTGGGTGACGGCACAGCATTCGCAAATAAATCATCACCAGTTCAAATTGGCGCCTCATCATGGACAATGGTTAAATTAGGAGGAACACATGCAAGCGCAATTCGCTCCGATGGTAAACTATTTATGTGGGGTAACAACGATTATGGTCAATTAGGTGATAATGCTGCCGGCACGTTTTCAAGATCATCACCAGTACAGCTCGGCTCCTCATCATGGACAGCAATTTGCAACGGAGATGGAACATCTTATGCAATTCGCTCCGATGGTATGTTATTTGCATGGGGTAGGAACTATCATGGCCAATTAGGCAAAGGTGATAACTTGTTAGTCTCATCACCAGTGCAAATTGGCTCCTCATCATGGACAGCGATACATGCCGGAAGCACGCATGTAATAGCACTGAGATCCGATGGAAAATTATTCGCATGGGGTAACAACGGTAATGGAGAATTAGGTGACCCAACTCTAGGCGCAAGGGCACATTCAACACCAACTGCACACCGTTATGCCGGATCACAATCATGGATAGCAATTGCTGGTGGCGCAAGCTCGATGGTAGGAATTCGCTCCGATGGTAAGCTGTTCACATGGGGATACAATAATAACGCATCTTTGGGTATTGGTGAATTTTCACAAAGATTGGAATATTCACCTATACAATTAGGCACTTCTAACTGGATTACATGTGCGGCTGGACCAGCATTTGCATTAGCAATTAGATCCGATAATATTCTTTTTGGTTGGGGTTGGAATCTGGGTGGTGAATTAGGTTATGGAGATACAACATCAAAGTCATCGCCAGTGCAAATTGGCTCCTCATCATGGACAGCAGTTGCCTGCGGTCTATCACATACAATGGCAATTCGTGCAGATGGAACATTGTTCGCATGGGGCGCAGGCACTTCCGGACAATTAGGTGATAGTACGGTCACAAACAAATCATCACCAGTGCAAATTGGTTCTTCATCATGGGTAGCGATTGCCTGTGGAAATTTTTTCAGTTTAGCAATTCGTGCTACGGATCGTAAACTGTTCGCATGGGGCGCAGGCACCAACGGACAATTAGGTGATGGTACGATTGTAGGCAAATCATCACCAGTGCAAATTGGCTCCTCATCATGGACAGCGGTTGCCGGTGGAGGATCACATACAGTGGCAATTCGTCTTGGTGGAACATTGTTCGCATGGGGCGCAGGTACTTCTGGTGTTTTGGGTGATAACACAGCCGTACAGAAATCATCACCAGTGCAAATTGGCTCCTCATCATGGACAATGGTGCGGGCAACAAGTACACAGAATTCATATGCATTGCGCTCCGATGGTGCACTGTTCGCATGGGGCGTTAATAGCTACTTTACGGTAGGTGATGCAACACTTACCACAAGATCCTCTCCAGTGCAAATAGCTGCGGGTACAGTATTTAACAACATAGCAAACCTACAGTTTTCAACATATGCTCAAGGTGCATTCGTGAGTTCGAAGTATTATTCTTGGGGAAATGATAGGGCAGCCGGGGCTCTTCCACTAACTTTCCAAGGATATGATCCGGGATCAATGTCGCCAGTGCAAATTGGTTCTTCATCATGGGTAGCAGTTGGCGGAGGCTCTAACTTTAGTGCTGCAATTCGTGCTGGTGGAACATTGTTCACATGGGGATATAACGGTGTATCAGCACTGGGTGATGGTACGATTTTATCCAAATCGTCTCCAGTACAAATTGGTTCCTCTTCTTGGTCGGCTATTGGCAGTGGCGCACTTGGTGTAAATTTGTTGGCAAAAAGATCCGATAACGCATTATTCATAGCCGGTGTACAAGCATATAAACCAAAGGGTGGTCCACTCCTTGGACCAACACCATTCACACAAGTCAATACATTAGATCAAATTACTGCGCAATATGTTCCAGCGAATCTGGTATCTATGTCACCTGGACCAACCAATGTCATGGCAGTAGGAGCAAATGGTGAATTGGCCGGTTGGGGAAACAACATACCACAAAATCCTTTACTTGGTGTTCCTTCCGAATTGCTCACACCAACAAATGTGGATACCACAAACGTATGGAAACAAGTGGTTGTAAATATGACTGGCATAAACAATCAAAGCACAACTTCTGAAAAACCAAGATTTATTCTTGGAATAAAATCTAATGGTACACTGTGGGGCTGGGGTGATAATGGTTCAGGTAATTTAGGCACTAATGACATCTCGCAAAAATTATCACCAGTGCAAATTGGCTCATCTTCTTGGACAATGGTTAGTGCGGGTCAAGCACATGCAGCAGCAATTCGTGCTGGTGGAACATTGTTCGCTTGGGGTTTAGGCAATAACGGACAATTGGGTGACGGTACTTCCGCAAGCAAGTCATCACCAGTACAAATTGGTTCCTCATCATGGACAGCAGTTGCCTGCGGAGAAAATGGCACATATGCAATTCGTTCCGATGGTAAGCTATTTGCTTGGGGCTTAGGAACCGCTGGACGACTAGGTGATGGTACGGTCATAGCCAAGATATCACCGGTGCAAATTGGTAACTCATCATGGACAGCAATTTCTGCTGCTCAACATGTACTGGCAATTCGTGCAGGTGGAACATTGTTCGCATGGGGCTTAGGAACCGGTGGACAATTAGGTGATGGTACGATTGCATCCAAATCGTCTCCAGTACAAATTGGTTCCTCATCATGGACAGCAATTTCTACTTCAGTAAGTACCAGTGCAGCAATTCGTTCCGATGGTAAGCTATTCACATGGGGTATGGGCACGCAAGGTGGTTTGGGTGATGGCACAGTCACGACCAAATCGTCTCCAGTACAAATTGGTTCATCATCATGGACAATGGTTTCAATAGGCTATCTTGGTGGCTTGGCTAAGAGAGTAGACAACAAATTATTTGCCTGGGGCCTAAACGCCAACGGACAATTGGGTGACGGAACAAAAACAAACAAGTCGTCTCCAGTAGCAGTAACAATGGCCGCCGGACAAACAGCAAACACCATCGTTTTCCGTGGCATAGATATGCCGGTTGTCATGATTCCGCTGACATAAATAAAATATATTATTATTATTGAGGTATTATGCATAAAATTGACCAACAATTAAACCTTATGCTAAGAGGCAAATTTGAAGAAGGTTGGAAACTCAGTGAACAAATGCACGAGGAACATCCAGAGAACACCAGACACCTATTCAATAGAGGGTGGTTCTTACTACATCAAGGCGACTTGCAAGGTGGCTTTCAAGCACTAGAAAATGGAAGAGAACTTAAAGTCTATGGTGGTGGCCATATAGGAACAAAAAAACCTATTTGGAACCAGCAAGATGACCTGAACGGTAAAATAGTAATAATCGCACTAGAGTGTGGTTTCGGTGACCAAATGATTTATGTGCGTTTTGCATCTGAAGTACAGAAACGTGGTGGTAAATGCATCATTTGTGGAACAAAATTATTACACAGCCTATTCGCACGAGTTCCTGGTGTAGAAAAATGTATCACACTAGATGAGGTACAAACAACACGGCATGATTATTGGATTCCAGGATTTAGTTGCTCTTGGATTTTTGGTCACACATTTGAGACATTACCAAATCAGCCATACATGTCAGCATTACCTGAAAGTGTCGAAGTGTGGAAATCAATGCTTGATGGCATGAAGCAACGTTCTGGACCAAAGATAGGTATCAGATGGAGTGGCAGTCCACTATTCGAGCATCAACAATTCAGAGTTTTCCCGCCTGAGTTTTTAATCAACCTATATAAACGAACTGATGCACAATTCTTTAGTTTTCAAAGAGATACTGATATTATAGAATTGCCGGATGAAATAGTTGACCTACAGCATATGTTGCTTTCATGGGAAGATACAGCAGCGGCATTGAAGAATTTAGATTTACTCATAACATCTTGCACAAGCGTGGCACACTTAGCCTCAGCAATGGGTGTTCCAACATGGGTAATCGTTCCGATATTACCGTACCATTGCTGGACATATGGTGATGAGCACAGTCCATGGTACCAAAATACAACAAAAGTCTATAGACAAAAAGATTTTGGTCGATGGGAAAAAACATTTGAAAAGCTAGGTAATGACCTAGAAGTATTTGTAAACAATCTTAATGAGAAAGAAAGTGAATAATTATGGCTAAACAATTTTATTTTATTGCAGGTCTACCACGTTCAGGTAGCACAATGATGATAAACATATTGAAACAAAATCCAGAAATTTTCGGACACAGTGTTAGTTCTTTGTATGAAATTTTCACAAATACATATAACAAATGGGACATGGTTGAAGAAAATTTAGTATTCCAAAATGACACGGCAAAATTGAATGTGTTGAAGTCTATAATGGAAGGCTACTATGAAGACAACGATAAAGTCATCATATTCGATAAGAACCCTATGTGGGTCTCCAAGATTGCAATCTTAGAAGAAGTTTTAGGACAGAAGATTAAGATTCTTTGTATGGTAAGAAACCCAGCACAAATCTTAACGTCATTCGAAAGATTAAAAAGAAACAATCCAAAAGATGTTACCTTGACTGACCTGAAATTGGGTGAGAATACATCAATTGCGGGCAGAGCATATCATTATTCTTCACCAGAAGGTAAGATGGGACTACCATTCCAGCAACTTCGTGATGCAATCACTATGGGTTACATGGACCGATTCCTGTTCGTAGATTATAACAAGTTCTGCAATACGCCGAAGGCACAGATGAAGCGCATCTACGATTTCTTTGAGTTACCGGAATTCAAACATGACTTCACGAACATCGAACAGAACGAAGTCTTCAATGATAATTTCTCCAAATTACCAGGTCAATATAAAATTAAAAATAAACTGGAAAGAACTACTGTTAATCCAGTGGAGTTTATCGGTTTAGATTTGTATGAGCAATACAACCGTGAAATCTTTTGGGACGCATTGATTTAAGGAATTATTATGAGCGAACAACCTGAATTGAAAAAATTAAATCTTGGCTGTGGGTTTAAAAAGAGAGATGATTATTGGAACGTAGACGTTGAACCAAAATGTCGTCCAGACCAAGTAGTTAACCTCGAACAGACACCTTGGCCATGGGAAGATAACTTCTTCACACACATCGACATGGATAATATCTTAGAACATCTAGGTCAAACACCAGCAAAGTTCACAGATATTATGAAAGAACTATATCGTGTTAGTGCTGATAAGGCAGAGTGGGTCATCTGTGTACCACACCATCGTTGCGATTTATTTTGGGACGATTACACACACGTGCGAGTACTAACAGCAAAAACATTCAGGATGTTTGACCAAGAAGTTAACGTAGAGTCAATCAAACGTAAGTTATCCGATTCTACTTTCGGTCTATACCACGATATCGACATTGAGGTGACCGATGTTACTTACAATATTGTGAGTTATTGGAGAGACCAGCTCGAAAAAGGATTCATTTCTCAGTTCCAGTTTGATATGAAAATGAATACGATTTCGAACGTAGCAGAATCTATCAATATCTTCATTACAGTACATAAGCCTGGACGCCAAGCCAATTATCTGAAAGTAAATTGATGTTTAATATAGGTGACAAAGTACACAGAAATGTGCTTCTACCCTGTGACCATGGACTGATGATTGTCAATCGTTTCGACTGTAACGAGAATCAGGTCGGTCATGGTCAATGGTTACTAGACCACGGCAACACAACAACTGTCGAGGCATCTATTTGTGTAGATGCTTTGAGAGGTAAAGTTGCTCCTACAATCTTTGATATTGGAGCAAATATAGGAACATTCACGACATGGATGGCAAAAGTGTATCCACAAGGTAAGATATATGCATTTGAACCACAGAGAATCGTGTTTCAGATGTTATGTGGTAACATGTCTATCAATAACCATGATAATGTTTATGCTATGAATATGGGTCTTGGTGATGAAAATGGTACTATCGAGTTCTTTGAACCAGACTATACACAAAAAGTGGACTATGGAACATTCAGCTTGGTTGAAAAAGTTATCGACAAGACAACCAACAATCTAAGTGTCGTTGATATCTCAACATTAGATAGTTTCATGTCTAAGCATAAGATTGAGAAGGTTGACCTATTGAAGATTGATGTTGAAGGTATGGACATTCAAGTATTGCGTGGAGCAAAAGAGACAATACAGAGATGTAAACCAGCAATCTTCATCGAGCATTCGGATAACCGTAAGTCTGTTATGCAGGAGATTGAAAAAGAGTTGGACCAATACAAATATTGTTATGAGGTGCATGGAAACAACGTCTTGGCCACACCAATATTCAGGTAAAATAATAACATAAATACTCCCTATAAGGGGAAAATAATGGCCACCGTATCCAACAGACAAGAATTCAAACAATACTGCTTACGTAAACTGGGATTTCCAACCATCGAAATCAACATTGACGACGACCAGGTAGAAGACCGCATTGATGATGCACTGCAATACTGGCAAGACTACCATTTTGATGGTCTACAAAAGATTTATTACGTTAGACGCTTGGATGCGACAGATGTAGCAAACAAATATGTGGATTTAAGACCAGAAGTCACAGTAGATTCATCCAATACGAGCGTCAACATCGTTGGTGTTACACGTATTTTCCCAATCACATCTTCTCTGAATTCTACAAACATGTTCGACCTACGCTACCAATTGCGTTTGAATGAACTGTATGACTTCACATCTGCATCCTATGTGAACTACACACTCACTATGCAGCACCTTCGCTCACTCGAATTGATGTTCTCTGGTGAGACTCCAATCCGTTTCCAGCGCCATCAGCACAGACTATACTGTGACTTGGCATGGGGTCGTGAGGCTAAAGAAGGTACAGTTATCGTAGCAGAATGTTATGCTACTATTGACGAGAATGCCTATGCATCCGTCTGGTCAGACCGCTGGTTAAAGAACTATGCAACAGCACTTATCAAACAAAACTGGGGTGCTAACCTGAAGAAGTTTGCTGGTGTACAACTTCCAGGTGGTGTCACCCTGAACGGTCAAGTTATCTTTGACGAAGCAACAGCAGAAATTGAAGCCTTACAGAAAGATATGATTGATAGCTACTCAGGTCCACTAGAGTGGTTTATGAACTAATATGGCAACAAATCTATACTTTAATAACTTCGGCAGTAGTCCTGAACAAAGACTCGTCGAAGATTTAATGATTGAAACCATTAAGATTAATGGTGTGGATTGCTATTACATTCCAAACATTAACGAAACTGCACGTGACTTGTTGTACGGTGAAGACCCACTCAAGAAGTTTTCAGCAGCATACCCACTAGAATTATACATCACAAACGTGGATGGTTACGAAGGTGAACGTGAGTTCTTCTCCAAGTTCGGTCTTGAGATTCGTAACAACATGTCGGTTATTGTATCGAAGCGTTCGTTTGCTCGATGGGTGCCACAGAATAGATACGCAAGACCACGTGAAGGTGACTTGATTTACATTCCATTCCTATCACAAACAGGTGAAATGTATGAAATCAAGTTCGTTAATTACACAGATGCCTTCTATGTAATGGGTAATAAGTATCCGTTTTTCTACAAACTGGAACTTGAGAAATTTAAATACTCACAAGAAACTATTGATGTTGGTATCGACAGCATTGATGATATCGTTGCACAAGAAGCATACACGATTTCTTTAGATATGAACACTGTTACTGGTACAGGAACATATCTTGTTGGTGAGAAGGTGACTTCTGGTGCCAATTCTGGTACTGTCACATACTGGAACAAAGCAGAAGGTACACTCAAGGTCACAGACCTCTTGGGTACGTTCTCAAACAACACAACAATCATTGGTGTCAACTCTGCGGCTTCATATGTAACAACAGCTTCTCCAGACACACTGTTTGATCCACAAGAGCGTGAAATGTACGACAACAGAATCATTCAGACAGAAGCTAACAACTATTTGGACTTCTCTGAATCCAACCCATTTGGTGATATCACATGAGCCAGAGCTACCATAGAATCATAAGAAAAGTTGTCATTGCTTTTGGCAACATTTTCAACAACATCTCTCTATCACGATACGATGAGGCTGGTACCGAAAAGGAACACTTCTTGGTACCCATCGTTTATGGTGGCAAAGAGAAGTATGTCAATCGCCTAGAGGGTGATCCAAATTTGGACAAGAAGGTTCAAGTCACATTACCTATCATGTCTTTCGAAATGGTGGACATGAAGTATGATGCTACACGTAAGCTGATGACTAACATGAAAAACGCATTGCCTGCTGCTGGTGGTACTACCGCAATCGCAGTGTATAATCCTGTTCCATTCGATTTTGAGTTCTCTCTGTATGCTTATGTACGTAACATCGAAGACGGTGCGCAACTCATGGAGAAGATTCTACCATACTTCACACCAGACCACACAGTATCAGTCAACTTGATTCCAGAAATCGGTGTAATCAAACAACTTCCTATTGTATTAAAAGACGTTTCTCATACCGTCGATTATGAAGGTGACTATAATACTAAAGTTCGCTCTATCATCTGGACTCTGAACTTCACAGTCAAAGGTTACTTGTACGGTCCAACAACTCAACCAAAGATTATTCGTTCATCATTCACCAATATCTATGATGACAAGACTCTGAAAGAGAAGACTATCGTATTGAATATGAACAATGGCTTTGGTGCATACAAGACAGGTGAAACTGTCTATCAAGGTTATTCGATGGACACCTCTTCCGCAACTGCGAAGGTTGTGTCTTGGAGCAGTACATCAAACACAATGGTAATCAGTGATTCAGTTGGACACTTTGTTGTCGGTGAAACAATCATCGGACAATCAACAAATGCAAAATGGAATATGGAGAGTTACGATTTCGTCAATACCAATTTGGTCGAAGTTGTTGTTAGACCTAATCCAACCAACGTTGTATTACCAAATAATTATACATATACCGTAACAACAACGGAATATCCTGATATTTAAGAAACAAAATTATGAGTAAATTTGAAAAAAGTATGTCAGAAATTTTTGATGTTGTGCCAAAGGTGTCAGAGAAAACAGAACAGTTACCTGTTGTTGTCGAAGCACCCACAGAGTTTGGCTCACCAGCAAGGCTTGAGGTCGACCTGGATGCAGACTATGAAGAATCACGCAAGACACTGAAAGACTTGGTCAAAAAAGGTTCTGATGCTATTGACCACCTAATGTCTATTGCAACCGAGACGGAACACCCACGTGCTTTCGAAGTGGTCGCAACACTTATTAAAAACACCACAGACGCCAACGAGAAATTGTTGATGATGCAGAAGTCTATGCGTGAGATGAAGGGTATGTCTGCCAAGAAGGACTCAGGTAATGTAACCGTAGACAAGGCTATCTTTGTCGGTTCAACATCCGAACTCTCTAAATTATTAAAAGATTCCAAGAAGAATGGCAACACAGAATAATAAAACGGCTTACCGTGATAACCCGTTACTGAAAAAGGTCGGTGTTGAACATTCTTTTACACAGGAAGAAGTAGAAGAATACATCAAATGTGCTAATGATCCAGTATACTTTGGTGAAAACTATATTAAGATTGTTAACGTTGACCGTGGTCTGATGCCATTCGAGATGTGGGATTTCCAAAAGGAAATGATTCGCACATACCATGAAAATAGATTCTCAATCACCAAGTGTCCCCGTCAGGTTGGTAAGACAACTACATCAGTTGCATACCTGCTATGGGTTACTCTATTCCAAGACCAACAAAACATCGCCGTTCTAGCTAACAAGGGTTCACTTGCACGTGACATTTTGGCTAAGTACCAGCTTGCTTACGAAAACTTACCTATTTGGCTTCAACAAGGTGTTGTGACATGGAACAAGGGTAACGTAGAACTGGAAAACGGCTCAAAGATTATCGCAGCATCCACATCAAGCTCTGCTGTTCGTGGTGGTGCTTTCAACGTAGTATTCTTGGACGAATTTGCGTTCGTTCCAAACAACATTGCTAATGAGTTCTTTAACTCAGTGTACCCTGTTATCTCATCTGGTAAGTCTACCAAGATTATTATTGTATCTACACCTAACGGTATGAACTTGTTCTACAAGCTCTGGATGGATGCGATGGGTAAGAAGAACGGATATAAGACCTTTGAGATTCACTGGTCTATGGTACCTGGACGTGACGAGAAGTGGCGAGAAGAAACCATTAAGAACACCTCGGAAGAACAGTTCAGACAAGAATTTGAATGTGAATTCTTGGGTTCTACAAACACACTTATCTCTGGTTCCAAACTGGCACAGTTGGTGTACAAAGAACCTATTGCCAAGCATGAGCTACTGGATGTCTTTGAGTACCCAATCGTGGGTGATGAAGAATCATCGTCAAGTCACATCTATGCTATGACAGTTGACCCAGCAGAAGGTAAGAACATGGATGCGTCCTCGTTCTCTGTCTTTGACGTATCTGCTGTACCATACAGACAGGTCGCAAGGTACAACTCCTCATCAGTTTCACCAATCTTATTCCCAACGGTCATCTATAATACAGCAAAGCTGTTCAATAATGCCTACGTATTGGTTGAGATAAATAACACACCGCAGATTGCAGACACCCTACATCAAGATTTGGAGTATGAGAATGTCGTGAAAATCGAGACCGGTAACAAGAAAGCACAAGCAATGGGTACTGGCTTCGGTCGTGGTATACAGCTTGGTATTAAAATGTCAGCTCAGGTCAAGCGTATTGGGTGTTCAAACCTCAAGACTTTGATTGAGAATGACAAACTAATTATTAACGACTTTGACACAATTTCCCAACTCACTACGTTTGTGGCAGCACATAACAGTTTTAAGGCGGAAGAAGGTGCTAACGACGACATTGTGATGACTTTGGTCATGTTCGCATGGATGACAACACAACAATACTTTAAAGAGATTGTCAACCATGATTTAAGAAAACAGATGCAGCTAGAAATGCTCAATCAGTCGGATGATGAGGTACCATCTTTTGGTATTTTTGACAACGGAAGTGAGCATAACTATATTGTGGAAGACGGTGACGTTTGGTTACGCAGAGAAGATTCGGAGCATATGTCTTCGTTCTTTAGAGGCTAACTGTAAAATCACCATTTCATAAATACAATATAGGTTATTACTGCCAAATAGCAATAAAACAAGGAGATAAAAATGGCATTTCAGATTTCTCCAGGCGTAAATTCATCGGAACTAGACTTAACCACAGTCGTGCCTTCGGTGTCTACTACGGCCGGTGCATACGCTGGACAATTCCAATGGGGTCCAGTCAATAAGAGAACACTCGTAACACACGAAACCGATTTAGTGAATCGCTTTGGTGAACCAGATAGCAACACAGCAACTTCATTCTTTTCGGCTGCCAACTTCTTGGCTTATGGAAACAATCTCCAAGTTGTACGTGCAGCTAATACAGGCTCATTCAATGCTTCCGCTAACACTACAGTTTTGATTAACAACGAAGACGACTATGATGAAGATTATATTGCGGTTTCGAATACGCAATCATTCGTAGCACGTTACCCAGGAGCATTAGGTAATTCATTGAAAGTTTCTGTATGTTCAGCAAACACAGCTAACGTAAGTGCAGCTTTCTCTGCTTGGGCTTACAAAGGCTACTTCAACGCAGCACCAAATACAAGTACATTTGCAGCTTCCGCAGGCGGCGCATATGACCAGATGCACGTAATCGTTATCGACGAAGACGGTCTGTTCAGCAAAGGTGCTAAGAATACAGTGTTGGAAGTATTCCCTTACTTGTCTAAAGCAACTGATGCTAAGACAGATGATGGTTCACCTGCTTACTACCGTACAGTTATCCGTAATACTTCGAAGTACATCTACGCTTTGGGTCCAGTTGATGCAGCTAATACAGAAGCTACATGGGACCAAGACGCATTGAACGTAAGCTTCGTTGGTCTACCAGAGAACACAACAGTATCTTTGGCTAGCGGTGCAACAAAAGCGGTTACAACTGCTGACGCAACAGGCGCATGGGACCAGTTCTCTAATGCTGACGTTGTAGATGTATCATTGTTGATTTCTGGCGATGCTGGAACAACAGTACAACAATCAGTTATTGACTTAGCTTCGACACGTAAAGATTGCGTAGCATTCGTTTCACCACAATACTCTGATGTTGTAGGTAATGCGGATCCAGCAACTGCGATTCAAACATGGGCTTCTACAACTCTAGGTCGTGCGACTTCATATGCTTTCGCAGATTCAGGTTGGAAGTACCAATTCGATAAGTACAACAACGTATATCGTTGGATTCCATTGAACGGCGATACTGCTGGTCTATGTGTACGTACAGACCAAACTCGTGACCCATGGTTCTCACCAGCTGGTTACGCACGTGGCGCCGTAAAGAACGTAGTTAAGCTTGCATGGAACCCTAACCAAGCACAACGTGATAACATCTACTCTGTTGGTGTTAACCCAGTTGTATCCTTCCCAGGTCAAGGTACTATCTTGTACGGTGACAAGACATTGTTGACACAACCATCAGCATTTGACCGTATCAACGTTCGTCGTCTGTTCATTGTACTAGAAAAAGCAATTGCAAATGCATCTAAGTTCTCACTATTCGAATTGAATGATGAGTTCACAAGGGCACAATTTATCTCCCTAGTGGAACCGTTCTTGCGTGATGTTAAAGGTCGTCGTGGTATCTATGACTACCGTGTTGTATGTGATACAACAAATAACACAGCACAAGTTATTGACACAAACCGCTTCGTCGGTGATATCTACATCAAACCAGCACGTTCAATCAACTTTATCCAGTTGAACTTCGTTGCTGTAAGAAGTGGTGTCTCCTTCAACGAAATCGTTGGTTCAGTCTAATAAATAATAGAAATAGGAGAAAACACAATGGCTTTTAATGTAGCAGAGTTCAGAGCAAATCTCGTTGGAGATGGTGCTCGTCCAAACCTGTTCCAAGTCACAATGACTTTCCCGACATTTGCCACAGATGGTGTAAGTGCTTCCCAAGCATTGACCTTCTTGGCAAAGACTGCACAACTACCAGGTTCTACATTGGGCACAGTCCCTTTGTATTACTTTGGTCGTGAGATGAAGCATGTCGGAAACAGGAGCTTCGCAGACTGGTCAATTACAATCATCAACGATGAAAACTTCAAAGTTCGTAGAGCTTTTGAATCTTGGATGAACGGTATCAACTCTCATACTACCAATTTGAGAAATGGTGCTGCTGGTACTCCAACAAGTTATTCAGTTGATGCTAAAGTTGAACAGTTCGACAAGGCTGGTAATGTTATCAAAACATATAAATTTGTTGGTGCATTCCCAGTTGATTTGAACCCAATCGACCTCGACTGGAGTTCTAACGATACTATTGAAGAATTCGGCGTCACCTTGGCTTACCAATGGTGGGAGTCAGATTCGACGACCTAAATATAGAGGGACTTCGGTCCCTCATTATGATTTTTTGAATACTAGGAACAATCAATGGCTTTATCGCTTTTCGGCTTTCAAATAACTCGTGACAAGGTCGCAGCACCGTCCGAGAAAACTTTCACCGCTCCATCGAATGAAGATGGGGCTTTAACCATTTCCTCGGCAGCTTACTACGGTACGTATGTCGATTTGGATGGAACAGCAAAGAATGAGGTTGAGTTGATTTCACGTTATCGTGAGATGGCTATGCAACCTGAAATTGAATCTGCTATTGACGATATCGTTAATGAAGCAATCGTTCAGAATGATGATGGTAAATCTATCAGAATCATTATGGATGATTTGAAGCAGCCAGATAAAATCAAAAAAGCAATCGAAGAAGAATTCACTGTTGTTTTGCGATTACTGAATTATAACAATATGGGCACGGATACATTCCGTAGATTCTATATTGACGGTAGACTTTTCTACCATATCATCATCGACGAGAAGAACCCCAATGCTGGTATTCAGTCTTTGAGATACATTGACCCACGTAAGATTCGTAAGATTCGTGAAGTCAGTAAAGATAAAGATGCGGCGACAGCAGTTGATGTTGTCACGACAGTTAATGAATACTACATCTACAACGATAAAGTAGTATCAGGAACATCATCAAATTATGGACCAGTTGGCACACGTATTGCCAAAGACGCAATCATCAACGTCAACTCAGGTCTAATGGATTCTCGCCGTGCAGTTGTATTGTCATACTTGCACAAGGCTATCAAACCTCTAAACCAACTACGCATGATTGAAGATGCAACGGTAATCTACCGTATCTCTCGTGCGCCTGAGCGTAGAATTTTCTACATCGACGTTGGTAATTTACCTAAGCAAAAAGCTGAACAATATCTCCGTGATATTATGGCTAAGTACAAGAACAAACTTGTATACGATGCAGCAACAGGTGAAGTACGTGATGACCGTAAGTTCTTGTCTATGATGGAAGACTTTTGGTTACCTCGCCGTGAAGGTGGTAAAGGTACAGAAATCACTACACTTCCAGGTGGACAGAACCTTGGTGAACTTGAAGACGTTAAGTACTTCGAGAAGAAGCTATACAACGCACTCAACGTACCTATCTCCAGATTGAATCCAGAAAGCTCTGGCTTCTCACTAGGTCGTGTTGGTGAAATTTCACGTGAAGAAGTTAAGTTCGGCAAGTTCGTAGACCGTCAACGTCAGAAGTTCTCTGAGATTTTTGACCAAGCTCTACGTGTACAGTGTGTACTCAAAGGTATCTGTACTGCTGACGAATTCGATGAGTTCAAAGAAACAATCTATTATGATTTCTTGAAAGATAACAATTTTGCAGAACTAAAAGAAGCAGAATTGGTACGTGAGCGTTTGACTCTCCTTGCATCAGTTGACCCATATGTTGGTCGTTACTATTCGATGCAGTGGATTCAACAGAACGTATTGCGTCTAACAGACGACGAAATCAAAGATATGCAAAAGCAAATCGACAAAGAACGTGCCGATGGCCTCATTCTTGACCCGATGGAAATTGCACAACAAGCACAACTCGATATGGCAACTGGCGGAGCAGGTGGTGTTGCAAACGCACCTCCTCCTAACAAGCCAAAGACGGAAAGTGTGAACGAGAGTTATTCCCCTAGTCTGAAAATGATTACTAGGGTGTTATAAATATTTTATGTTATTTGGAGAATACTATGTCTAGAGAAGATATTAACGCAGTTGTAGATAACGCATTGACTGATAATGCAGTCGATATGAAAGATGCTTTCTACAATGCAATCAACGATAAGATTTTTGCGGCTATTGAGCAACGTAAAATTCAAGTTGCACAGAACATGATTGGTGCCCACGGTCAACAAGCGGCAGATAATGCCGAAGTAGCAGCCGCAGCATAATGAAAAGCCTTAAAGATTTTCTGTCGGAGAAACAGCAATTAGCTGTTGAACAACCTGCGCCGGAAGAACTTTCATTGGTAGCATCTACCAAGCCTCTTTTAGAAGGTGTAGCTAGTCATACGATTGAGAGTGACCCACCAACGGTGCTAGTTATGCACAGGAAAGCAATTCGTGAGCTTTCAGAGGGTCAAAGAGTCGGTGTATATTATGTGGATAAAATCAATAAATACATTACGGTGCCTTTAGATGCACCATCGACTATAGCCGAAGAAACAGCAATTGACCGTTTGTTCTTAGCCGTCGAAAAGAAAAAGAATATTATGCTTGAGCATATTGACGGAACTTCATCAGAAGTAACTCCTCAAATGGCAAGAGATATGATAGAACTATACAAAAAGATTAACGAGGCAAACAAAGCAAAGATGTTAGATATGCTTGAGTCCTCTGCTAAACATTTTCAAACTATTGCTAAGTTTTCTAAGGAATAAAAATGAGCAACATTTACACATATCAGGTATTGAAGGATACCACAGAACAAACTGTTATTAAGTTAACAGGTAAGTTCGATGGCACCGGTCAAGAAGCGAACGCAGTAAGAATTCAAGCAAACACACTGGCTGGCGCATTGGATAGTTCTAAGGCTAACCTGTTGTCTTCCACTGCTAACACTGGCGCACTTTCATACTACGGTCTTTCATTGATGCGTCTATGGTACGATTGCGCATCAGAAGGTGAAGTCGAGCTATCATGGACAGCAGACACATCGAAGACATTGATGTTGCTAAACGGCAATGGTGAATACGATGCTACAGGTCAATCTGTAACTATTCCTAATAATGCAGCAGGTACTGCCAACTGTCGTGGTGACGTTGGTGTAACAACTCGTGGCATGATTGCAAATAGCAGCTACACTATGGTTATTGAATTGCGTAAAGATAATGCTATGTACCAACGTGGTCAGTTTAATGATCCAGCAGCATTCAACTACGGCCAATACGGCATGAGACCATAAGGATAGCAAATGAAGCTAATTAAAGAAATCACAGAATCGGTGAATTATATCACCGAAGAAAATGATGGTAAAAAGACTCTCTATATTGAGGGTCCTTTTCTTGTTGCCGAAACAAAGAACAAAAACGGACGTGTATACAAGTACGACACTATGAAAGAAGAAGTGTCCCGTTACACAACAAATTATATCGAAAAGAGCCGAGCTTTTGGCGAACTAGGTCACCCAGATACTCCATCAATCAACTTGGATCGTGTGTCTCACATGATTGTTGGTCTAAGAGAAGAAGGTAATCAATGGATCGGTAAAGCAAAGATTCTCGATACACCAATGGGCAACATTGCAAGAAGTCTTATCGAAGGCGGAGCACAATTAGGTGTTTCATCACGAGGTATGGGTTCTCTAAAAATGGTCAACGGAGTCAACGTTGTTCAACCCGATTTTTGTCTAGCCACAGCGGCAGACATTGTAGCAGACCCTTCCGCACCTGGTGCTTTTGTACAAGGTATTATGGAAGGAAAGGAATGGATGTTAGTAGATGGCAGATGGACAGAGATGCACCTAGAACAAGCTAAGAGTCAAATCATTAAAGCTTCTCGTAAGGATATCGAAGTTGTAAGTTTGCAAATTTTCGAAAACTTCCTGAAAAAACTTTAAATTATAAATACCAACATACAAAACCAAGGAGATTTTCAAATGGTTAAGAAGTTCAATTTGTCTGAAGCTGCCGCTGATATTCTAAACAGAAGCGTCACATCAGCACGTAGTGGTCAAGATAAGCCACAACGCTTAGGTACAGAAGTAGCATACGGCAACAAAGAAGTAGGCGATATCGGTACAGAAGTTACTAAAACAACAGACGCAGGTCCAGACGCTACTAAAGGCGTACCAACTGCAACAGCTCCAGGTGCAACACCTCCAGTTGGTTCAGAGCCAGCTAAGAAGTTGACTGGTCAACCAGGACAAACTGCTGGCGCATCGCAAGGTGATCCAGAAGGTAAGCCAGGAACACAAAAGTTCGCTAAGAACAAAGGTGCTACATTCCAATCATACGGTCAAAAGAACGAAGAACTCGACTCTGATGACGAAGTAGTTTCGGAAGAAAAAGAAGAAGGCCACGAAGACGCAGCGGCTGACAAGAAAATGATTAAGAAGATGATGAAGAAAGAGTCTATCCAAGAAGATATCGACGCTTTGTTGTCTGGCGAAGAATTGTCAGAAGCATTTGTTTCTAAAGCTACAACAATCTTTGAAGCAGCCGTGATGACACGTGTTGAGTCAATCGTTGAAGAAGTGCAAGAAGAATTGCAAGAACAATTCGAATCAGCACTAGAAGAAGTTAAAGAAGATTTTGCAACAAAAATCGACGACTATATGAACTATATGGTTGAACAGTGGATGGAAGAAAACCAATTGGCAATCGACACAGGCCTACGTGCTGAGATTGTTGAAGACTTCATCTCTGGTATGCGTGATTTGTTCGCAGAACACTACATTGATATCCCAGAAGAAAAAGTGGATATCGTTGAAGAACTAGCAGCTAAAGTTGAAGAACTTGAAGGCAAGCTAAATGAAGAAATCGGACGTTCAGTTGAGATTTCGAAAGAACTCAAAGAACATAAGAAAAATGAGACTATCGCAGCAGTTTGCGAAGGTCTTACACAGACCCAGGTAGAAAAACTAAAGACACTCGCAGAGAATGTCCAGTTCACAACCGAGGAAGAATTCAGCGAGAAGCTAGGTCAATTGGTGGAAGCGTATGCTCCAACAACAGCCAAGGCAGCTGAAAAGTCTGTTCTCGAAGAAGGCGTTGAAGTCGAAGAAATCAAGAGCGGTAAAATCTCTCACGATCCTTTGATTGATGCAGCCGCAAAGTCAATCTCTAAATCCTTGGTTAAATAAATAACCATACACTTAAAACAAACACAGGAGTAATTAGATGTTTTTATCTGAAGAACTAAAACAAAAGTGGGCGCCAATCTTGGAGCACCCAGAATTGGAATCTATTGCAGATCCATATAAGAAGGCTGTTACAGCAATGGTATTGGAAAACCAATCCCAAGCTATGGCATCTGACCGTGCTCAAATGGGCATGTTGAACGAAGCAACTGGTCCATCAATGACCACTGGTGCTGGTGTTCAAAACTTCGACCCAATCTTGATTAGCTTGGTTCGTCGTGCATTGCCTAACTTGATTGCATATGACGTTGCTGGCGTTCAGCCAATGACAGGCCCAACAGGCTTGATCTTCGCAATGCGTGCCAAGTATGGTCAAGACAACACAGCGGCTGGTCAAGAAGCTTTCTTCAACGAAGCTAACACCAAGTTCTCTGGTATCGGTTCCGACACTAACCGTTTCGGTTTCGCTAACAACACAACTGGTGATACACTGACTAACCCAGTCGGTAGCGGTTTCACAACAGCTAACACATATACAACTGGTATCGGCATGCCTACGGCTACTGCTGAAAACCTAGGTTCTGACAACAACGTTGCTTTCGGTCAAATGGCTTTCTCTATCGAGAAGGTTACTGTTACTGCTCAAAGCCGTGCGTTGAAGGCTGAGTACTCACTTGAATTGGCTCAAGACTTGAAGGCTATCCATGGTTTGGATGCTGAAACAGAATTGTCAAACATTCTGTCTACAGAAATCTTGGCTGAAATCAACCGTGAAGTTATCCGTACAATCTACACTGTTGCTAAGAACGGTGCTCAATACGGTACAACAACTGCTGGTACATTCGACTTGGACACAGACTCTAACGGTCGTTGGTCAGTTGAACGTTTCAAAGGCTTGATTTTCCAAATCGAACGTGATGCAAACGTTATTGCAAAAGAAACTCGTCGTGGCAAGGGTAACGTTCTGATCGTTTCGTCAGACGTTGCATCAGCTATGGCTATGGCTGGCGTGTTGCAATACACTCCTGCTTTGTCTGCTAACCTACAAGTTGATGACACTGGTAACACCTTCGCTGGTTTGTTGCACGGTCGTATCAAAGTGTATATCGACCCATACTTCGGTGGCTACACAAGCAACCAAGAATTGGTGACAATCGGTTACAAAGGTACATCACCTTATGACGCTGGTTTGTTCTACTGCCCATACGTTCCATTGCAAATGGTTCGTGCTGTTGACCAGTACACATTCCAACCTAAGATTGGCTTTAAGACTCGTTACGGCATGGTTGCAAACCCATTTGCTGGCGGTACTAACGCTGATGCAGGTCAGTTGTACTCTAAGCGCAACACATACTACCGTATCTTCAAGGTAGCTAACTTGATGTAATGTCAAGTAAATAGCCACCGTTAAGAGTGGTAATTTAGAAGAGGAGCAGAAATGCTCCTCTTTTTTTATCCCTAAATAGATGGTAGGAGTCAAGAATGAAACCAGAAAATAGCAATTTTTTACAACCCACGAAATTTGTACTGACGTTCGCAGAATTGCCGGACACAGTATACTTTTGCCAACAAGCAAATATTCCTGGAGTTAAGCTGGGTGAAGCACTGCAAAGCACACCTAATCTAGACTTGTTCCACTCAGGAACAAAGTTACAATACTCAACGTTTGATATTACATTCTTAGTAAATGAAGACTTGGCCGCATGGACCACAATTTACAATTGGATGAAAGAACTATCATCTGTTGAAGCGTCTTATATAGAAAGACGAGCAACAAGAAAACAAGCAACTCTGACGGTTATGTCCAATCTAAATAACCCAAAGATGCGTGTCAAATATGTGAATGTTTGGCCAACATCTATTACAGATTTGCAGTTTGATACTACACTGTCGGCAGATTCGCATATGACAGCATCTGCTACATTCCGTTATGACTATTTTGAAATAGAAAATATAGATTGATTATAGGACTTATATTATGAATACACTTGAAGAAATTATGAAGTTGTGGGATACCGATTCTGTTATTGATTCTACGGAACCAGGCAGAGAGATTCTAAAGATACCAACACTACACAACAAATATTTGAAGATTCTTGTGAAGCACCGTTTGGCTGTTAAGCGTATGAACTTTGATTATGCACGTATGCGTAAGATTAAAGAAGAATATTACAACGGTTCGCTATCACAGGAAGAACTAGAGGAATACGGCTGGGAACCTTTCTTACTTAATATCAAGACTAGACAAGGCGTGGAGAAGTATATCGAATCCGATAAAGACTTAATTAAGTTATTGGAAAAGAAAATATACCACGAAGAAGCCGTTTCCGTTTGTGAATCAATAATGCAAGAGTTAAAGAGTAGAACATACCAACTCAAGGATTATATCTCATGGGAACGTTTCATAGGTGGCAACTGATTATAAAATTATTAAGAAAAACGAATCTTATGTGAAGATTATATGTGACAGAAGCATGGCTCAGGAGCTATCCGACTTCTTCACATTCTATGTACCAGGATTTCAATTCACACCAGCATTTAGAAATAAAATCTGGGATGGTAAGATACGTCTATTCGATTTAAGAACATTCGAATTATATCACGGTCTATTACCATATGTGGAAACATTCTGTAAAGAGCGTTCATATACGATAGAGTACGGAGACCCACGGCCAGACTTGACCGATGACTATCCAGTATATCACGCAGATAAGTTCATTGAAGAATTAGATATTCATTCACGTGGTAAACCAATTGGTGTACGTGAATATCAAAAGGCTGCGTTCGTATATTCAATGAGAAACAAGAGAGCGTTGTTGCTTTCGCCTACTGCATCAGGAAAGTCACTTATAATTTACTTGATTATCAGACAACTGCTCAAGTATAAATGTGAAAAGGGGCTAATCGTGGTTCCAACAACCTCTCTTGTGGAACAATTATACTCTGATTTTGAAGATTATTCAAGTGCTAATGGCTGGTCTGCCGAAGAAAATATCCATAAGATATATCAAGGCAAAGAAAAGACTTCTGATATGCCACTGACAATTACTACATGGCAATCAGTGTATCAGCAAGATGCAAAATACTTTGAAGAATTCGATTTCATTATCGGTGACGAGGCACATCTATTCAAAGCCAACTCACTCACAACCATTCTGAAAAGTGCAATCAATGCACAGTATAGAATCGGTACAACCGGAACATTAGACGGTACGAAGACACACAAGTTGGTGTTAGAAGGTTTATTTGGTCCTGTAATGCAAGTTACTACGACCAAAGAGTTGATGGACAACAAAGAAGTTGCTGATTTCAAAATCAAATGCTTAGTACTAAAGCACGACGATGAAATCTGTAAGCTGATGAAGGGTAAGACTTATCAGGAAGAAATTGAATACTTGATTTTGAATGAAAATAGAAACAAATTCATTAAGAATCTAACGGTATCAATGAAAGGTAATACACTTTTGTTGTATCAATATGTTGACAAACACGGCAAAATACTGTATAATATGATATCTAATACCAAGAATCTTGGTGATAGAAAAGTATTCTTTGTATACGGTAAAACGGACACTGATACTCGTGAAGAAATTAGGCGGATTACAGAGACTGAATCGGACGCAATTATCGTTGCTTCTTTCGGAACATTCTCTACTGGTATTAATATCAGAAACTTACATAATGTTATCTTCGCATCTCCATCCAAATCGAGAGTAAGAAACTTACAATCAATTGGACGTAGTTTGCGTTTAGGTGAAAACAAAACTGAAGCCACCCTTTACGATATTGCAGACGATTTACGCTACAAAGACCGTATGAATTTCACTCTACAACATTTTGTGGAGAGGACGAAGATATATAATGAGCAACAGTTCATTTATAAACTTTATAAGATTGGGTTAAAAAATGGAGCAAATCAAAATACTCAGACTTAAGGACGGGGAAGACCTCATTTCTTATGTCGAAGACTATGGTACCGGAGAAATTCTTCTCCGTTCTCCAATGATGGTCATTGTAAAGCATGACAACAAATCTGGCAAGCAAACAGTTCTAATGGACCATTGGTTGCCGACTTACATCATCCTCAAGAATGAAGTTATCCTGAAAACTACAGAAATACTGTGTACCATGGATTCTTCTCCTGCGTTGAACGAATACTACGAGAATGCAATCTCTGCAATAGAGACATTCAATTCTGATGCTGACGCATCATCTGACGAAGAACTCACGCAAGAGGAAATGACCATGATACTGGAATCTAGTAACTTGGTTGGTTCCAAATTAATTCATTAAACTTATTTGAAAAGGCTACATACCGGACTATACGCCTTTGTCAAGTAAAAGTCAAGACATTATTATGGTAAACATGACACAAACTACTACAAACACTAAAAAGCATTACATCAACAACGCTGATTTCTGCAAAGCCCTTACAAACTACAAAGAGGGCGTAGCAGCAGCGAAAGCTGCGGGTAAGGATACACCACCTATTCCAGAGTACATTGGTGAGTGCTTCATCAAGATTGCAGAAGGTCTATCACACAAACCCAACTTCATCAACTACCCGTTTCGTGAGGAAATGGTAGCAGACGGCATCGAGAACTGTCTGATGTACTTTGCAAACTTTGATACGACCAAGTCTTCTAACGCATTTGCTTACTTCACACAAATCATCTACTATGCGTTCTTACGAAGAATCCAAAAAGAGAAGAAGCAACTGTATGTAAAGTACAAAGCTACTGAACAGTTCGGCATCTTGGATGAAAATGAAATGCTGGGTTACGAAGAAGCTACAGGTAAACAGTACGAAGTGTATGACAACATTTCCGAGTTCATCGAAAACTTCGAAGAAACCAAACGCAAGAAGAAAGACATTAAGAAGGCTAAAGGCATCGAAAACTTCCTAGAACTGGATGTTATACCGGAAGAAATCGTTGACACCGAAGAAGAATGATGCTATAATAGTTTGAGTTAAACTACATCTATATACATGAAAACTGCTATTATAACGGACCAACATTTTGGTGCCCGTAATGATTCACTTCATTTCCTCGACTTCTATGAGAAGTTCTATTCAGAGACTTTCTTTCCACGCCTAGAGAAAGAGAAGATAGACACCGTGTTGATACTCGGTGACACCTTTGACCGTCGAAAGTATGTGAACTTCTATACACTACAACGTGCCAAGAAGATGTTCTTTGATGTTCTTGCGGAAAAAGATATCAAAGTGTACATGCTAGTGGGTAATCACGACACATACTACAAGAACACCAACGAAGTGAATTCACCTGAGCTATTGCTCATGGACGAATACGACAACATCACAATCATTTCTGAACCACAACATATCATTGTTGGTGGTATTGATATTGCTATGATGCCTTGGATTTGTCCTGAGAACTATGAAGCATCCATGAAACTGCTCAAAGACTCTACCGCTACTGTGTGTATGGGCCATTTCGAGATTACTGGTTTTCAGATGTATCGTGGTGCACCATCACATGATGGTCTGATGGCAGATACGTTCTCTAAGTTTGATGCTGTGTTCTCTGGTCACTACCACCATAAGTCTTCACGTGGTAATATCCACTACTTGGGTAACCCATACGAACTGACATGGCAGGACTATGATGATGCACGTGGCTTTCATATCTTTGACACAAAGACCTTGAAGCGTACATTCGTCAAGAACCCTAATACTATCTTCAAGCGTATCGTATACGACGACAAGAAAGATACCATCGACGTTATCAACAAACTGGATGTTACTGGTTACAAAAACACATACGTCAAAGTAATCGTTGCGAATAAGACCAATCCGTATCTGTTTGACACCTTTATCAACCGTCTATACGAAGTCGGTCTAATCGACCTGACTATTGTGGAAGATGCGGCTGACCTCGAAAGTGAAGATGATGACGATGTTGACCAAACGGAAGATACCACTACAATCTTAAATAAGTACGTGGATAACTTGACAACTGACTTGAAAAAAGATAAAATCAAAGTATTGCTTCGTGAACTGTATGTCGAAGCCTTGAACGGGGATTAATAATGATTTTGTTCACAACTATCAGGTGGAAGAATATGCTTTCCACTGGTAACGCTTTCACTGAAATTAAACTAGACAAATCGACCAACACACTAATCGTTGGTCAGAATGGTGCTGGCAAATCTACTATCTTAGATGCACTGACCTTTGCTCTGTTCAATAAACCATTTCGTAAGATTAATAAGCCACAGCTAGTCAATACAATTAATGACCGTGATTGTTTGGTTGAGGTTGAGTTCTCTATCGGTAAGAAGAAGTACAAGATTGTTCGTGGTATCAAACCTAACATCTTTGAGATTCACTGTGATGGTAAGCTGATTGACCAAGATGCCAAGATTGGTGACTACCAAGAGTACTTAGAAAATGTAGTACTAAAGTTAAACTACAAGTCTTTCACACAAGTGGTTGTTCTAGGTTCTGCTGCGTTTGTTCCATTTATGCAACTCTCTGCTGCTGACCGCCGCACTATCATCGAAGACCTGCTAGACATTTCAATCTTCTCCTCGATGAACAAGCTGGTCAAAGACCGTGTTTCTTCTACCAAGGATAATCAGAAGACAGTTGATTATGAAATCAAGCTGACCGAAGAAAAGATTGCGATGCAAATCCAAAGCATCAACGAACAGAAGAAGAACTCTGACACAGAGATTGAGAAGAAGTTGGCTGAGGTTGAAATGAATAATCAATTCATCGCAGCTACAAACGACACGATTGTAGAAATCGAATCTCAGATTGAAACTCTAGAATTGATTAATGCTGAGTGTGGTGACCTATCACGCAAGAGCAGCAAGCTTCTACAAATCGAAGGTAAGTTTGAAGACAATATCTCCAAATTAAAATCTGACATTCAGTTTTATAACGACAATGATAATTGCCCTTCCTGCCAACAAACTATTACAGAAGAACACAAGTGCAAATCTGTAGACGAGAAGAATAAAAAGATAGAAGAAATCTCAGAGGCAGCAGTCAAACTTAGTGCAGAAATTACCAAGGTTTCTAGTCAATTGGCTGATGTTGCTTCGAGACAGAAAGAGATTCGTGAACATCAATCCGATATCGTCAAACTGAATACACAGGTTACAAGTACTAATTCTTATAACACAAAAGTATTACTTGAGATTGAGCAACTAAAGAAACGTTCCATTTCACTCGAAAAGGACAACGAAAAGCTCAAAGAACTCAACAAGATGTTGGTGGAAGCAAAGAAGTCCGCTGAGAAGTTATCTGCCGATAAGCAGTACCTTGAGTTTGCTGCTACACTGCTGAAAGATACTGGTATCAAAACCAAGATTATCAAGCAGTACCTTCCAGTAATGAACAAGCTGATTAACAAGTTCTTGACCTCTATGGAGTTCTTTGTGAACTTCAATCTGAATGAATCGTTTGAAGAAACCATCAAGTCTCGTCACCGTGATGTGTTCTCATATGCTTCGTTCTCTGAAGGTGAGAAGATGCGTATCGACTTGGCTCTGTTGTTTACATGGCGACAGATTGCTAAGATGAAGAACTCAGTAAGCACAAACTTACTAATCTTGGATGAAGTCTTTGATTCATCCTTGGACGGTGTAGGCACGGAAGAGTTTATGAAACTTTTGAACAGCCTAGATAAAGACACAAATGTGTTTGTAATCTCACACAAAGGTGACCAACTTTTTGACAAGTTCCGGTCTGTTATTAAATTTGAAAAGAAGAACAACTTCTCACAGGTGGTAAAATAATGAATGATACTAAAGCATTAGACGAAATTAGAATTGATACGTCATCATGGATGAACGAAACCCTACCAATCGTGCAGGTCAAAATTGACTTGTTAGATATTGTTCCTGATACTCATACAGCACTACATTCACCTCTACCTGAGTTCGACTTTGCAAATCCACCAGTAGATCCAAATGAGTTTGCATCACAGTTGGTTGAGACTTGTAAGAAGCACGGTGCATTAGGTCTATCTGCTAACCAATGCGGTTTCACGCATCGTGTATTTGTCATGGGTACTGGAGACAACTTCGTTGCTTTCTTTAATCCAAAAATCACATCTACCTCAGACGATATGACTGACATGGAAGAAGGTTGTCTCACATATATGGATTTGTTCTTGAAAGTTAAACGACCAAGCGAAGTGTTTGTTGAATACCAGGACTATCAAGGTGAAGCTAAGACTGCACATTATACCGGATTAACTGCACGAGTTTTTCAACATGAGCTTGACCATTTGAACGGAATAGTGTATCATAGTCATGTGAAGCCACTGGCATTACAAATGGCAAACAAGAAACGTACAAAGGTTTCTAGCTTGCGTGAGAAGTATAAGAAAGCTATGATTAAAAAAGTGAAGGCAGAATTTAATGCAAACAAACTCTGAAACGGTTGAAAAGTGGCCAGACCACGTTAAAGCTCAATGGGAAAAGTGGAAGTCTGAGAACACCACTGTCGAGCATGTAGACGAGAAAGAACTGGTCAAGATTCTAACCGAAGACTTGACCAAAGCATCACAGATGGATGTTAAAGAGTACACACTATATCAGAAGTGGTGTGAAGTCCAAGAAAAGTATCCTACTGAGATTCAACGTACCTTTGGTGGCGATGAAGTTAAGTTAGTTGACGCTGACCAAGAACGTATTATCCGTGAAGTGAAATCGAACATTTGGATGCCTGAGAATCCTGATGACTTTGCTTTGCTGAAACCAAAGATGATTTTCACAGATGATTCTACCACAGAAGAAATCAAAGACCTGTTTGGTGAAGTCATCGAGACACGCACCAAGCGTTCAGACTTACCTGAGCGTTGGAACACTGTGCGTACATTCATTTCTACAATGAAGAACAACTCAAACATTGGTCGTAACTTGAACTTTATCGTTGCTGATGAAGTGACTGGTAAGTATCTAGGTGTCGTTTGTATCTCCTCAGACTTTTTAGACTTGACACCACGTGATAAAGTTATCGGTTGGGAACGTGAGAAGAAGACTCAAGGCGCAATGATTAACTACACTGCTATCGGTTCTTCTATTGTTCCTTTGCAACCACTTGGTTTTAATTATATGGGTGGCAAACTCTTGGCACTCTTGTGTTTATCTGACGAAGTTCAGAATCTTTGGAAAGAAAAATATGGTGATGTTCTTGCTGGTGTTACTACTACTTCTCTATACGGAAATACTAAATCCAATGGTCTCTCCCAGTATGACGGTCTTGAGCATTGGAATAAGATGGGTTTCTCATCAGGTTCAGTTGCATTTGAACCTCGCAAATCAACACTAGCAATGGTGTGGGCATGGCTTCGTGAGAAGCATCCAGAGAAATACTTTGAATGGTGGGAAGCTAAGAAAGATAATGGTCTTCCTTTCAAGCGTGACCACAAGAATCGCTCACTACACTTTGCATATCCAAAGTTAGGTATCCCCAAAGAGTTGACACGTACAGACCATCAACGTGGTATCTACTTCTCTCCGTTATATGATAACTCTTATGAATTTTTACGTGGTGAAATTCAAGAGAAAGACTTGGTCAAATCATTTGATACAAGCACAGAAGCTTTGACGAACATCTGGAAGACCAAGTATGCAAAAGGTCGTATCTCGATGTTGAAGAAAAAGAACAATGTCTCAACAGAAACCTTGTTCTATGATGATTTAATCTACATGACCTGGGAAGAAACCAAAGCAAAATATTTGGTACAAGTCGGAAGATAATTGAGAAATGTTGCTATATGGCTTGACTTTCGAGCTATATAGTAGTATGATGTGAAACTTGTAACACAAGTTATTTTTTTAATAGGAGTATATTATGTCGTCTAAGACTGCAATCTTGAAGTACCTTTCCAAAGGTAAAACACTCAGCACAAAACAAGCACGTTCGATGTTCAAAATCGTGAACGTAGCTGGTCGTATCCATGACCTTCGCAATGACGGTCAACCGATTGTAACACATATGCAGACGGCCAAGAATGGTCGCAAAGCTGTTTACCAATTGGCGTAATCGGAGTATAAATGGAAATTAAAATCAAAACAGAAGAACTGAAGACCAAAAGTATCTTCGTAGCAACACCAATGTATGGCGGTGTTAACCACGGTCTATACATGAAGGCTTGCTTGGATTTGCAAGGTCTATGTATGCAATACGGCATCAACATCAAGTTCTCGTTCTTGTTTAACGAATCTCTGATTACACGTGCCCGTAACTACTTGGTTGATGAATTCTTGGATCGTTCGGACTGCACTCATATGTTGTTCATTGATTCTGATGTTAACTTCAACCCACAAGATGTTATCGCTATGTTGGCCCTCGACAAAGATATCATCGGCGGTCCATACCCTAAGAAAGCTATCAAGTGGCGTGCAGTCAAGAAGGCTGTACAGTTGCATCCTGAGATTGAACCACAAGCACTTGAAAAGGTTGCTGGTGACTTCGTGTTTAACCCAGTCAAGGGTACAGCACAATTCTCTGTGTCTGATCCACTGGAAGTTCTCGAAATCGGTACAGGCTTTATGATGATTAAGCGTGAAGTCTTCCCAAAGATGGCTGCTGCTTACCCTCAGTTGCGTTACAAGCCAGACCACGTTGGTCAAGCACACTTCGATGGCACACGCTACATCCATGCGTACTTCGATACAATCATTGATACCGCAGATTCTGCAACAGGTGGTGGCTCAGACCGTTACTTGTCAGAAGACTACATGTTCTGCCAACTCTGGCGTAAACTTGGTGGTTCAATCTTCTTGTGTCCTTGGATGCGCACACAACACATCGGTACATATCACTTCCACGGTGACATGCCAGCAGTTGCTAATTTCGTAGGAGAAATGTAATGGGTGAAGAAAACGAAGTTACCTACACAGTAGATGAAAGTGTTACCTATGATAACCTGTTTGTTAATTCTCGGCTTGATGGTGAGGTATTCGAGACTTACACCAAAAGACGCAAAGCCGCACGAGTCCAACTAAAGCAGAACGCCAAAGGTCGTATGCTTTGGAACTCACGTGAAAAAGGCCAATACATTAAAGCCAAGCACGGAGAACTGTGATGATTGTTGGCTTACTTGGCTTTATTGGTTCAGGTAAGGGCACAGCAGGTGACATTCTTAAAGACATGGGCTTCACGCCTGTGTCTTTTGCCAAAGGCGTTAAAGATGTTGCCGCTGAAATGTTCGGCTGGCCTCGACACCTTTTAGAAGGTGATACACAACACTCACGTGAATGGCGTGAAAAACCAGATACCTTCTGGTCTAAAGAGTTTGGTAAAGACTTTACTCCTCGATATGCTTTACAGTTGATGGGAACAGAAGTTGGTCGTGATGTATTTCACAAAGACTTTTGGGTTATCAAACTAAAAAAGTATATTGCAGATAATCCCAACCAAAACTTTGTTATCACAGACGTTCGTTTTGCGAATGAAATTGATTTCGTACATAACCAAAACGGAACACTGATTGAGATTGAACGTGGTACTAGACCTCATTGGTACAGTATTGCTGCTTCGGCCAATCGTGGTGATAATAAAGCTGAGAATCATATGTTGTTCCATTCGGGAGTACATGAATCAGAATGGCGATGGATTGGTGGTCAAATCGACCATACTATCCAAAACTCAGGCACAGTGGAAGACTTGAAAATGAATCTCGAAAAGTGCTTGATTAAATCTTATGGAACTGATACAATCAGTGTGTTGAAACAAGGAGTTATATAATGAAATTATCTGCTGGTACACTAGCTGTACTTAAAAACTTCACTTCGGTGAATGAAAGCATTTTTGTGAAAAAAGGAAATGTACTTGAGACTATTTCCAAATTGAAGAACGTATTGGTTCGTGCAGAAGTTGAAGACACATTTACTGATGAATTCGGTATCTATGACTTGAACAACTTCTTGGGTGTTCTATCGTTGAATGGTGACAATACACTTGAGTTCGTTGGTAATGATATCGTTATCAAAGGCTTTGGTGGTAAGAGTGAGTTGAAGTATCGTAAGACAGCACAGAGTCTTATCATCGTTCCACCAGACAAGAAAATTAACATGGGTGCTTCTGAAATCGAATTTGATTTGACACAAGAAGAAATCGCATGGACTGCATCTGTTGCAAACCGTTTGGGTTCACCAAACATGGCCTTCACCTCTGACGGCTCTACAATCGAACTCCGCTGCTTCGATTTGAAGAATGATGCTGCACATAACAGCACAACAACCTTGACAGCTCCTGGTAACGGCAAGAAGTACAACATGATTTTCTCAACAGAAAACTTGCGCTTCCTTGAAGGTTCATACAAAGTTACTATCGCTTCTAAAGGTATTGGTCACTTTGAAAACCAATCGAAATCCATTGAATATTGGATTATGACTGAAACTGGTTCTAAGTACGAGGGTTAATTATGGCAGATGTAGATACACTATACGGAACATTCTCTGAGAATGACTTGAAAGGCATCAAAGATGCTTTGGGTGAAATGTCAAATGAAATGTCAATCATTGAAGGACATAAAGAGGCTATCAAAGACATTGTTGATGCAATCTATGACAAGTACAAACTGCCAAAGAAAATCATCAACCGTCTGGCAAAAGCCTATCACAAGCAAAGCTTCCAAGAAGAAATTCAGCTAGACAATGAGTTTGAGGCAATCTATGTCGGCGTCACAGAAGCCAAGTGATTCTAAAGTAAGTGACTGGTCACATATCCCTGATTATAAGGATATAGACTATTCCAAACTTACCATACAAGAAGGTAAAACATATACATTTTTTAAGAATCCTGTGTATGTTGGAGGCTACCAACTCGGTGGTAAGTTTGGACTTAAAATTGCGTTCACTGAAAAGCCATGCTGGTTTCATCGCAAAATGATGAAATTCTGCCTTGGTTGGGAATGGGTTGACGATAAACCCTGACCTATTATTATATTATGAGGTATTTGAATGAATGAACAAATGTTGTGGGTCGAGAAGTATCGCCCACATAAAGTGCAAGACTGTATCCTTCCCGAAACTTTTAAAGAGACCTTCCAAGAATATGTCAACAAAAAAGAAATCCCAAATTTGTTACTTGCTGGATCCGCAGGGGTCGGTAAAACAACAGTTGCAAAAGCTCTCTGTGATGAAGTCGGCTGTGACTACCTCATCATCAACGGTTCGGGAGACAATGGCGTTGATGTGGTCCGAAACATCATCAAAAACTATGCAAGCTCGTTAAGCCTCACTGGTGGTCGTAAAGTCATCATCATTGATGAGGCTGACTATCTTTCACATAACGCACAAGCTGCGTTCCGTAACATTATTGAAGAATTTGCATCGAACTGTTCCTTTATCTTCACTTGTAACTTCAAGAACAAGATTATGGACGCAATTCATTCTCGTTGTTCCGTTATCGACTTCAGAATTCCTGCTTCACAGAAAGCAAAGATGGCCATGCAGTTTCTCAAGCGTGTGGATTACATCTTGGGTGAAGAAGGTGTAGCATACGATAAACAAGTCGTTGCAGCAGTTATCACAAAGCACTTTCCCGACAATCGCCGTATTCTGAATGAATTGCAGCGTTATGCTTCTAACGAGAGCAAGACGATTGATACTGGTATCCTATCACAAGTATCCGATGTTACACTCACTCCTCTAATCAAGGCTCTCAAAGAGAAAGACTTCACTACTGCACGTAAGTGGGTTGCGTCTAATCTCGATAATGATCCTGCTGCTATTCTTCGTAAGATTTATGACAATCTGTATGAAGTCTTGAAGCCTGAAAGCATTCCAGCAGCAGTGTTGGTACTTGCTAAATATCAGCACCAAGCGGCATTCGTTGCTGACCAAGAGATTAATCTGGTTGCATGTCTCGTCGAGTTTATGATTGAGTGTGAGTTCAAATAAGGATTATTATGGCTGAAATGCGTGATTATGATAAACATCAAGAGCTTGGACTCTTGGGTGAAAAGATTGTTACTAATATGTTGAGTGGTTTGGGTCTACGTGTAGAACAATCTATCAACAAGTATGACTCTGAGAAAGACCTTTTGGTCGATGGTAAGAAAGTTGAAGTTAAGACTGAGACTCCTTTCGTCAAAAAAGAATGCTTTTCTTTCCGTCCAAACCAACTAAAGAAGTGTACAACAGTGGATGTTCTATACATCGTTTCTGTTCCTCACCCCAAGTATGAACACTACTCTGGTGGCTGGGTCTTCCGTGTTGACCCAAAGAACTTCGAACACTTCACCTACAAAACCCGCTATGGTGTAGAAATGATTGGTATCAAGATTAACCAACCAGCAGTTGTTCCGGTACAGAAACTATCTGATGCGGAAATCAAAGAACTTGTTAAATACAGCGTAACATCATATACATGATATGGCTGATTTCAAAGAAATTCTAGACAGTATCCAGAAATCTAAAAAATACGTTCTCGATACTGAATCTGACTACTCACCTTTTGGTGTAAACCGTGTTCTATCATATTACAAAGACTCGATTCTTTATGCTAATATGATGAACATGAACCACGACCTCGACCGAAGTTTGCAATACCAGTATCTTCTAAATACCATTAGACCGATGAAACGACAATTTCAGAATATGAAAAAAGTCGATAAGGTACTAAAGGATATAGAATGTGTGAAACTTTATTTTGGTTATTCTGATGAAAAGGCCAAAGAAGCTCTACGCATTTTAACAGATGAACAAATCGCTTTAATAAAAGAAAAAACAGAAAAAGGCGGAGTGGTAAAATAATGGTTAAAATCGAAGATATGGTAGAGGTGACGCTGAAGGAGAAAGACGACTTTTTAAAGGTTCGTGAGACTCTAACACGTATTGGCGTTGCATCTAAAAAAGAAAAAATACTTTACCAATCTTGTCATATTCTCCATAAGCAAGGCAAATACTATATCGTACACTTCAAGGAATTGTTTTCGTTGGATGGGAAACCAACAGACTTCTCCGAGAACGACATTGCACGAAGAAACACAGTAACCAACTTGCTTTCAGATTGGGAACTATTACAGATTGTAGATTCAGAGAAAACAAAAGACCCAACGGTTTCGTTATCTCAGGTAAAGATTATCCCTCACAAAGAAAAGAGTGAGTGGCAATTAATTCCGAAGTACAATATTGGTAAAAAGCCTCAAACTTTGGATAAATAATTATTCCCCGGGATGGGAAGACAGGTTTGCGATCTGTACCTGCACAAGAAACACCGCCTAAACCTACCTTAGGGTCCGTTGTCGTTAACGGTTAAGAGCTTTTGCTCTAGGCGTCCGAGCTATTGCACTGACACTCGTAGTTGTCCCAGTATAAAGTAAGCTGGAACCGCTGTGCCTTCGGGGCAGCATTTTTCTTTAACTCGCTTTAATTAGGAGAATAAAATGAACTATGGCAAATCTTTGCTTCCTGCAACTGTTGGTTTTGACCGTCTACTGAGCACCGTCGATGAATTCGAAAGGATGTTCGCTACGACCAAGTTGGCCACGTATCCCCCATATAACATTATCAAAGAAGACGATACACACTACACTATTGAGGTAGCTGTATCTGGTTTCAAACGTCAAGAAATTGAGATTGAAACTGCTGGTAATAAGTTGTATGTGAATGGTGCTGTGCAAACAACCAACACAGAAACGCAATACATTCACCGAGGTATCGGCACAAGGGACTTCTCACACAAGTTCACTATTGCTGATAATGTCGTAGTGAAAGATGCCGACCTTGCAGATGGTCTTTTGAAAATTCGTTTGGTAAGCATCTTACCGGAAGAACAAAAGCCTCGCAAGATTAAAATCGGATAAAGTACTTGCCTTTTGTCTGAAAAGAGCGTAGAATTGGCTCACTGATTCTACGTTATGGATATATTATGAAACCCGGTGATTTGAAAAACCCAATTAAATTGCGTAACCGTTTTAATGTAACGGACGTATACTACTCTTTCCCGCATTGGGCACCGAAAGAGATTGATGGTGTTGAGTTCACACCCGTGGTTGCACGACCACCCTCACAAGATATGACACAGACCATCCACTACCTTCGTAAAGATTCTTTGGAGAAGATTAAATGAAATTCGCATTATGCTCGGACATCCATTTGGAGTTTGGTCCGATTGAATTGAAAAATGAACTCGGTGCTGATGTGCTGATTCTGTCTGGTGATATCTGTGTCGCAAAAGACTTGCGTTCGCCTGATCCATACGAGATTATGGACACAAAAAAATCGGCTATGTACCAGAAATTCTTCCGTGAATGCTGTGAAGAATTCGAGGATGTCATCTATGTTATGGGCAACCATGAGCATTACCATGGTGATATCAAGTACACCTACAATCTTCTAAAGAAGAACTTAGGTCACAATGAGAACCTGCATATCATGGAGAAAGAAGCTATCACTATTGATGATGTGACTTTCGTATGTGGTACTCTGTGGACTGACATGAACAAGCAAGACCCAAACACATTGCTTGGTATCAAGAGCTACATGAATGATTACAGAATCATTGATGACTCTCGCTTTGATGTTCATTTCCGTGACCAAGACGGCAACTCACAGATTCGTTCGGCTAAATTTTGTCCCGAACAATCTGTCGTGGAACACAAAGAAATGTTAGACTTCATCGACAAGAGGACAAAGGCGTGGCCATGGGCCAAGTATGTCGTTGTCGGTCATCATGCTCCAAGCAAGTTGTCGACCAAACCCCAGTATGAAAAAGATGTGATGGTGAATGGTGCTTACAGTTCTGACTTGTCGGAGTTCATCTTGGACCGTCCACAAATCAAAGTCTGGACACACGGTCACACGCACCACAACTTTGACTACATGGTTGGCTCTACTCGTATTGTTGCTAACCCTAGAGGTTACGATGGTTTTGAACCACAAGCAGACAATTTCCAACTTCAATATATCGAAGTTTAACTAAATAGATATCCGGCGTTAGTATAATGGATAATACAGCGGTCTTCTACACCGTGAATGTGGGTTCGATTCCTGCACGCCGGACCAAATAATATGAAACCAAAATTCATCGAAGCATATATGAAGACCGCAGAGACTTTTGCGGAACTATCATCAGCCGTAAGGCTTCATGTTGGTGCGATTGTCGTGAAAGATGACCGCATTATTTCCATTGGTTACAATGGCATGCCATCTGGTTGGGATAATAACTGCGAAGAACTTGTTTATCGTATTGCCGAAGAACCGTTATTAAAATCTAAACCTGAGGTACTACATGCGGAAACTAACGCTATCGCTAAACTGGCAAAATCTACTGAGTCAGGGAACGGGGCTGTATTGTTTGTTACTCATGCTCCTTGCCTTGATTGCGCCAAACTTGTTTATCAGTCTGGTATATCTTCTGTATATTATCGTAATAGCTATCGTGACGGTTCTGGATTGGACTTTCTCAGAAAAGCAGGATTAGCAGTGGAAAAAGTATAATTTCACCTCCTAAAATGTATACCAACCTAAATAGGTAATACATTGTACGGAGGAGCAATGAGATTAAGCGTAATAAACAGTCCCGACAAAGACTTTAAACCTTATCTAAAACGTGCCGCAGATTTCTATCTGGAGCAACTCGTCCCGTCCAAGCGTCTACGAAACAACATCTTCATTAAAATCAAGTTTGATGAAAAGATGAAAGTTCTCGGAACCGCATACATCGAAGAATACAATGCCTCTGGTAAGCCAAGAGAGTTCTGCATAGAACTACATCCTTGGATTGGTGCACGAGGTATACTCAAAACACTTGCACATGAAATGGTGCATATCAAGCAATTTATCCGAGAAGAAACTAACGATTCTCTTTCTGTATGGAAAGGTAAGCCGATAGATGCGGACAGCATAGACTACTACTCACACCCATGGGAAATGGAAGCACACTCACTTGAGAACGGACTGTTTACTAAGTTCGCTATGAAAGAAGAACTGTGGACAGTGTTCGAAGAAATCGCCAATCCAAATGAGCCAATACGTGCTTCCGATATAAAATGGAAAAATAATTAAAAAATATTTCAAAAAAAGCGTTGCCAAGATTAAAAAAAGCCTATATAATACCACTATGAAAAATATTAACCACTCCTTTAACCCGCAGTTGCAGTCACGAGTAAATTCGTGGACGGCCAGCTATTGCCTCGACAAATCAGGTAATATTGGAGCAGAGGGTAGTGGGTATTGTGTTGAAGGTGATGGTTACGCATAAAGAGCAACCAAATATAAAACAACACAAACCCAGTTCTAAACAAACTGGGTTTTTTATTTCCGTAAAAGATTTTTAAAAACGTATTGACAAGTCATCGAACATGTCGTATAATACGAAGTTCATTAACAAATTAAGTGTAATTGTTCCCCTTTAGCTTAGTCTGGCCTAAAGCACTGGTCTTTGAAATCAGTATCGTTGGTTCGAATCCAACAAGGGGTGCCATATTAAAACTCATTCTCCTCTTATAGACGTATGTGCTATGAGTTTTGTTGAATGAGTTTTAATATGGAAAGTAATGCAGCGGGGTTGGTCCTGCGACCAGCCTTGAAAACTGGGTTCTCCTAACGGGGATGGGGTTCGACTCCTCTGCTTTCCGCCAAGTTACGGGACAAAAATACAATTCTGAAAAGAATTTACACTGCCATCAAAATGTCCCGCCAATTTAAGGAGTTTGTATGTCAAACATTTTTCTCGTAAGTGATACGCATTTTGGTCACGCAGGCGTATGTCGATTTATGCGTGAAGATGGTGTGACAAAGCTCCGTCCTTGGGATGATCCTGCTGAAATGGATGAAGCAATGGTCAAACTCTGGAACGAAACAGTTCGTCCAAACGATAAAGTATATCACCTCGGTGACGTAGTTATCAACCGTAAAGCATTGCAGATTATGCATCGCTTGAATGGTGATAAAGTACTCATTAAAGGTAACCACGATATCTTTAGATTGGATGAATACACTCCGTTCTTTAGAGACATTCGTGGATATCATGTGTTGAATGGATTAATTCTCTCACACATTCCAGTACACGAAGAATCTCTTGCTAGATTTGGTTGCAACATTCATGGACATTTGCACTCTAACCGAGTTATGAAGGTTAAGCATAAAGGTGCTGCACCAGAGATTGATCCACGATACTTCTGTGCATGTGTAGAACAGACAGATTTTAAGCCGATTGCTTTTGAAGAAGTGATGAAGCGAATCAAAGAACAAGGTGGTGAAGTCGGTTTCAAATATGGAAACGGCCCAACTATGTGAGATATTGGAGAGTTGGGTGAGTGGTTAAACCAGCGGTTTGCTAAACCGTCATTCAGAAATGGGTGCATCAGTTCGAGTCTGATACTCTCCGCCAAGAAAGTTGATTATGTGGAATATAATACATGAAGGTATGGTGTTGAACGCAAGTCCAACATTAAGTGATGCAATAAATTTTGCAAAAGGTTACGGAAGATTCGTAACCATCACAGACGGAACAACAGAGATTGTTGGTGCGTTTGGTGTCGATGATATTAAAGATAAGATTTTACCTGATGGCGAATCTTACACTTGGACTATGAGGCGTGATGAAACACACCGTAGTTCGAGAAAGAAGAATGTGTAGCGATGGCAGAGAGGTCAAATGCAACGGATTGCAAATCCGTAAAGTCGTGAGTTCAAATCTCACTCGCTACTCCAAAAATAATTTAAAAAGTGCTTGACAACATGATTAAGTTCTGTTAGAATAGCATCACTTTGAAACGATAGTGTTTCAATAAAGAGTTCATTAAAAAATTAAGTGTAATATGCTGCATTCGTCTATCGGTTAGGACGCTGCCCTTTCAAGGCGGAAAGACGAGTTCGATTCTCGTATGCAGTACCATATCTAAACGCATAAATGCTTAGGCCAAGCAGATGTAGCGGATTACAGCCCGATAGCTTTCGGGTAGGCAGGTTCAATTCCTG